ATAGATTTCCTGCTGCAAATAACAAAAAAAGAACACCACCGAAGTGATGTTCTTTTCGTAAGAATTAATTATTTACACAAAATAGCATTTTGATAATCAGTTGTTGTAATCCAACCATCTTCTTTAAAATGACTTTCACACCATTCTGAGTTTTTGGGTTCGTCATATATGTAACCACCCAGTCCAAGAAATGCACCCCAATACTCGTCGTTTTCTTTTGCTTGTTTAGACAATTTTTTTGTCTCGTCTTTATCAATGTTATAGACTGCAATAGAATCACGGTCATTATATGTAAAGACATATTCTTCGGTAATATGATTGTAATAATCATTTACTTTAATTTTTTCAAGCATATCATTTGCAGAAGAGAACTTAGTTGTTTGGAATTTAATTAAAGCATTTCTTGAAAGTTCATCAAGATGCTTTTTCCAAGAGCCGATACTTTCATCAAGATAACCAAATTTTCCATGCAGAGTCACATTATCATATTCATAATCGAAAAAGTAATTAAACGAGCTTTCATCAAGCCATACTTCTGCGTGGAAATCAACTAAATCCTTCTCATCGGTAATGTTCTTAATGTTATTAACAACATTTTCCTTGTCAGATGAAGAAAATCTTATGGTAAATGTATCATTATCAAGAAAATAACTACCAACAATGTCTTTTTCTGTAAGACTTGCTAAATAATCTGCAAGCTTTTTTGCTGTTTTAGTTTCTAATTGTTCTCTTATATTTTTTCTCATAATTTCCTCCTACTTGTAGTAATATTTGATATAATCCTCATACAACATAAGTTCATGTTTCATTTTGAGAAAATCAAAAAAAGTAATTAATTGATTTGTGTGCATATTACTACAAAACAAATATTCTGATTTTAATGAATCAAACTTATCTTTTGATAAATTATTCTTGCGATCAATTGAATAATTAAGATAAGCGTTGATTTGTTCAGCTTCATGCTTTGTACTAAAATTTCCCTTGAGATAATCAGTTAAAGTGTAAACGATTTCATCCGAAAGAAGTGTGGTGAAAGAAAATTGTATTTGTTTTAACAAGAAAATTTGGCTGGGTTCAGTCGATTCATCTGTATAAAACAAATCAAACAGCTCTGAATAATACTGAGATGCTTTTGCAAAGGTTTTCTTTTTAAATGCCACCCTTATTGCACGAACACATCTTTCAGCAACAATAGTTTTGAATATGTATTCATTAATATCAATATTGTCATTGATTTCAGGTGCATTATCAAGCATACTCAACACCCAAGTGTCATTTGGATGAAATTCTTTAACCCATTCTTTGAGTTTGTCAACATCAACTTTTTTCATAATCTTTCCTCCTTAATTAAGCAATAAGTACATTCTGTAATATAAAACCGGGTCTTTTTCAAGCAGTTCACATACATTCTTGTATATAATATCACTTAATTTTTCTTTATCAATTTGATCAAGCAAAAGTATATTCCCCCAATCATAATTTTTGAATTCAATGATTTCTTTCTTAATTTTGAGAGATACTTTTTTACTGTCACAATTACAAAGAATTTCAATATGATTCTTTTTCAAAGCATTCATAATCATATCTTTTGTTATTGATATTTTCTGATTATCAGGAGCATTATTATTAAAAATTTTTAATATTCTTGCAAATGAATGAACGAAAAACGGTTTATTTTTATACTGAAATTGGACCATTTTCATAGCAATTTCAAATGCCTTGTTACCGCCAAATTCAATTTTAAAAAGTTCATTTATTAATATGTTAAGTTCTTCTTGAAAACCAGTTGGAAATAAAATTCTTTGTATGCTTTTGATACTTTCTCTTAAAGTAACAAAGTTCTTGACTTTTAAATAGCCTAAGAGAACATTGTGGTATTTGTAAGTATCAGGCAATTTATAGTATCCCGGCTCAAAGGTCATGTAATACATGATTACTTTGTAAGCAATTGGGAGTTCGGCTAAAAACAACATAGCTTCTTCATAAGCATTTACAAATTCCACTTCATAAACATCAAGAATGTTAAAAACATCTTCAAAGACATCACTATTTCCGAATGGCCTTTTTGCATCAAGATAAATGTTGACACTATCAACATTCTCAATAAATGATTTTATATTTAATTTTTGCAATGCTATAATGTGTTCAGGTTTTAATTTAAAAAGCCTATTCTCAATTGGATTTTCAACTTTTTCAACAGAAAAAATTTCCTTATACTTAACCGCTTTCTTTTCGATTGTAAAAATTGATACATCTCCCAACTGAGTATATCCTTCAATACCATATTTAAAGATATTATCTTTTGTACATTCAGAAATTTCAGCAAAAACTTCTGAGCCATCTTTTAAAATCAATTTATAAAGCATTTTAGTTCTCCTTGTTTAATTCAGGAATCCAATTTTCCTGAGATTTCTTTAATTTGTTAGCCGGTATGCATTCTTTCAATGCAGATGTATCGGCTATTGCCATATCAATAAGCCAAAAATCATTACCGTTTTGCATAATATCAAGTGACCATTGCCCTTTGAGATTAATATTTGGTAATAACTCTTTAACCTTATCAATAAGCATATCTTTGTTTTCTTTATACCTACGCATTAATGTTTCCTTATGCATTTTGTAGATAACATAATCATGTTTTTTATCTGCTGTATCTGCATCCGAAAACTCACTAAATCTTTTCTCCATTACATCCGGTTTCCAGTATGGAGATATACCTAAAATTTCATCTGTATCGCAGTCAATAAAGATACGATATTCAGTATGTAAAGGCATACCATGGTAGATACAAGGATTGTTTTCCTTATCTTCAATAAATTCACGAACACACCATTCATTAGTGGTTGATACACCGTAAATATAAGGATTTGATAACGGTGATGCCATCTGTAATGCTTGGTAATGAATGAAAAGAAGATATGAACCTAACTCGCGGACCTCTTTTGGTGTTGTGACTTTTGCATTACGGAAATCATATTTGCTTGAATATGTTCCTGTTTTGATGAAGTATGTTTTGTTTTCGTCAAGCTCAAATGCCTTATACGCCCACCTATTAACAATATCAATTGTTGTAGGTGTAAGTTCCATAAAATCACAACGAGTAAGTTGTAATATTGGTAAAGGAACTTTAATAATTTTTGTCTCAGGCACTTTAAAGAAATCTTGATTATCAACCGCATTCTTCAATGCAGGAAACCAATATCCAATGCTATTTGGATTCATTCCTATTGCTTCATACAATATAGGGTCAAGGTCTAATATATCTAAACCTTGCCTGAACAGATGATATGTGTTCATGTTACCTGTTTTCTTGTACTTTCTAAGCAAGTCAAATGCCAGTAAATAACTTGGTTTGTCAATATCCACCTTAATAAGATTACCGGCAACCTGTGGTTGAAGTTCTTTTGGAACAGATTCAATATCTTCCATTGTAACAGCTCTTGTATTGCCGTCTGTAAGGTACTTGCTATCCGTTTTTGCAAGAAGTTCATTAACAATCCTTTGCGTTAATTGCTCAACCTTCTGAGAAGTCTCAGAAGGTGTTTGAGCCAATTTAGATACTGCTTGTCGTGAATTAATATCAAAGAAATTATCAGATTCTTCAGCTTCTTTCATAGATGCCATCTGATAAGATTTCTCAAATTCATCTAATGCAGCAGGTGTTGTTTTTAAAAATTTTGCAATCTTTTTCTTATCAACTTTTGATGCAGATAAGATTTCAAGCATATTTTTCATAATTTCTCCTTAGAATGAATTTAATATTTGATTTTTATGGAAATAATAATAATTTGGGTCAATCTCAGCCGAAAATGTTTTTCTGTTAAGCATAAGTCCTGCTTTTGCCAAAGAAAAACTACCGGCAAATGGGTCAAATCCAAAATCACCTTCGTTTGACGAATTTTCCATATAAAATTTAATAAGGTCCAACGGCTTTTCAGTCGGGTGTGTTTTATTACCTAAAATGTTATCAAAATGATGTATCCTTTTGCTACCGCAATTGTTGATTGCCTTAGCTTTACCTTTATAAAGGAATAATACAAATTCTGAATTAGGCATATACCATCGAGAACAATTTGCATTGTTCTTTTCCCAACTTAAGAGATTATGTACCTTAAATCCTGCTTTGGTGGCTATATCGTGGAATTCCCATAAGTTAATAAGATTAGAAAATATATAGGTATGAGTACCATTTTTCATCACTCTGAATAACTGTGGAATCCATTCCTTCGGGTTACAATCGTTAAATTCAAAGATTTTACCATCGTTTTTTGAAAGCATACCCTTTGGAGAGTTTTTACCACTGTTACCGCCACTTATTGTTCTGTAAGGTGGGTCAGTAATGCAAAAGTCAAATGTTTCATCAGGAATTCGTTTCATAAGTTCAACTGCATCACCGTTATAGAATATTGCTTTCACGCTTTCTAAATGGTTTTGCAAATCATCGTATGATACAAATATATGATTTCTTTGATAGCATCCGACTTCAATTTCAGAATCAGCAGGAACTTCAAAGTCTTTGTGTAATACACAAAGTTCGTTTTTACCGTTATCAGTAAAGAAAGTGTTTTGATAAGAAATATACTTCTTATCCCCTTTTTCTTCTACTGAAATAATTTCAACAACGGAATAAATTCCTTTGTCTACTCTTTTAATCAAAGCTTCTTTACCTTTTTTTGAAATATAACGGTTAATATTACCTCTTATAGATGCCTCCGTATGTTCGGGTAAGGCATCGTAAATTTCAAAAAGTGACATTTGACCGTAATTGGTAAGAAGCTTAATTACTTTTTCTACAATAGTCAAAATTGACTCCTCCTTAAATCAATTTTCGTTTACTAAAACAAAAACAAAGCCGTTGCATCTTTCAATTTTGCTGTTTGGATAGTCTTCAATAGCTTTTTCAATACTACTTACAGGCAAATATTTATATACCTTACCCCTTTTTGTAGTAAACTGATATATTTCATTACCAAAAGCAATCGTATCTTTATTTTGCTTTTTTATCTTTTCAACAAAATATTCAAATGCTTTTCTTCTGTTTTTTTCTCTTTCTGCTAAAAACATATTACTCCTTCTCTTTATACAGATTTAAAATTGCTTGTTTTAAGTCTTTTTGAGTAGGACTGTTTTTACTGTTGATGATTATGTCTAATTCTTCATCAGTCCAAGGTAAATCATAATAATATTCAGGCTCAGAATAAAAAGTAATTTCTGTACCGTCATAATTACCACTCATTTCCTCGTAAACATATTCGTTTTCAATAGACAAATTCTCATTAGAAGTATTTGAATCAAGTTCGTTGAGAAATTCTTCAAACATTAAACGAACTCCGTCAACAACATAATCCCTACCATGAACATTATCTTTTAAATAAGAACAAATTTCATTGACTTCTTTAACAGCCGTTTTTCTGCTTGAATATTCTTTTTTAAAAGAATATTTTCCTTCGTCATCATTCCAAATTAATCCACATGGAACAAGAAAAGGAAAGCCAAAATCTCCATCAGGATGTAAGTCCATTTCAAATATGTAACGCATTTAATTTTCCTCCAAAAATAATAAAATGTTATTATACAGTTCTTCCTAAAAAAGTACCATTATATACTTGTTCATCAATAAAATAATGTGAATACTCATATCCTTTAGGTATTTCTGTATATTTTGTTTTTTTGAGTGCTAACACACGATTATCAATTAAAATGTAATATGTGCATTTGGGAAATATTTCTTTCATCCATTCTTCAACAGGTTTAGCAACTTTTCTTTTATTATCAAAACATGAAATTGCAACTTTTTCTGTTATTGCTGTTTCAGAATCGAACAAAATTTCAAAAGTTAGTTGCTCAAATTTTGATGTTTTAAACATCTTTTTTCCTTCTTTCTTATTTTTCCTCCAATTTCAAAATCTTTTTATGATTAATTAAATTTTCATTCTTTAATCTTATAAGGATATAGGGGTTCATAATGTGGTATCCATTACTTACGAAAGCATTTTCAGCATGGAAAATGTTATCGTCATTGTAATTCAAATAAAAATCAAACCATTTTTTACTTTCAAGTTCATATTTATATTTAAAATCTGAATACCATTTCTTTAAATCGTCACTTTTGTAACCGACAATACTTTGACAAGTACCGTTTCTGTCAAATGTGTATTCTTCCCAAGAAATATTGAGAAGATTATGATGAACCGTAGTAACATTGAATTCCATAGGTTCTTCTCCATAAAGTGACATTTCACATAAAGGAGGAGCTTTAGCAGGTTTTGTGGTTTTTGTTATAAATTTAGGATTATAAATATAATCATCAAATTCTTTTCTGCTCACATGAAACTTCTTCATGCAATCCTCAATCCAGTAATGCCAATTGCTGTATGAAAACATTCCAAAATATTTGTTAAAATATTTAGAATTTTCTTTCAACCATTCCCACGAAAAAAGTATTTCTTTTTTTGCCATGCCAATACCAATGTTATTATCAATGGTTTCTGTGAATAATTCATAATTCTCTATTTCAAGAATGCAAAGCGTAATACCATTTAATATCGGATTATCAGGTGTTAAGTTTTCATCTACCGTAAACCACTTGACATATTTTTCATCAAAACTGATACGAGCAATTATTTGCTCTGTATTAATTTCTTTAAAATAATCAATGCAGTTAGCTGTATCAGAAAATACATACTTAACATTTATTGTGTTCATTTCATTCATGACTTTTCCTTCTTTGTTATTATCAGGATGTAAGTCCATTTCAAATATGGAACGCATTTAATTTTCCTCCAAAAGATTTTCATTGTTTTGAGCTAAGGTTTGTAGTGCAATCAAATTCAATTTATTTTGAACAAATGCTTCTACTTCTGCCTTAGCTTCGCTTACAGTTTTATTCATTTGCCTGTCAAATTGAGTAGAAATAAATTTTGAATTATCGTCCATTTCCATGATGAGATGAGAAAACTTCTTCAATAATTCATCTCTATCCCCTTTTCCGATAGATTTTTTTGTTTCAAATAATTCCTGCATTTCAGAAAATAATTTTTTAGCAGATAAGCAGTTATTTTCAATGTGAGAATTAAACTCATTTGAAAATTTTTCTCCAGCATTTTTACTTTCTATATTAGGAATTTTACCTTCTCCTGCAATAAATCTAATTGTACAAGGAGTGCCCTCATCTACATTCATTGAAGTAATAGCCTCAGCAAATTGAGCTTGTGACATTTCGACTTCAATAAGATTTCCTTCACCAAAAAAGTGGTCACTGTTCAAATTTCTTGAAACAGATGCCCTCTTTATCGTTAAGCGCACTGAATTTGAATGTTCAATGCTGCTTCCAAACAAAGGATGCTTAGCAGATGAAAATGTTCTTGTAAAACCAACCAATCCGTATGCAGGGTGGGTTTCTTTATTAATATTCATAATTTTTCCTTCCTTATTTCTTATTTTTCCCACAACTTAATGTTGCGTTCTAAACAGATTTTTTCCAAAACATCTGCTTTTTCTCCCAAATATTTTTCATGTTCTTCTTGTTCTTTTATGTCACGAATATCATATCCTAATTCGTACATAGATTCACATTGTGAACCAAGACTATCATAAACGGCATTATAATATTCGTTTTCCAATTCTTCGTTTGATAGGCTTTCAGCCCATCTTAAAAGTTCTTTTCTTTCGTTTTTCAATAGAAAATTCCCTCCTAAAAAGAGCCATTTGCAAAAAGCAAATGACTCTAATAATAATTAATTATTCCCAAGTATCGTCGAAAGAAATTGTATTTAACAAAACAGGTTCTTCGATACCAAGTTCTTCAAACCACGGCTTGAAGAAATTTCTGGTAGACTCAGGTGTTGCAAAAGCTTCTTTTTCCTTATCGTTATAACTCCAAGGAGCACCATAAGGAACAATAATAGCCGTATTATCATTGTTATCATCAGGAACATAGCAAATTAAGCAGTTTGTTTCATTGGTGACAACGCTTGCAAATACAGCCCAAAAACCTCTTTGTTCATCGACTTCCAATACATCAATAATATCAAGCTTCCCTGAATTAGATGCTTTAAGGTATTGGTCATAGATATCGTTTTCTTTGAGAATGGATACACCATGATTTTTTATAAATTCTACTTTTGATTTATCTGAAATACATAAGCAATCTTCATCCCATACTCTGATGTTAAAACCATATCCTGTCATAAACTCACTTTTATCACTTTTGTCAAGAATACTATACATATTATTTTTCCTCCTCATTTGTTTTCACCTGAATATTTGGCTTGTAAAGGTGTACACCAGCTACATAGTTTTCTGTCATTGAACCTGCATCAACATTAGTAAGTGCTTCTTCAAACATTTCTACTCTTGAATCAAGGTAGTCAATTTGAGAAACAATAATTGCCTCAATTGTTGCCGGTTTAACAATAGCACCATATTCAAGCTCTCCGTGATGAGATGCAATAATATGTTTTAAATTTCTCAACACTTCTTTATCTGTACCAAGTTCATTAGCATAATAACTAACACACTCGATACCGATAAGTGAATGATTGAGTAAGCTTCCGTCAATTGTGTATGTAGCATTTCCAAGACTATCGGTACTAAGTTCTTTAATCTTGCCGATATCGTGAAGAGCACAGCCACAAATAACTAAATCTCTGTTGCAAGAAGGATAAATTGCCGAAAGAATTTCAGCAGCGGCAACCATACGGTATGTATGATAAAGAAGACCACTTAAATATGCATGATGCATTGTTTTAGCAGCAGACCAATACATTAATCTGTTTTTAAGTTCTTCATAGATTTTACAACCTAAATCTGAAACATCTTTGTTTTCAAGATTTTTCAGTGTTTTGTAAATGTAATCATACATATCTTTTGCAGGGATAGGTGCACTGATAACAAAATCAGCTTTATTAATATCTTCATTACAAGGTTTAAATCCTGTAATTTTATATGACGGTGAACCGTTATATTCCTCAACAGAAATATTAAAATCAAGTACCTCCCCAACTTTTGCACTAAAATCAGCAACAGTCATATTAAAGCACTTAGCTATGATTGCATTATCGCCATCAGACAACTTAACATCAAGATAAGCAGAGCCATTTTTGCCTGTTTTTTCATTGATTTCAGTTACCATAAGTGGTGTTTCGTATGTTTTGCCGGTTTCCATTGTTGTAAATTTTGTAATAGTCATAATTTTTTTCTCCTTAAAATTTTATTTTTTTTAATCAACATACTGATAATTGCCATTTCTAATTAAGTCTACAATCTTATTTACAAAGTTTGTAGACGCCAATTCAGAAATATCTTTGCCGTGTGTATCAAGAGTGTCAATTTCAACAATATCTAAATCTTTAAACTTTGTTGAAATATCTTTCTCCTCAATTGGTGAATGAAATGAGTATCCATTTTTAAAATCATAAAAGACATACCACCTGTATTTAGGTTTGCTTTTGTCCTCTATATCTCCAAAATAGACCTCTCTTCCAATGTTCTTGTCAAAATAAGAATTTTGCCAAACAAATTGACCGGATTCAAGATATTTGTCATAATCATCTTCACCATAATCAAATATCCTAATTCTTCCATATCCGGCAAACTCTTTGTGAATACAAGTTGGTTCTACAATAGAAAGCATTGTTTCTTTTTGAAAATAGTACATTTTCATCTTTTCAGTATAATTATCAAGATAATTATACTTATCGTATGAATAGTAGCTGTTTCTCAAAGTCCTTTTGTACTCACGGATTTTGTCACGACAATTTTTAGCTCTCTTATTAGAACTAAACAAACAGAATGTCAACATTTCTTTTGTGATTATTCCTTGCTTAAAATTATTTGAGTATTTTTGTGGAGTTCTCATAATTTTTCCTTTCTACTTAAATTCTTTTAAATTTATCGACTTCTGGTACAAGTGCTAAGCCTGCTCCATTATCCCAAATGACATGAATTTGTCCTGTATCATCAACAAAATCAACTGTGCCCTTTGTGCCGGGAGCAATTGGATGAATATTATCATCCATTTTTATTAGTTCAACTCTTGTGCCTGCAGGATAATCACTAATAATTTGACTGATTTTTATATGATTCATAACTAACTACCTCCTACCGTTACCCATACGGTTAAACAATTTGCTGAGTCATATTTTTAATGCAAATGTTTATGAATTATGAATCTATTTAAAAGCAGAAATTCTGCTAAAAATAAAAAAAGCACCGAAAAACCTTTAGCTCGTGGCTAATAAATTAATCAGTGCGTTATAAAAAATGTATATAAAAAAACAGCAGTATTTCCAAATGGATATACTACTGAATATTACAAAATATAAAATTAAAATATAATAATTACTATAATTATAGTAACGCAAATCTCATGTAATGTCAATAGATTTCCTGCTGCATGCAAGAAAAAAAGAACACCACCGAAGTGATGCTCTTTTGTAAGAATTAATTAGAATATTCCACAATATAAATATCTAAATCCATATTGTAATAATAAGCAGCAAAACTGCTTTCTTTAATAATGATTTTTTCAACAATATCCCAATTGCCGCCGGCAAGACCGCATCCCATATTTTTAGGAAATGCAATTCTTAATGATTCTGAAAGATTATATCCATTTTTTTGTGGTATTATTTCAGATAATTGTTTGTAAAAATCTTGTATTGCTTTCTGCAAAGCTTTGTAATCGGTTTGCTGTTTATTCGTGCCAATATTAAGCTGGCCGTAAAGGTTAGCAATATATTTTGGACCACGCCAATCATTTAAACCTTCAAAAGTTTCCGACAAAAAGCAAGTACCCAAAAGTTCATCAGGCTTGTGTATTGAAGAATGAGCAATATATCCATCTTTAACTTCAGGATATATATCGGCTATCTGTTTTGCAAGACCTGCGCCCATTTTTCCTATACAGTTTACCTGATGACATACCACATCAAAATATGAACGATTTAGAATATCACCTTGTTCGGTTATAAATTTTACCGTATTTGACATAATTACCTCCTATTATTCGGACAACGGTGTTTGTTCATTGACATGCAAAGCCAACTGAATAGCAAAAAACAAAGAACCAAAGTTGTCTGTATCGAAATCATGTTCATAAAGAATATTGTTATTGCAACTTTTGTCAAACTCTCTTGGAGTGTAAACTAATTGAACGCCACTACAATTATCGTAATCATTGACGATACATAAAGTTCGATGATTATTTAATTCCAGTGTTACTATTTGTTCATTGCGGCCCAAGTCGCAATCACCACATAAAAAATCTTTTACAGCTTTTATCGTATATCTGCGTGCAGTTTTTGTAATTTTAGTAAAAGTTTTAATTTCATTTAATTTTACTAAACGATAAAAACCACTTAACCCACTTAGGTATATTGGTGTTTCTTTTGAATTATCAGATTGGTCTTCCACAACTCTGTACAAATTACCGTTATGTTTAACCAATTGATTTCTTACAAGAGGCTCCTGTTTAGGCTTTTCTCTGCTACGGTAACAGCCATTTTCTTTATTCCAATCACAGGATAAACAATGTGTGTCAGAATCAAGACAAGCACTGCAAAGCATTAATGTTTTACCACAATTAGGACAAATGGTTTTGTAGCCGTCTTTTTTTACATCCCATGCTATTGTTATTTCTTTTTCACAGTTAGGACATGTTTCAGTAATTAACTGTTTCATTTTTATTTTCCTTTCCTTTTTATTCTTCGGTATAGATATTTAATTATTTCATCCTTTATTTCTTCAACAGACATATCGGTTGTATTAATTTTCCAACAGCCTATCTTGAAATATTCTGAAATATTTGGATAACCATCTTCAGATAAGTTAAACCCTGCAGTATATTCAATATATCTTCCCATACACGTCTGATTATATTCGCAGACATTTTCCGGTGAAATGTGTTCATTGAATATTTCATTTAATTTATCAACAGTTTTCATAATTTCTTTTTTTCTATCATAGAAATTATTAATTTTTTCTGTTGTAAGTTCATTGATTACTTTTCTCTTGTTATTATCCATAAAAACCTCCCCTACCACCGTAAAACGGTGGTAGTTATTATGTAATATTATTTAGTTTTACAAGCCTCAATCATATCACTTAATGTAAATATAGGTTTAACAACATTATCATCGTGATATGTCAGATCGTAAGTTACAAAATATTCTTTCTTTTTATTTTTTGTAATGTTTGGAATGCAAAACTTTTTTAATTGAATGTTTTGTGCCAAATTCATAAACAAAAGAATTTGATATATTTCGTCCAAATGCACGTACTCATTAGGAGAAATATAATAGATTTTTTCAACATCCGAATAATTCCATACCTTACCTGAAATATCCGTGAATTGACCGTCAGACACCCCATCAGGTGCATTTTCTTTTGAATACAAATCAACAATTTGTTTTTCTTGTTTTAAAGTTAATTCAGCAATTATCGTTTTTGACGATTTGAGAATCAACATATAATATAAATTTTTAGAATTCATAGTTTTTCCTTTCTTATTTAGCATTTGGAATAATGATTTTTCAAAAGTAATAAAATCAACATAAGAAGTAGTTTTGTCATCACTATAAAAAATCACTTTTAAAATCAGTCTTTCCAATAACAATACATACATTGATAAGGACAACGTTCTTTTTTGCTAAGTAGCTCAGTTTTTGCAGAACAACATAAACATCCGCGTCTCTGAAAACCAGCATCATCCGGATTTTCCATTTTAAGACCAAGCAGATCCAAATCTTTTTTGCTTAGACAGCCTATTCTTTCAGTTGATACAAGATCATGTTCTGCACAACTTTCAATGCACGCTTTAGGACATTCTTTTTTCCACTGATTTATGATATTATTTGTTGCATCTATATGCTCCTTTTCAGGAGAAAACTTATCTCCATAAGGAGGTGTTAATCCCATATTATGCATTCTTTCTCTTACATGAGGATAACAATCAATAAGACTAACTCGAAATCTATGGAACCCAAGTCCATAGGCTCTCTTAAAAACTTCAGTAGCCGTTACAAGCCCCTTTTTAGTTGGAATAATTGGATCAATTCTAATAACTACACGATCGGCAGGAAAACCACTTTTAATAAGCTTCTGAGCTTGAGAAAGCTGGTTTTCAAACACGGGTATGTTAGGCTCTACGACCGTTTGTCCATATCCTGTACAGCTAATGTGAAAAATCAATTTATCGAAATAAGGAGTTGCCTGTTCAATAACTTTATCTGTTAAGTTTTTTGTTATTAAAATACATCCATCCATTTTATCCAGCTTCTTGGTCCAAGTAAAATCTATTGATGGATCTCCTCTTTCAGTTACACCAATTTTCATTTTATTTTCCTTTCTAAAACAAAGATGCTGAATTAACAGCACCTTTGTTTATCAGAATTAATTAACATTCGTCACCAAACTCATTAACAAACTTAACGCCTGCTGAACGAAACATTTGAATAATACTGTTTTGAAGCGATTTAGCAACATCGTAGCTGATGTCATTTTCATCGGAATATTCATTTGGAACTATCTTGCAATCAAACAATGCAGCGTAATCTTTGATTAATTCCCAACAGTCCACTTCAAGTTCATCAAGTGAGCAGTCCATATCGCCGTTAAATACAACCGGTTCTTTTGGAAGTTCAAGTTCAGCCGAATCTCCAAATACAGCTCTGTTTGTACCGTTTTTTGGATAAATAAAATCTGAATTTGGGTTTTCGTTGAGTTTATTTTCGTAAGGGTTCACATCAGAATCAAGTATATCTTTAAGAATCTTTTTAAATCTTTTGTCTGATAATACTTTTACCTTTGGTGTAGTACCATCTAAACGAATTTCAGAAACAGAAGTAATTATTTCACCTTTTGCAGCCTTATCAGCCACAAAAATAAATAATTCTTTCTCACAACTTGCCTCAACATAATATGGTGTACCATACACTCGGTTTATTTTGAACATACCTTCTTTAATTTCTCTTAACATTGAATTAATCCTCCTAAAATTATTTAATTGTATCTTTGATGTATTCTGCTAATGAAGTAAATACTTCCGTTACTAATGAAGCTGCTTCAATGATTTCACCATGCAACGGCGACTCAATATCATCAAAAACAAGAATTTCAAACCAATTATTGTTTTCAAAATACAATTTACCCTTATTTTCAAGTTTACGAAGCTTATAATCATTTTTGATATATTGACGCATTTCTTTGTAAAACGCACCTGCTCTGTTTTGGTCAACAACAGAAGCAACTTCTTCGTTGTTACTGTCAAGCAAAGTAGCTCTTACTTCGCCAACAGCGTGGACCTCGTAAACAATGCCATTATACTTGATTTCGCCAAGATAACCTCCGTACCATACGGAATCTTGTCTGTCAAAATCAAGTTCATCAGCCGGAATTAAAACTACATCCTTATCAACATTAACAGTTGGTAATATTGTTTTAATCTCGTTTTTTGTTTTATTAGCCCAATTCGTATACTTATTCATTACTTCAAGAAAATAAACATCATCTTCTGTTAAGTTTTTATATTTTTTCATAATATAAATCTCCTTAATTGTTTTGAGTAACATCAACTACATTGTTGTTATAGTATTTAGAACTATCATAAGTTCCACCGTACTTAATGCTGTAGTCGAATACTGACATATATTTGTGATTAGCTTTAGCCGATATTATTCCAGCGTTTGGGTTAAAATGTATCAATTTATGACCATTTTTTTGAACCAAGTCTAAAAATTTTTCCATATTAACCTCCATATAAATTTTCAACGCCCGGAATGTTTTTCATAATTGGAATACATTCCTTGCAAAGATTTGCTCTCTTTGCTTTTTGAGTAAGTTGAGAATTTTCATATTTTTCATAATACTTTTCCATTTTAGGAAGAGTATTAATTCCTTGAGCAACAAGTTTTAATATCTTTTTTGAATCATCAACTTTAATTGCCTTTAATGTATGTGGATTAATTGATCTTAAACCATCGTTATTTGGGAGCAATTCTGCTAAAGGTAAATATCCGTCAACAAAATTAATATTCCAAATAAGATAATGTCCGTAAGGAATATGTTCAACAATTTGAAATTCATTGTGGATATTAAATAATTTGTTGCTATCAATTATTTTGTTGTTTTCAATATAATATTTGCTCATATTGATAACCTCCTAAGCATTGAGCATTTTTACTGACGATTCTGGGAAAACAATATAATCCTCTGTATTAGCAAATACTTTAGAATATTCATTAGCACCCTCAAACTCATCAACAACGCTTTTTTCTTCTTCTGCCATTTCATCGTAACACTTTTTACCGTATGATGGTGGCAACCAACCTTTTTTCATACATCCATAGATATTAAACTTTTTAAGAAGTTCATCATCCTTGAATGTAATATGAGCTGTTCCCTTTTTGAAGAAATCGACATCAAAATACTTAAATTTACATTTTCTGTTTTGACCTCTCCTTGTGTATTCTTTACAGTAGATGTCAAGATCACTTGGTGTTGGATCAGCATCAAAATACATAAATATCTTTTCGATATCTTTAAGAAATTCTTTTGTTCTATAATCAATATTCAATCTGCCACTCCAATCATAGGCGTTTAAGTAAGGTACTACTATTTTTTTGTTAATGATAAATGCATCGTTTGACTTCCATCCATTGAAGTAATGAATGTTTTTTTCACATCCCATAGAATGTTTGTAAGTGAATTTATCAAATAATGCAATTATTGAATCCTCAATTGCCTGTGCTGTCTTTCTTAAAATATCAAGTCTAACCTCACAGATATTAGGTATTGAAAATTCATACTTAACAAGTTTTTGAATTTCGTTAAAATATTCTTCTTTTGCAGATGAAGGTAAGCCTTCCATAAAAAATGGCTTATGAAGAAGTTCATACCAATACTTATATCGAACTTCTTCAACATAAGCATTTACAACCTCTGAGAAATTTGTGTTTTTATCTGCTAAATCATTTTTACCGACTTTTAGTGAAATGATTGGTTCAGATTTAATTGAATAAATCGGATCATCTTCATTTGCAAATTGATGTGAAATCTTGTCTTTGATAGAGTAATATTCAAAGAATAACTTTTTTCCAAGTTCAATTTCACATTGATATTGAATGACCGGCTGTTTTAACTTGTCATCAATAACAAGTTCATTACATTCATCCGGTATTTCAAACGCTAAATCGTCAATACCCTCATTAAGTTTAGACCAGTCAAACTCATATTTTCTGAGATTAGGAATTGTAACCTTAATAATTACAACTTCCACATCTGTATTTCTTTCAGCATTTTTAAATGCATCCTGAACATACTCGTATGTAGCACCGTAATTATCAAGAATTTCCTTCAACTGAACACGACTTTGACTGTACGGATTACGAATTGTTTCCGCATTAAGCAGACATACAATCTGTGAACCACCGTTTTTTTCAGCAAGTCTAATTGCTTTCATAAGGTGTTCATCACCGTTTGAGAAAGGTGGATTCATAATGATGTAATCATACATTTTTGAGGTACTAAACTTCAAAAAATCATCACCGACAACATTAAAGTCATAATCTTTAAGTATTGATTGAAGATTTTTATCCTTCTCAACGCAATCAATGTTAATGCGTGAATTAGGAAAAGTGTAATACTCATTTTCTTGTCTTCTTTCTTCTTCACGATAATAATGTTCAACAGCATCGTTCAAAATGATTTGTCTGCGTTTTTCATCAATATTGCCTTCGTAATTTCTAAAACACCAAGAAGAATTAAGACAACCATTAGCAATAATAATAAACTTTGCAATGTTACCACTTCCGGCAGACGGTTCAAGAACTGAGCAATCTGATTTGAATCTTATATTACAAATCATTTTTGCTACAAGTTCAGGTGGTGTTGGAAAGAATTCCTTCAAATCATTAAATGTATTCATAATTTTTCTCCTTTAAATAATTTCTAAATTGTATAAATACTCGTCAATCCTTTGCCTTAATGTTTTATCAAAGTAAAGAGTAAGGCATCTATCTTGGTTTTTACATAAACCACAGTAATTACCTTTACAAGCATTTATCTCTTTGTCAGATGCTTTCTTATTCCATATTTCAGGCATAATAAACACCTCCGTTAGTCATTTTCACAAAACAGAGCCATAGACGAATTAAGAGCAATATAATAATGACCGTTACCACAGCCACGATACTCTTCTGAATACCAAGCTTTATTTTTATCCGGTTCATATTCAAATGTTACATCGTAATTCACTCTTGCTTGTTTTGTAATTTTTTCTTTGTTATCAAGAGCATTTTGAATTTGCTCTTTGAATAATTTGTTTTGCCAACCGAAGTACATAGATTTCGTCTTTACTTCAGACATTTCCCAAATATAAAATGTATTTATACAGATAAGTCCTCTATCATCTTTTGAAGAAAGCAAAAATGGATACTTATCAATAAAAACGCTCATTTTTTGGTTATATTGAGAAATTTCTTCATCTGTTGTATTAGATTTAACAAACGGCATAGACCAATACAAATCATTGATAAGCATTTTGTCCGAATATGTCATCTTATAAAGATTTTCATAATCAGCTTTAAGATCTTGCCATAAGCCTGATTTTTCAAGAGCGTTAATAACACTTTTGATTTTTCTATGCCATTTCTTGTCTACATCTTCGTCAGTTGGAATTATCATGTCATAACATTTGAAGAAATCTTCAATGTTATATCTCCAGCCACGATTTCGTTTGCCCTTTGCATAAACAAAAGCCGTTGTGTCATTTTCTTTCATAAACCTACACTTTTCACCGGTGTTTTTATCAACACACTGGTATTTGGTATAAGATTTAAGCCGGTTGAATTGTTCAACCTTTTTATCTTTTTCCATATTTACTACCTCCTGTTGTTTGCCCTTACAACCAAACACTTGATGAGCATAAATTTAATTTCAAGTGTTTATTAAAATGGAAAAAATATATAAAAAAACAGAAGTAAAAATATACTTCTGTAGAAAATAAAAAAACACCGATAAACTCTTAACTCGTAGTTAATAAATTTATCGGTGTGCTGTATAAAATTTATATAAAAAAACAGCAGTATCTCCAAGAGGATATACTACTGAATGTTACAAATATAAAATTAAAATATAATAATTACTATAATTATAGTAACGCAAATTTCATCGCTTGTCAACTATATTACATAGATAGTTGATATTGATTTTTACTGTCATATTTAGTTTTTGTTTTTGATTTTCTTGGAAGTAATTTAGATGAACCGTCAAGCTTCAAATTATTTGGATTATGTGTTGACAATATCTTTTCTGCTTTAAAATTGTCTCTTTTGGAGCAATACAAACAATTACCACAGCAAGCATCATCCATACCTAAATCAATATAGGCTTTTTTTGAGGTATCTATGCCATAAGTTTCATAAATCATATCAACAAAATAGCCTCGTTTGTCACTTTGGTCATCAAAATTTACAATTACGTCAAAACCCTCAGCAGTCACAATATTAATTAGACTAAAAATAAATCTTGCATATTCTTGACCGTCAATTAATTTAAAATCCACTTGTGTTTTATATGTAGGCTTTAATGCATCAATAATAACAGATTTGCATTTGCCTTTTAATGCTTTACAAAGGCTTTTAATGGACTTTTGATGAAATTCAACTGTATATTTGTCTGATAAGAATAATGGTGAATAATGCCAATATACCTTATCTGAGCCAACTTTGTCAGACAGTTTCCTTATAGCAAAAAGTATTTCTCTTTTTGTTCCGATATTTTGTTCTATCGTTTCATCATAAGGGCTTAAATAAATATCATAAACACATTTGTAATTAAGATATTGAAGTGAACTTACTTTGTTTAAAAGTGGAATCGGATTTCGAGTTTTAAATACAACACAATCAACATTTTGTGGTGTGAAGTCTACTGCTTTTTCAGTGCCGTTCTTAGCCGGTCTACTTATTCTACCGTTTGTTAAACGATTAAACACCCAATCTGAATAATTCAACATTAAATCGCATTTATTACTTACAAGAAGAACCATTTTCGACCTCTTTTTCTTTAAAATATTTATTTATGAGTATTGAATATATGTAGCTTAAATTGTTTTTATCAAGATTATTTTCTTCAAAATATTCGTTAATCATCTTATAAAACTTGTTTTCATTTTTTTCGTCTTTGGTTTTAGCTGCCATATATTCTTTTATATGTTTAGGACTTTCTAAACAATAATTTAAAGCGTTACCGAGTTTTAATACATTATAATTAAACATAACTAAACCGGTTTTCATAGTTTCACTATACTCAAAATTTGCTACAGGCTTATTGTTTAAACACAATAAGCCCTTATAAAAATTACCGTTATATCTATTGTCAATTTCAATATTTGAAACTGACATCTCATCAATTATTGACATACTCTCTCCTTAATCTATTACAACATTATCAGGATTTATAACACCGTTAGCCAATACAATTTCTTTTACTTTTTCGTTAGGGCAATGAATAATAACAGTATTATTTATTTTAAATAAATTTTTGTTAGTTCTTGATATAATAATATTTTCAGGCAGATAAATATCTTTCAAGGACGTTGCTCTGTAACACAATGGCTTGTTGTCATAAACTAAAAAAACAAATTTATCATTAGATTTGAATCTTATTGTTTCAATAGAGTCTGAATATATATAATCCGTAATTGATTTAAAATTTTTGCCATAAGTTATGTTTTTAATAATACTGGATTTACTTAAAAATGGGGAAACAAATGTATTATTTGTAAATTTATCAGGAACATTAATATTAACAACATTTCCTAAATAAGATCGGTCATTACTTGCATAAAAACCAGTATAGCCATCAGGCACACCTTTACAATATTTAAAACTATCATTTTGTAAGAAATCAATATTATCTATTGTAGGTGTAGCTGTTCCATTGTTAAATCCTGCAAAACTTTCGATATTAACTGTATTAGCAATATTAATATTTTTCAAATTTTTAGCATCAGCAATTTCTAAAAACGGTGCAGATACATTTCCTTTGATTTCAAGGTCGGTAATTGGGAGTCCTGATATTACAAGACCGATTGGGAAATTGACATCTTCATCAATTATTAACTTATTAATATTATTAGTATTATTTGTTTTAAGCATATTGTACTCATCATGAACGTCATCATAGACAGTTTCTGAGTAATTATCATAATCATCACAATTAGATAAGTACATAGCTATATAATCCCAAGACAAATCGTAATCAGCCCAATCAGAATTTTCAATAACATTACCCTTACCATTTAAAACACCGACACCCGAATCATATAATGTAAATTTAACATTATCATCTGTAGTTGCCGATAAGTCCTTTACAAGTTTAGGCTTACCATAATCAACATTGCTACCGGAATTACCTCCACTTGTATTACCACCACTGGAATTACCTCCACTGTTATTTAAGCCACCAGAGTCAGGTAAACCTTTTATTAAATTAGTTATAGAACTTTTGACAACACTATTATTATTTATGCTTAATCCTGCCGTAACACCGATAATAGATATAATTACAAGTGCCACTATAATAACTTTGCCAAACTCTTTAATTATATTTTTCATTTTTTATTCTCCCTATTTTTGATTCGTTATTAATTCAATGTTAGTTACAATGCCATTCTCAGCCGTTACTTTTAGTTCGTTATAATTTTTGTCTGTATATACCGAAAAGTGGTCACTCTTAAATTCTGCTTTAGGCATATTTTTTAATAAATAATCGAAATTATATCCTACTGAAATTGATTCAGTACCATTTAATACAGGGATTGAAGCAATAGCAGTGTTTGCTGACACACCAAGAATTTCGCATTCGGTTGTTTTTTTAGCGCTGAGTTTTGAGTTGTAAAATAAAATTTTTATAGTCTGTCCGTTTATTGTGCCGGTAATCCAAGTCTCAGTTGTTCCGTCAACTTTATCTTTTGCGTTTGAATTATACATGAATTCAAATTCTGTTTGCTTTTTGAATTTATCAAAAGAACATGGAAAAGTGATTGTGTTTCCTGCAATAATTGCTTTATTGTAATTTTCGGTTTCAGATGAAACGATTTTTTCAGGACCCTTTGTTGTAGTTTCCTTAGTAGTGGTTTCATCTTCATCGGTTGTATCATCACTTTCTGTTGACATTGTTGGATCAACCTGAGTTACATACATATTGTTTTTTGTATTGCTTACAGTCTTGAATTTCTTAGAAGCAAAATTAACGACAAGCGTAAGTGCAATTCCGATTACAATGCCTATAAAAGAAAATTTAAGACAAGCTGCTGCTTTTTTAGGCGTTTTTTTCTTTTTGGCTATGTAATAAATAATACCGACAAGTGGTATTAGCATTGACAAAATACATAAACCACCACTTTGAACATCTATTTCCGATTCTTGTGTTTCTCGGACAATCGGTTCATCTTTCTTTTCATTTACTGTGCCGGCTTTCTTTTGTTCTTCAAGCAATCGGACCATTTTTTCCATTTCGTTTTCTTGTTTGGATTCATTTGTTTCATTGTTATTCAAATTTTTATCGTCCATAATTTTTTCCTTTCAGTTAATAATTAATCTTCCGGTGATGGTATCGAATGTAAAAGTTCATATATATTTTCTTTTAAAGGGTTATCACCGGCTGTTATAGAAACAATTATTCCTATTAAAGAAATAACTGATAACACTACAAGTATTACTGTTCCTTGTTCTTGTACAATTTTTTTCACTTATATCCCCTCTTGTTTTTTATAAAATCATTTACATTTATAAATTAAAATGATAAACTTAACAAGGATACCAAGAGTAAAGTTTTCATGTACTAATCTCCTTTCAGAAAGGAGAAACTTATGAAAAACTATTTAAGTATTGTTTTAATTTACTTACAAATTGCTGTTGTGATAATTAAAACTTTACAATTATTTGTAATAAGATAATCAATTTTCCTTGAACTTGCCTAATATGGTTAATGCTTATTCTTCAAAAATAGCTCTTGGTATCTGTTCCATTACCAATTTAGCAAATTGTGTATTTACACTTATTGCTAAATAAGATAAACTTAATAAGGATACCAAGAGCATAATTTTCATGTACTTATCTCCTTTCAACTATTAAGAAAGGAATTATTTATTATGAAAGAATATTTAGAAGTAATCAGTAATTATTTAATGATAGCTACGATGATTATTACAATATTAAAATCAATATTGTAATTTAATGTGCCATATTCTTCAAAATAACTCTTGGTATCTATGAGATTTTTCAACCTCTATATTATTTATCGCGAATATTTCAAAAAAATTTAAAAATAATCGAAATATTCACAAAAAGTTAATTGTTTTTTGTTTGCACCGTAAAAATGAGTAACGGTGCTATTTTTGTGCTGTTTTTGTGCTATTTTTATGCAAATTTTGTGGCATCAACAACAATTTTTGTTATACTTGATTTGTAATTTGTTCCGTCTTTGAATAGGTCTGCTACTGCTTGGTTTTCACAGTAGATTGTCAAGTTTGGTGCAATTGTATAAAAAGAATAAATATCAATACTTTTTCAATAAAATCTTCACAAAATACTATCATTCAAATTTATTATCGCGCATATAATTTTTAAATTTAAAAACAAAAAAGCCACAAGAAATAATCTTGTGGCTAAAATTTGCAAAAAAATAGAGCCAGATTAATCCGACTCTATCAAGTATATATCCGAAAACATATACCCCAATTAATTATATATCTCCAAAAAAGTAAAAAGCCAAGTTTTATACTCGGCTGGTCCCCAATGTTAAAAACTTCGGGCAACTCTGTTATTTATATTATACGCCTTTTCTTACAAGAAATCAACAACTACGTACAGTAAATTATCAGTTGAAAATCAATATATATTATTTGACTTCTGATTTACAAAAAAATAACAAATTTATTTACAACAAAAAGAGACGACATAAGCCGTCTCTTTTGTGTTGTTATTTAGTCTTAACGCTCTTTACGCTGGACCAAGAAGAATAAACCTTTTTGCCGTTTACAGTTTTGTAAGTTTTTACTCTTACGTAATACTTTTTCTTAGCTTTAAGCTTCTTTACGGTTGTCTTAGTGGTTTTCTGCTTTTTAATTGTAACAGTCTTCTTGTTCTTTTTGAACTTTTTATCTGTTGCAACCTGTACTTGATAACCTTTTACGCCGGATACTTTGTTCCAAGTAACTGCTAATGCTTTCTTAGCAGCCTTTACCTTTTTGATTTTAGTCTTTTTTGGCTTTGATACCTTACTTGCCTTTGTTGTAGTAACAGTGCTTGTAGGAGCCGGTGTAGGCTGCGTAGGAGCAACTGTGTTGTTATTCGGTGTACTTGGTGTTACGCTTGGTTGAATAGGCTTAGTAGTCGGCTGTGACGGTTTTGTAGTCGGATTTGAAGGAACGGTAGGTGCTACATAATTTGGATTGTCAGCACCACAAACCAAACAATGAGGGCTATTACTGCCGAAAGAATGTTCAAGCTTAGCAATCGTCAATGTTTTAGTTTTATTACAAATCAAGCAAGTATATGTAATCTTACCTTCCTTTGAGCAAGTAGCCTTTGTGGAGATTACGCCTTCATCCCATACATGAGAATCTGATTTAGGAATTACTGTCTGCTTAATTTCATAATCACAACCCTCTCTCATACACTTTTCACCGGCTGTTTTACCTTCACTGATACATGTTGCTTCAACTGCCGGGAATTTTTTAATGTCATGACCGAGTGGATTAATAACATTCTGTTCTTTTATAATATTACCACATACTGAACAGTGAGAACCGTCTGTAAGACCGGCTGTTGTACAAGTAGCAGGATATCCTTTATCAATTACTTCAACGTGTTTTGTTTCATCAGGCTGTGTAAAATCGCTCTTATATGTATCATTACATACTGAGCACTTATGAAGTGTATACCCTTGTTCAAAACAATTAGGCTCTACAACGGTAGTTACATAAGTATGAGGAACTTTTTTAATAGCACTACCCTTTTCAATCGTTTTACCACAAGCAGTACATACAGTATCACCTGTGTATCCTTCTTCTGAGCAGGTAGCAGCCTTTTTATTTACATTGTATTTAAGAGTATGATTGTTTTCATTAACTGCCGTATAATCGCCCTTATATGAGTAATTACAGTTCTTACAAGTATAAATCGTATAACCTTGTTCTGTACAAGTCGGTTCAACTGTTTGTTTATCATAATCGTGAGCTGACTTTTCAATTGTACTTCCCTTTGAAATTACTGCATTACATACTGAGCATACAGTATCACCGGTGTAGCCTTCCTTTGAGCAAGTAGCATCAACTTTATTGATTACTGTAGGTGTGTGTTCTGCAAGAGGAAGTTCATCAGTATATGTATCACCGCATCTTGAGCAAGTATATGTTACATTACCCTTTTGTGTGCAAGTAGATTCATTTCTTGCTGTTTCAAAATAATTATGTTCTGTTTCGGTAACTTTTTTATAATTACAGTTTTCATATTCTACTGAAATACAATCACTATATTCAGTTGAAATAAAGCTTTTATTATTCCTTAACAAATACCTTAATGTGCTTGTTGGTTCTTTAAAATTAATTGTAATTGTTGCTTGATAATTTTCATCATCTCCATTTTCGGATGTAGAAAATTCTATATCTTTAGGATTATCAACCTTAAGTTCAAATAATGTTATTGCTTTACCGGTATCAGCAGAATAATATTGAAAACCAACATAGTCACCTTTTATATATTTATCAACTATAATTTGTTGATTTTCATCTATTTTTGCGTTAGTTGAACAAAATTGAAATGTGGCTTTAGTTGCTTTTATGTTATCAAACGAAACCTCAAAATCAAAATCGTGTTGATTTTGATAAACATCTTTGTTTTCAATTGATTTATTTTCTTCGTTTCCTTGTTCAATAGCATTTTGAATATATAAATAATAAGTATTTGTTTTGTTTTGGCATTCTTCTGTTTTTGACGTTATTTTACCAGTTTTTTTATCGACTACAACATCAGTCGTTGATAGTCTATGCCCCAAAGCAGGTCTATTACCAATTCCAAATTGTGCACCACATTCAATACAAGAATTATCTTTATCGTTATATGAATTGCCTTTACTATCAGTTAAAGTGATTTTACTTTCTTCCGTACAACTGTTTGGTGTAATATTAATTAAAGAAAGTTTTCCAAAATTATCTCTTACTTTTCCGGGTGTATGATTGTATGTTTTATCAATAGTTTTGCCCGGTGTTGTTACTGAAATTTTGCAAGTAGCACAAGTTTTTGTTGTGCTTGCTTCATGTCCTTCTTTTGAACAAGTAGGTGCAAGAAAATCATCATTTGTTTTAGATACCCAATCGTGTTTATTTTTATCAGAAGTATCAAAAAATATAGTTGTTTCATATCCACAATTAGTACATTGATAATAATACAAGCAATGATTTTCTTGTACTTTTGCCGCTTCAAGAATATAAGCATTTAATGTTCCTGCTAATTGGTCATTGGCTTTATCATAATTATATCTTTCTGTAGCATATTTAATAACTGTATCTTTATCATTTGAAACATAACAAATTTTATCTACATTATGATTTTTTTTATAATCTGTCTCCTGCATTTCGCCACATTTTTTACACCTTGAAACGAGGTGATTCTGACAATAATGTTTACCATCGATAACAATATCGTGCCATTCATCAGTAATTGTTTCCCACTCATGTTGGCAATTTTCAGCCGCCAAAGCATTAATAGGTGTTATTGACAAAATCATTAAAGTAGCCAATGTGACTGCTAAAAATTTCTTCAATGTTTTCATAAGTTTTATCTCCTTTTCTATACTTTAATTATACCGCAGAGAGTAATGAGTGTCAATGTCGATATGAATAAGTTCGCATATGTTTTACAATTAAAAAAGAAAGAAAAAGCAGCAGAATTCCTGTTGCTGTTAATTATTTTTTGTTCTGTGTTGTTAAAACAGTTGTTGCTTTTTCTTTATTATAAGTTTGTGAAATTTGAGTTGTAGTTGAATCATTATATTGCTTGTTTCTCTGTTCAACAACGCCAAAATTCCAACACAAAATAATAGATATTATAATAACAATTGTAATTGAATTAATTGCAACTAAATGTTTAATACTAACAAATTTAGCAGATTTCTTTTTGTTCTCACTTTCTTTTATCAAGGAGTTGCGCTCAATCAAATTACCAATAAAATTAAACAAAGCATATATAATATTAATAAAAACAATTCCCAAAGAGAAAACAATAATCAATAATCTGTAAATACTTGTTGAACCAATAGCTTCAAGTGTAGAAGAAGCAAACAATGTAGAACCGTTAAATGCCAATACAATAGCGGAAAAGACGCTTAATACAGCAATTGTAGTTTCAGTAGCTTTTCTTTTGCTTTCTTCTATTTCGTGTTTTGCTTCAATAAATTCTTCACGTAGATTTTCATACATCTCGTTATTTTCATTATATTTATTTGTAATAACTTCCAAATCGTTATTTAAAGATACGATTTGATGTGAGAAAATTTCAATTTGATTTGTATAATTTAAAACCGAATCATTGGAATCTTTGAAGGCTTTATCTCTTGTAAAAGAAAGAGTTTGACACATATTATCAATATATCTTAAAATACTTTTAATCCAAACAATTTTATCTATATTTGCTTTGTTGTGCTGATTAAATATATATTCTTTTAGAACTTCATAATAATTAGTTGATAATTTGTTGCTGTAGCCATCAATATAAAAATCATTATTTATATGAATTTTATTATAAACAAAATCATTTAATTCTTCTATCAAATAAAAAGAGAGAATATTTTCGTTTGTCGCAAGTTTCTTTGCAGTGCTAAAATTATCATAAAGAAACTTGCAAAATTTTTTATCTTCATCAATAATTTCTCTATAATTTCGATTTTCAACTTTTAAAGCAGCCAAGAATAAATCAAGCAATTGTTCTTCGGTTGATTTTTCTGATTCGTTTTTAGCCTTATTATTTTTATTAGCCATTTAAAAGTATTTCTCCTGCTTCATCAACAAAACTCTTAATTTTTGTATCTAAATTATTATAATTATCACAAATCAATTGGTTAAAATCATCTATAGATAAAGTAAGAATTTTATTACTTATATTATTATTTTTTAAACCATTTAGGAATTGACCTAAAACGTAAGGATCATAATCGCCAAAATGTTTAAATAACAGAATAAGCAATTTTTTTGCATCTTTATTTAACAAATCATTATTAAATAATTTATTAAAGGAAAATTTCATACCATCAAACATACTATAGAGTTCATCTGTTAAGTCAATCATTTTATTTGAATAATCGTCAGTAGATGTGACATTACCGACATAAGAAAAATCATGAATTTTAAAACCACAGGGAACCGCTTCCACTTTATTTAACTCATCAATATTTTTATGCAAAGTTTTATATAAGCAGATTTGTAATATTAGCAACATTTTTTGTAGTTTGATTTCCGGACATCCTATTTTAGCAATTTTTTCATTATATTCCTTAAATATGTTAATCAAATAATTAGAACAATTATAAACGCTTAAATTAAATATTTTATCAGATATAACAGCATCTTCTTTAACTTGATTTACGTCCATAGTTGTGAAATATGTTGATACAGTGCTTTCACCCATTTTTTGTGTTATTCTCCCTTTATTTTCCATTATTTTTATTTTAAATAATATTATCATACCATTTATCCCTTTCTTTCACAATAGATATTACAAAAGTTGTAACTATTTGTAATAATATTGTAATGTAATTCCACTATACAAGAAACTATATTTATACTACAAAAATATTGTTCAGATTTTTGTAGTAATAAGTAATATAACAAAAGCAACTTGGAAAAACCAAGTTGCTTTTAAATTTTTAATGATTAACTATATATGTATTGTAAACGCTTTCAAGCATTTTATCATCACAATAGCTATCAATTCCGTTATTATCAGTATAATTACTGATAAATTTCTTCATGTCCTTAATTTCATTTTCAGAAACAGTAAAATCATATTGTGGTTTAAGAGATGATTTTGCTTCACTGTTAAAATTAAGAATTTCTCTTAATTCATTACGTAAAGTTTGGTTGTTTCTCCACTTACTTCCTTCTTTTAAGCCACCGTCCTCATAAGGTACGAGTTCTTTTTTGCTGTTTTCAAAGTATTTTGCACTAATGAAACGGATTTCTTTACCGTTATCTTTTTGTTCACTTACCCAAAAAGTAATAGCTTCTGCGTGCATCTTAGGAGAATTAACAGTTACTTTCCTATTTTCACCATCTTCGGTCCATTTATATGAATCGTTGTGTTCATCATCCCAATAATAAATGTTATAAGTACAAGGTATCTTATAGAATTCATTATTAGCAGCATCCACATAGACTTCACCATTTTTCTTCAAATAATTTTCATCAATAGAATTTATTTGTTTAACAAATTCATCAATTGAAGTATAAGTTTTACCGGCAATAGTACCACTTTCAAATTCAAGTCCTGCACCGTTCTCGTTATCAACAGTTAAACCTTTGATATGAGATTTTAAAGCTTTGTCAAATTCATTTTGATTTGAATAATTCTTTAAAGCAGTTACATTTTTCATTTCAGTACCATTTTGGGTATTTGAAGCAGTGAATTTTGTTGTTTGATTAAGAATAGCTGAAAAATCAAGTTTCTTTGCTTCGTCTAACGTATAGGTCTTATCATTATTCTCCATTTCAGGTAAACCAACCCAGTTGAGATAAAGAGTATAATGATTTTCAGAATTCTTTTCAGCATTCTTTTCCAAAAATGCTTTTAAGAGCTTATTTGCATAAAGTATATCTGAATACTTATAACTATGAGCAAAGTCTCCATCGTAGTCTTTGAGGGAATATGAAGGTACATTTTTAAGTTCAATCAAATCCCAATCAATAGATTGGTCTAATTTCATATAGATTAAATGCTTATCATTAGCCAAGTCTCGTGACGAACCCCAGCCTATTGCTTGATACTTAGATACATCACAATTTGGATCATCAGAAGCATCAATCAAATCACCGTTTTCGTTTAATTCATCTGGATCAACAGATGATGATTCCGAAGAAAACATATCTTGAATTGTAATAGGTTTGAACGCCGTTAAATAATCAAAACTTAACATATTAGCTGCGCTTAAAGTAAATTGGCCATCAGTAATTTTTACACTATCACCATAATCTCCATCGCTTAATATTTCTTTGATTGAACAACCGTTTGTAAAATTATTTGACGGTAAATTCATATCAAATGTAACTTTTGGTGCATCTGATACAGTAATCATAGCATAGTAATAAGAATCGCCGAAATTGTTTTCAATATTAGTTTGAGAATTACTGTTGTATAAATTACCAATAGTGTTATAAAAGCCTCTGCCTAAATCAATGGTTATATTATTTTTTCCACTGATAGCAGTATTATTAGCTTCAAGACTATAATCATAACCTTTACGAGCTAATTCTCTTACAAAGGAATATACATTGCTGTTAACTTGATGATTAACAAAAACCTTATTATAAAACTCATATGACTTTTGGAATTCGTATCCGGTTTTTACAGTGCATCTGTCTATTTTGTTTTCCTCAAAAACATCTGACTGCTTTAAATATGTTTTATAGTTAGCATAAAACAGCAAATCATTAATATGTTTCTTAAAGAAAGTTTTATCTTCATCTTTTACATTAAATATCTTACAGAAAATATTTAATGCATCTGATTCAGAAATATTAGGGTTTTTAAGCTTTGTTAAGAAACTATTTCTTCCTGTACCGGAATGTTGTTCAATATAATAATACAACATTGTTGGAGTATAATATTTTACATCAACACTATAATCATCATAAGACCAATTAGTATTTAATTTAAGGTCATTATATGATGAACTTACATCACCATCTTTTCTTGTACTTATAGCCTTTTGTTCTGATCTGAACATATTAGAAAGATAACCAAGTTCATTAGTAGTAAATGTTTTATTATCATCTTTTTCAATTAAGTCGTTTTTGTTTATCTTTTTAGTATCAGATAATTTTAGCTGCGGATGTCCTTGAGCAGTTAACCAACCATCATTACTCCATTCAATATTTCTACTGAAAGTGTAATCAGCACCATTACTATGTGTAATTGTACCTTTCAAAAATCTTTCATAATATCTATCAACTTCAAACTGACTTGAAGCTTTGTCTTTATAATAATCAATATGAGGATACAAGAGTTTATTACTTATATTAAGTTCATCATTATTTGATGAAGAATTATTATTGATATCAAAAACAAGCGTTTCATTGTATTTTTTGTTTACTTTTTGCACATACAAATCAATTGTATGTTTATTGATATTATATTCGTAAGAATAAGATGTAGAACTTGGTATTGTTAAATTACCGCAAGTGACATTATTTACACTTACTTCAGTAAAATCTGAATCTGAATTTTCACTTTTTTTGTTCAAATCATCTCTTGTAAACGATGTCACTTTTGTATAAGTATTACCTTGATATACGGTATAATTACCTTCTGAATCAAGATCAGCAGTCAATTCTTGATTTGAATATGAATCTATGGGTTTAACATCAGCCGATTCATCCTTATCATAATACAAATCAAACGAAGAAGTATTAAAATTATTACCGTTTTCAAATAATTTATCTTGATAATGAACATTAATAGTTGTAGGTGGAACAGTTTCCTTAACAGTAACTTTCACTAACAAATTGCCGTTCTTTGCTTGTTCACTAAAACAATTTTTTACAGCAATATTATCAGGGAAATTATCGTAACCAACACTTGAAGAAACGCCCAGATTATTTGACATATCATTGAAATTGCCAACAATATTAAAAGCATCAATTGTATGGCCCAAACCATTATTTTTAGTTGTATCAACTAACTCCCAATTACCGTCTTCATTATTGCCAGATGTATATAATTTAATGTCAAGGTACTTATAAGTATCATTATTTTTGGGGTTATAATTTCCTAAATTTTCTAAGAAACTTGCTATCCAATGATTGCCTAAGTAATTTTCAGTCTCGTCTCCGTTACTTATCGGAATATTTATTGAATTCGTATATCCATCACTATTTGTTGACAAATCAATAAAATCTGTTGATGATTGTGTATCATTATACGGATTAAATGTTTTCAATCCTTTAATAGTTGATTCAAACAGGGAACTATAACGTTCATTTTTATCAACGCCTTTGAAAGCATCTCCTAATGAAGTTAACGCATACTTTTTCATATAAGAATTAGCTTTGTTATCCAAATCATCGACAACAGATTGAGTTACAACAGTGCTTACCTCACAATTTTCAATAGGATTACCGTCTTCATCAACAAACTGATATCTTACTTTAGAAGCGTTATCCGCATAGAAAACAATATTTAAAGTTTTATCATTTGTCGTTGTAAACTTACTAATATCTGCGAGGAAATAATCACATTTACCGTTAGCATCAGAAATAGTTGCATTTACAGTAAGCTCGTCTTCAAGAAGTTGAGCAAGTTCGGTATCGTCCTTTGCATTGTATTTCAATTGATAATACGAATAGAAATTAGCATCAATTTCGGAACAAGAATGTTCCTTCTTTTCACTCTCAGGTAAAGCAGCAGGCGTACTTAATGTAATTTTTGAAGTATCTATTCCATCCCAATCATAATTTGCATTATCATCTTTATCCATATAGAACAAAGAACCTTGTAAATTACTCTTATTTTTTGAATTGTTGTAATAACCGTAAAGATTATTTTCATTTTCTGATAAAACAATCACATTGACGGTTGTATTTATTGGTGTTTCAACATCTTCTTTTTGATAGAACAAATAAATTGTTTCATTTTGAGAAAAAGTATGACTGTTGAATCTACTTAAATTCATAATATCTTTGTAACTTGAAGCATCATTAAGTGAATAGCCTTTAATTGAATACTTATATGATATTTTGCTACCATCAAAAATACAATCCGAGTTAGTGATAGATTTTTCAAATTGTTCATGTAAATTAAATTCGGTATTAAGATTTACTGTTTTACTTGTAGTATTAGTAAGCGTATATTTTTTAGAATATGAATCAATTACAGCAAGCGAAGAAATAGTGTTACCATTCTTAATAAAATCATCATAATCCACAAGAACAACATCAAGATTTAAAGCGGAAACTTGTGTTTTTTTATAAAACAAATAAATTGTTTCATTTTTTGAGACTTTGTGATTTGTAAAATAATCGGAAGTCAATTTACTTGTTGACAAATCATTAAGTGATGTTATTTTATTGCCGTTAGCACTTGAATAATAATAGCCATTATATTTGTACTGATTTGTCACATTATTATCACCGGTTATCTCATAATCCGTAGAAATGCTCAAATCTTTAATCAAATTATATGATTTACCATTGTATACTGTCATTGATGCATCCGTTTGGAATAAAGCACTTGAATCGTCAAGTTTATATCCGTTGCTTACAAATTTATCAATATCAACAAATTTAACGTTTAAATTCAGTGCTGCCTTTTTCTCATAGAATACATAAATTGTTTCGTTTGAAAGAATTTTGTGTGATTTAAAGAAATCATCATTTAATGATTTAGAATTATTCAAATCATCAGTCGATACAATTGATTTGTTTTCATCATAAGCATCCGGATTATACAAAACATTGTTCGTATAATACTTTTGTGAAAATACATAAGAGTTAGTATCGTCAATTGGAATAGTATTTGTAATGCCGAACTGATTAACAAGGTCTATCGTCTTCAATTTAGAAGAGACACTTGAACGATTGTCAATTGACTTTGTGCTTTCTTTTAGAGATGTCAAATTATCAAAAGAAAAGCCATTGTTTTCAAATTCAGATAAATCCACACATTTTACAGTTACATTAACTTTTGAATTCTTTTGGTACAAAAGATATATCGTTTCGTTTTTAGTAACTTTATGATTTGTAAAATAAACGTCAGTATAAAAGCTTGTTGAATCATGCATTGCATCGGTATAATATTTGCCTTTGTATTTATAAATTTTGCCATCACTATGCGTATATGTATTTTTCAAACCAAGCATTTCAGAAATATTAATAACTGCATTTTGAAAAGATTTGTCTGCATCTTCAAAAGTTCTAAAAGTTGCTTTTGAATATAGTTTGTTAGCATTTTTGCTGCTTGAATCAATAGTGTCAGCATTCGTATAAATATTAGCTTTAATAGTGTTATATTCCTTTAATTTATTTACTTTTGAAATAACACCATTACTGTTAATAAAATCATCTAAATCGACAATTTTAACATCTATATTTACCTTTTGATTAACAATATATACTGCATAGTAAGTCTTGTTTTCTGTTAAGGCAACAGACTTGTTTTTTATATCATCAAGAGACAAATAATTATCATAATGCCATTTTGTTTCCTTAACGATAGGATTACCGGTATCATCATATACGATATTGCCGTTACTGTCAGTTTTATATACTACTGAATCAACAATCTTTTCAGCCCAACCGACAAACATAACCGGATTATCTACATTTATGAACTCTTTATGATTGTGTTCGTCCGGCAAAGATATCTTTTCTGCTTTAAATGGATTTACTTCTTGTTTCTTATACTGTGCAACGATTGAATTTGAATCAAGTTTTGTGCTGTCATAGTCAGTAAGATTTGTTTTGTTATAAAAATCTACTGCTTCTTTAGCATCACAAACAAATGTTAAATCAGCATATAATTTGTAGCCACCGTACAAAATAGTGTTTTCATTTATTCTGATTTTTCCACCATTTTTAAAAGAATTTGTGTCCTTTTTGTTTTTTAATGTTGCAGATGAATAATAGCATCCGTCATTTTCTATTGATGAATATTTTTCACTTTTAGAATGGCATTTTTCAAAGTGCTCTTTCCAAACTTCATCAGAAGGCAATGAAATATCACTGTCGGTTCTTACATTATCTTTTAACATAATGTTTTGACCACAATATGCGCAATAAACGCTAATGCTGTATTTATTTGTAACATTATATTGTTTTACAAAAGTAGTATCATAATAAACATTTGTTTGCTTTACACCGATTTCGCCATCATGTCCTGTTCCAAGGTTGTTACTACCATTGAACCAACCAATTTCGTCATAATCAACAGAAGAAGTGTTAGAATGTGAATGTGACGGAACGTTCTTTGGTGTATCACCCTTGTGAACAATTTCTGAGCCTAAATTTTCTGAATTAATGTTACACATATAATTTACATTACATACATAAGTCATTAATTTGAGATATTTAGTGTGAGCCGTTACATAACGACCGCAGTTTACGTAATCTCTTTGAGCTGTCTTTAAAAATGCGGCTGTGTTATAGTCATTGTTTGAAACGTTTTCTTTCCAAACAAGACGATATTGGCAATTTTTAATTGCATTAGTTTTAGAATTATTTTTAATAACTAACGATACATTTTTGCCGGAATTAGTAACATTATATTCATTGCTACTTAAATTGGTCCAATTAGAACCATCATACATATATTGTACTTTAAGATTTTCTAATGAATATTGACCATTTGCACTGCCGATTGATGAATTATCAAGAGTAAATTCAAAGAGATATCCGTTATAGACATCATCCCAGTTAGCTTCATAACATATTGCATTACCGGATGACATTGAAAAAAGATTAGGTGTGCGGCTGTAATTTTCAGCATAATTTGCAATAGCGTTAGTGGTAGTAAAAGTCAGATTTGTAACTTTTTTATCATAATTGGCGCAATCATTAAGTATTTGTTCATAATAATCTTTGCAACCCTTAAAACAGTCATTATATTGTGTATAATACCAATCGTGCCAATAAAAAGCATAAGACTTATTATTTTCAGTTACCTTGTAAGAAGCTTTGATTTCAGGTGTACGAGCATCAAATTTCTTTTCTGCGTTAGCAAGATACTTTGCTTTATTAGTGCCACTATACTGACCGTCATTGCCCCATCCTGTTCTTTTACCTTCTTCAATTTCCCAAATAATTGCCTGAGTTGCCATAAAATAGCAATTCTCATTTTTAGAATTATTTTTAAATTGAGGTAAGCCATAATATAATACCTTTCTTATCATATCAGACTTTTTAGAAGATAAATAGCTTGCTTTCTTCTTTAATGTTTCTGAATCATCAGCCGCAATATAGTCTTTAACTGTTACTATTTTGCTTTCATCAGAACTTGTATAACCGTTGTTTCTTGAAATTCTGTAAATAGGTACATATTTTGACTTTGGGTTTTCTTTGTCTCCACTACCGTCGGTTATGTATTTTTTTAGCATTTCGGTACAATCTTCAGTATCATGTACACCCTTTGCAAATGAACGATTATACGTTGAGATTTTTGATGAACCGTACAAATGTTGCCAACTCAAACCATATTTTCTACCTTTTACAACATCAATTTGCCCTGAGCCGGTGTTTGCAAAAGCAACCTTTGCAAAGTCTGCTACACCACTTAAATTTGCACATGTCATCACTAATACTATTGTTAGAAAGGCTGCAATAGTACGTTTGAATACGAGATTAATAGATTTTTTCATAAGTCTATCCACTCCTAACATTTTTTAGTCCATTGGACTTTTGCTAACATAAGTGTTTCTGCACTTACAGTAACACTTCTTCTATATAATTTATCGCGCATATTTTTTGAAAATTTAGAAATGAATAAAAAATAAGGATGACCGGTAAAAGTCATCCTTTAAAATTATAAAAAAGCAGTCGATACTGTTTTTTTACATAAAAAAGAGGAAGATATTTCTACCTTCTTCTCAAACGATTTTGATAGGCTTCGTAACCTCTATTAAAACAATTTTGATAGGCTTTGTAACCTCTATTAAAACGATTTTTGTAGGCTTCGTAACCTCTAAATAAGAATTACTTCTTATTTCATCTTTATTATATGCAATTTAATTAATAATGTCTAATGTCAATATATTTTAAAAAATTAAACCACGTGAAATACGTTAATAATAAGCAGCAGGAAATCCTGCTGCTTATTCTACATATTACCTATTTAGTCTTAGTGTTCTTTACGCTGGACCAAGAAGAATAAACCTTTTTGCCCTTTACAGTTTTGTAAGTTCTTACTCTTACGTAATACTTTTTCTTAGCTTTAAGCTTCTTTACGGTTGTCTTAGTGGTTTTCTGCTTTTTAATTGTAACAGTCTTCTTGTTCTTTTTGAACTTTTTATCTGTTGCAACCTGTACTTGATAACCTTTTACACCGGATACTTTATTCCAAGTAACTGCTAATGCTTTCTTTGTAACCTTTACCTTTTTTATTTTAGTTTTTTTAGGCTTTGATGCCTTTACTACAGCTCTTGTGGGAGCTTGTGTAGGCACAGGAATAGGTGTAGGAGCATTTGGTATTACACTTGGCTGAATCGGTGTCTGTGGTGGCTGTGAAGGAGCAGCAGGCTTTGTAGTATGTTCAGTTGGCTTTGTTGGTGCTACATAATTTGGATTAGCAGCGCCGCATACTGAACAATTAGGAAGATTATTACCAAACGAATGATTTGTTTTACCGATTGGTTCAATCATAGTTTCATTGCAATTAACACAATGATAAACCTTTTTACCTTCCTTTGTGCAAGTCGCTTTAACGGTAACAGTGCCGTTATCCCATTTATGGTCAAGTGCAGGAACAACCTTTTGTTCTACCAATACTGTTTTACATACAGAGCATACTGAACCCTCAGTTAGTCCGGTAGAAGAACAAGTAGCAGGTACAGCAGCAATTTTGGTAGGCTTATGTCCTGTAGCCTTAATAACCTTTTGAGCAGAAATAACTTTATTACATACCGAGCAATGAGTACCGGCAGTGTATCCGTCAGTAGTACAAGTAGCAGGAACTGCCTTGTCAACTACAACTGTGTGTTTATTATTTGGTGCAACAATATTTGTTTTGTATGAATCACCGCAATTTGAGCAAGTATAAAGGTCGTATCCCTCAGATACACACGTTGCAGATACAGTTGTAAGAACATAGCTGTGATTTTTAGGATTTGTTTCACTACCCTTTTCAATCACTTTGTTACAAACAGTACAAACCGTATCACCGGTGTAGCCCTTTTCGGTACAAGTTGCTTCCTTTTTGTTTACACCATATTTAGGAACGTGTTTACCGTTAGGTTCTACATAATTTGTTTTATACGAATAGCCACAATAAATACAAGTGTATTCATCATAACCCAGAGAAGTACAATTAGCACTTACGGTTGTAATCTTATACGTGTGGTCCTTTTTAGGAACTGCTGTTCCCTTTTTGAGTGTTTTACCACATACACTACAAACAGTATCGCCTGTATAACCTTCCTCAGCACACGTAGAATCCTTTTTATTTTGAATTATAGCAGTATGTTCTGCTAATGGTAAAGTATCATATTTCTTAGCACCACAGTGCTTACAAGTATACTCTACTGTACCCTCTTTGGTACAAGAAGCAGGTGTTCTGTTACTTTCCTGATAAAAATGATCTAACTCTTTAGTAGTTTCATAATTACAATTATCGTATGTAAATTTGATATAGCAGTTTGTACCAAACATATCCGAAAATGCGCCATTGGTTCTTATTTCGTAAAATCTTCCGTTAAGATAAGAGTAACTATAACCATATCTCTTATATACCGAATTAGCCTTAACACTGAAAGTAATGGTTACACCCTCAATTTTTGCTTCAGCCGGTAATACATCTGTCTTATCATTTACATTGGTAAGAGTTGCTACTTTCGTTTTGTCGTTATAACAGAAATTATAAGTCTTTACTTCATTCGTTTTATCATCATTAATTGTGAAGTAAAGAGATGTGCCATAATTTATGCCGTCTTTAACACTTGCAGCAAGGAGCTTCATTGTAATTGTCGGTGTTTGACCGTTTTGATTATCACAATTAAATTCCCAAAATCTACGGTCTTGTGTTTTACTCCATTTTAAATCATCTACACCATCATATTTACTGGAATATAAACAATTCATAAGATTATTTTTAATATCATCGGTTGTTAATGTAATTTCATTAGAAGTATTATCACAATAAGTTCTTTCTAATGTACCATTATCAACAACCTCAGTCTTAATATTATGATTAAGCTTGTTCAATGAAACACCTTTAAAAGACTTCGACTTAAAATCATAATCCGTTGCGTTTCCGTCATAAATGTTAATTTTGCCGTCAGAAGTACATGTATTTGGTGTAACGTCAACATAAGTTTTAAACTGATGATTATCACAATATTTTACAAGACAAAATCTTTCACCACAATCCTTACATACAAATTCAATTACGGTATCTTTATCACAAGTATAATTTTTGATTATCCTCTTGTAATAATTATGAGAAGTCTTGTTGTTCTTTATAACTTTACCGGTTTCAATTACACGGTTTTCCGTGAAATTAACAGTCTTATCGGTCGGGTTATCAAACTGGTCAACCTGAGTTTCTGTTGTGGTAAGTTTAACTACTTTATCACCGGTATTACCGTTAAGGATACAATCCTTAATAGGGTGTGCATTTTCTGTTATAATATCATCGTCAGTATAATATGCTGTTCTGTTTATAAAATAGCCAGCATAAGATACAGGGCTGAGATATTCATCACTTGTATACGATACATATTCATCAATATTTTTATATTTTAAATTGCAGTTGTTATCAGAAACTAAATCTTTTGACAAACCATTTTGCTTTTCGATTTTTGTTTTACTTATATTATAGGGATTGTAAAATTCAAAATAACTATAGCTGTTGTCGGGTGTAGTGATATACTTTTTTGTACCTGAAATAACAAGATTATCCATAAAGTCAAGTACAAATTGTTTTTGACTTTTAAAATCGTTCCATGCTTCCTCATCTACAACATGTAGTGTAACATATGGTGCTGAATCAGTCATTTCAATATAATAATTATTTGATTGTCCGTCAACCCAAGTTTTTTCATCTACACGTCCAAAATCTTTAGCTGACATAAGTTTGGTAGCCCCTGAACAATCCGCAAAATAATATTTACCGTTGATTTTTAACACATTCCATGAATGAGCTATACTACCCATTTCATAGCTTTCAATTCCTACTATGTTACAAAAATAATTAACTAAACTTGAAAATCCAGAACAGATACCGTCTTTATTGATAAGCATAGCCGTTGCAACATTTTGATAATTATCATCGTTATAACTAATATTATTACCAATCCAAGAAACAATAGAAGTAGCTTTTGCATAATCGGACTTATCATAAAGGTCCATTTCATCAAAAGCTCTGTTTATTGTTTTATAATATTCATTGATTTGTTCGGTTGTGTAGTCATGTGTTACTTCCAAACGGAGTAAGTGACAAGTTTTATATATTTCAGTATTCAATCCAAGCCAGTGAGCTTTGATTTTATACGGACCGGAATATCCACTATGGTCATCCATATATAAAAACGATTCTTCTAATTTTCCGTCTTTGCTGTAAGGAGAAGTTTGTAAAGGAGATTTCAAATAGCAAACAAGTCCATCAATAAGCTCTGGTGTATTATTTAATCTAAGATTAAGTGATTTTATATAGTTTTTTAAATCATATCCATCCTCAAATACAGCAACTTTATTATAATCAATTTCATCTGTATCAGAATTATAAACATATTTTTCAAAATCATTTGTATTGGTTGTATCTGCCATTGCTGAAACCGGTACAATTACAGTTGAAAATATCAATGCAAAAGCAAGTAAAAAACTCAACGTTTTCTTCATAATTTTTCGTTCCTTTCTATACTTAAATTATACCGCACGGAGTACATAGTGTCAATGTTGATATGAATAAGTTCGCATATGTTTTACAATTGTATGGCAAAGAAAAAGCAGCAGAATTCCTGCTGCTTTTTAAGGTTTTCAATTACATATTGCAAACTGATATTATGTTACTCTTTTTCTATATTAGCCTTTCGCAGACTTTTCTTTGCATATTCATAATAACATTCACAAGGTCTTGCTAAATATGCAATACCAAAAGATGAAAAAGTTGGAAGTAAAAGTGCAATGACAACATTACAAAAAGTAATACCATTTGTAGTGTCACCATTAAATCTACCATTATTAATAAGCAAATACAATATGAACAAAAACAGTAAAAATTCTGCTAATACTACATTTGACCAAAAAGCAAATTTTGATTTTTGTGCAATTGTGCATACAGTTCTTCTGACAAAAATAAATGGTTTTTTTAATTTGTAACACTTACCGTCATTTTTGTTATTCATATATTTGCATCGAGTCCAACAATCATTAGAACTTATTAGCTTTTTATCTGTCACTTTGGATATGTAATAAAACAACGCCAAAATTGAATCAAAAAGAATTAAAGCCATAAAAGCAACCAGCATAAAGGATTTAATAGGATTTGCTGATAAAAGTTTATCAGATAATAAGCTAACGAATGAAATACCACCAAAGAGGACGGCAACTATACCAACGAATATACCTAAAATAGTAATGTTGTTTTCAATAGATTTCTTTTCTTGATTTTTTACCAAATCATCAACATTTTTAACTTCTTTTGATAAGCTTTGTTTAAAGGTATCAAATTCTTGATGTAATTCTTTTTCTGTTTCGGCAATCCTTTGTTCATTTTTGTTTAGAATATCATTTAATCTTTCCTGATTACTTCTTTGATTTTCGGTAAATCAAGATGATACTTCATCAGTATAATTTTTTGAGAATTTATTAGAATATCTAAAAATTTCACATTTGTTATCAATATAAATAAGTGTTTCTTTAATCCATAGAATTTCATCGAGATTTTTGTTGTAAATGTTAATAAAATAGCTATTCAATAAATTATAATAAACATCGCTTAAATTATTTTGTAAAGGATCAATACAAAATGCTTTATTTTTATTGATTTGTCGAAGTACAAAATTATCTAATTCTGTAATATAGTAAAATGAAAAAACATCCTCTTTTGTATTGATTTGTAAAGCTTCATCAAATTTTGCAAATATCAATTTACAGAATTCTTTATCCTTTTCTGTTACAGAATCATATATTCTATTCTGTTCAGTTATTGCTTCTAAAAACCTTTGTAATAAGCTATTTTTAATTATCATTTTTTACTATCCAATATTTCTCTTATTTCATTAAAGCATGACATAAGTCTGCTGTTATTACTTACTATATTTTTTTTATTACTTACTAAATCAATAAAAGTATAAGATGTAATTGTTCCGCCGATATTATTTCTTACATCTTCATCTTTAAATTTGTCTAAATATTCGCCTATATCTTTTGCACTTACATCAGCATAATATTTAAAAATGGTAATTGCAATATCTTTTAGTTGCTGTGATAAAGAATCATTTGGAAACCAACTGTTATTTGAAGGAATATCATATAAATCATATTCTGATATATTTTTAATAACGTTACTTCCGTAAAAATTTTCATCTACAAATTCATCATGTAAAGGTAACTCTTCAATCATAAAGCCGCAAACACATACTCTAATTTTGTAAGATACATTAAATATTTTTATGTATTCGGAATTATTATAATATGCAAAGAAAATTTGCAACAATAAAATCATTTTATGAATTTTAATTGGCTTGCACCCATATTTTATATTTTTGCTTTCAAAATAAAGAAACAAATCGCCTATGTAATTTGCAAGTAAAGATAAATTTCCTAATACAACGATTTTATCACAAATATCATAAGACAGTATTGATTCAATACTTGTATCTATATTTTTTTCAACATTATCTAAATTTTTCAATAACTCGTTGTTCAACTCTTTTATCCTACTGCTTAATGAATTTGAAGCAATCCTTTCTTTATTATTTATTAAATAAATATTAATATCCATAATTTACCATAAACCTTTTAAAAATACAATGTTTTTTACGTTTTTTCTACATTATTCGACAATTGTTGTATATTTGTCTATCAACATTATAATTGTAATCATACAATTTATTTGTCAAAAAAAGGAGATGCCATCTTGACATCTCCTTGCTTTTACTCAAATACAGCATAGTAAACCGTATCTTCGGTTACTCTTTCTTTTCCGTCTTCAAATTCAACAAGTTCATTCGTTTCTTTATTTTTGGTCCAACCTTTAAAATCATGAAAGCCATTAGGAATCGGATAATTGGCATTATCTACATAAACATATTCATTTGGTGCCGAAACGCTATCCCCTGCCGTTGCTCTTATTTTTTTCACGACTTTATCCTTATCCCAATAGAACGTAACAGTAATATTATTCTTTTTATATACATCACTTGAACCAAAGTCCAAAATCATTGTTCTGTCAGCTTTAATTGACTTTTTTATTTTAAACATACCTTTGTATTTTTCTGTAGCGTTTACACGAAATACGCCGTTAGAGAGGTCGATTTTAACGACTTTTACGTTAATTTCAGAATCACTATCAATTAAATTCATTAAATTTGCCGTAAATTCAGATACAAATCTATTTTCATTTTCTTGATTTGATTCAACCGTTGTATCCATAAAGAATTTATCCATAGTTTGATATGTTGCTGTATTAATATTTTCTTCCAATTCATTAGTCCTTGTTATGTTTGTAACAACACTGAGAATACCACATAAGGATAATATCATTATAATAACAAGTCCAACCGAAATAATTGCGTTTTTCAATTTAAGTTACCCCCTATTAAGTATTTGATGTTGTACTTTCATCCGGAATATAATCGGCAAAAGCTTTATCACTATCTGAATACGATACATTATTATTTTTATTACCATAATCGGATAGCAAGTCAGCAAAAAAGCCGCCCATAGCAAATGTACCAATCATTATTAGTGCTACCAAAATAGCAATAATTGTTTTACCGGATTCACTAAAAATTATTTTCAAAGCAAATCACTCCTTATGTAACAGAATTAAAGACTGAGGCAAGTGCTTCGTTGAGCAAACCGTTTTTTGAAAAAAGTGAGAATACAATTCCCAATACGGCAAAACCTCCGACAATCTGTAATATGAAATCTCCGTATTCTTCAAATATATCTTTCAAAAACAATCCCCCCTATAGTTGAGTCACTAATTTAAAAAGCAAGCCGATTAATCCCCCGATAAAGATAGTAAAAACAACAGCAAGTCCATATTCTTCAATAATTAAACGCATTGCTTTACCTCCTTATCGGGCATATCCTTCAATTTTTTGACTATTTGATATATTTAAAAATCTGAAGGAATATTTGTATTCAAGAACAACTTTAGCTGTACCACCGGTTGTTTTAGTGACTGTGAGTTTGTACTTATTTTTCTTGGCATCATTTTGTAACGCTTCAATAACTTTGTCGTTAGCATCACTGTTTTCGATTTCGGTAACAGCAGTGCTATAAAAATTTCTTGCGTTTTGAATATCAACACTCATTGAAATAACACCAATTGACACAACAAAAGCAATAATGATAAAAATGATTGAAGTATAAGATTTGATAACACTACTCATAGTTGTTTACCTCGCATTAATTATTCATATATGACATCAATCCCATTACAAGGACTGTCATATCAAGGAGAGCTTTGAATATACATATAAGCATAGGCATCATTTGATATGCCGAATAGCTTGCTATGGTATCTTCATTTGCCGTTCTTTCTGCCTTATCCATAAGAATATTTTGTTTGTCAATAAGGTCGTTAATTTGCTCTCCACCGGCATCGTCACCTGTTTCGGTTATTGAATAAAGCATACACATAGCACCCTGAATTTCAGGAAAGTCAAAATCCGATAAAAAGTTTTGGTATGGCTTAATACTGTTAGGCTCTTTGTAGAAATCTTTAACAAGTTTTGTAAGATCAGGTCTTAATACTGCAGGTGCAGTATTAACACTCTTAGCAATAGCCACCTGAACATTATCTTGTTGCATAAGAAGTGCAACGTTCATAAGCCATTCAGGGAACGCTTTTGTAATTTCTTTGTTTGTTACTTTCTTTGCTGTTGAATGAGCAATAAGAGGTGCACAAATAAAGAAAATTGTCAGTGCAGCACCGAGAATAATCGTAACTTTAATTCCTCTTGAAATACCAAGGACAATCAGTAATATACCAATTATAGAAAACAATAAGCTTGATTTCATTTCAGAAACAAAGTCAAAATCTTTTGCATTAAAGTAGTTTCTTAATACCTGATAATCACTGTATTTAGTATTTTTAGCCAACCAGCTCTGAGATAATTTGTTTATAGCCATTACATACATACCCATACTTGCAATAATTGCAACGGTTGATGTAATTTGAACAAGATTATTGTGAATAATATCAAGTTCAGCCATTTGTCCTGTTCCAAGGATATAAAGAAGGAATACACAAAGTCCAACTGAGCATATAATTGAAATAGCAATATTTCTTCTTACAGTTGTCTTTTCTTTCTGGAACGAATGGTTTCTTTCATCCCACATATTTCTTTCTTTAAGAAGTAAATCAACCGGTCTGTGAACATCACCACCGTTATTTTCAACAGCAATAAGGAAGTTGTGAACATTAACCATTCTTTCATTATGTTCATATTCATCCTCAATGATTGATAAAGCTTCTTTTGAAACATCACCGACAGAGTTGGAAAATTTAATATGATTTATTGCCTTTGCAATACAGTCACCCATTTTACCTTTGTCTTTTTCATATGACGTATATGTATCTTCAAGTGCATCAAGGATTTTTTCCTTACGTCTGAAAGAATATAAGAGAGTTTCAATATAATTTGCTACGTCATAAAATCGTTTACCTTCATACATTCCTTTTACAGAAGTAAGAATTATTGACGGTGTAAAGATAATTGCGGCAAGAACAATAACTCCGATAAGATAGAATTTGAGTTTAAATACCATACCGACTGCAACAGCAAGAATAACTGCAATAAGGTAATGCATAAGAATTTTCTTAAACGAATAATGATATCCGTATTTATTTACTTCCATCTGCAATTGATTGTAATCAAGCATTTTAAAAACATTTACTTTTTTCTTTTTTGGTAATGTTTTTATATTAGGATCAACACCGTATTTAAGATACTTTTCTCTTTTGTTGAAATCTTTTTTAACCTTTGTTTCTTTTTCAGCTTCACGTTTTTCAACAACTTTATTCTTTTGAGCAATCTGTTCGTTCTTCTTACGGATTTTATCCTGCTCTCTTGCATATTCTCTTTGCAATTGCTTTAATTTTTTCTGTTCGGCTTTTTCAAGACGTTCCTCTTGTTTCATCTTTTCAATTTTTGCTTTTAAAGCTTTTGCTTTTTCGATTTCTGCAATTTGGTCATCACAATCTTTGATTTTAGTTTCAAGACGTTCCTTTTTCTTTTCAATTTTTTCACGTTTATCCATTAATCTTTTTCTCCCTTCAAAATTTCGTTTAATCCTGAATAAGGATCAGTTATATCTACAAAGCTTAACCGCTTTAAAATATAGTCAGGAATTTTTGGTTTTTCTCCATTGTTGTTAATCATTTGTCCGTTTTCAACCATCATCACAATATTGTTTTTACCATTACTTCTATCAAAAAAGCAAACTTGATCAATATAACGATATGTATTGCCGTTTTCATCCTTCTTTTTACGAAGTAGTATTCCAATATTTACGAAAGAAAAAATATCATTTTCAAGTCTTTCGGCATCTCTGCTATCTCCCATCATGTTTTGAATACGGTCAGGAATTTTTCTTACATCATCAGTATGAAGTGTAGTAAAACCTGATACACCGGTTGACCAACATTCAAGAAGATATTTAACTTCTGTTGAACGTGCCTCAGAAAGCATAATCCATTGAGGGTTTTGACGAAGGCAAGCCTTAATAGCTGTACTGTATGTAAACATAGGCTCAAATACTTTCAATTCAACACAATCCTTGCCGGGATTAATTTCTCTGTAGTGTAATTCAGGGTTATCTTCGATTGTAATAACTCTATCCTCAGCATTAATAAATTGGGAAAAGAATTTTGCACATTCTGTTTTACCTACACCCGGTTCACCACAAAAGACAAAATTCATTTTTGCCTTAACGCAATTAGTTAGCAAACACAAAATATCTTCTGTAAAATATTTTTGTTCTAACGCTTTTTTAGGTGTAATTCTCATTACAGGTGGTGTTTTTCTTATACATATTGATATACCGGATACTGCCGCAGATGAATGAACACACGATATACGAAGATTTCCTGTTTCTGCTTCAAGTAACGGTTTTTGTTTATTAAACTGCCTACTTTGCTTATTACCAACTCTGTGTACGAATTGCTTTACAAATAAACTGTTTGAATCCTGCTGCTCTGTATTTCCAAATTCAAGTGCATCCTGTGTTTTTAACCATTCATCACATTTTTGTTTAAATGTTTCCGGTTCAACTCGATATTTACCTTTGTTTAAATCAGTAATCCACAAATCGTGACCGTCCATATTCAAGTTAATATCTGTGACATTTTCATCTGCAACATAACTCCATACCGGTCCGAAATCTTTAGGCTCTAAATCCCAATCGCCAAGATTTTCTCTTTTAGATAAATAATCCTTTTGCATCTCATTTATAATCTGAGATTCTGTTTTTTCTTTCTTTTCTTCTATCAGAGTTACGATTTCTGTATTTTCTATATTCTCTAAATCATTATTTTTCTTATTAAAAATTCCCATATAAATTCACCCACAAAAAGCATTTTCAAAGAAAAAGCCACACCTCGTCCATCAAGAAACAAGGTGTGGCACGTGTCTGTTCAAGACTTAAAACCTTTTCAAATCAATTTAATTAAGCTGCTGCGTCAAACTTAACCTGATTGAAGAAGTTTGTTACAAGATCCTTGAACTTGCCCTTAATCTGGTCATCGCCAAGGATAAATGTTACGATAGCAATAAGAGCAACGATAGCAATTGCAACGATGATTACTGTACCGTATTCCTCGAAAATAGTTTTCATGTACTATATGTTCTCCTTTCATTAGATTTCCAATGCGGAAAGTAGTATTTTGTTTAGATGCATTGAATAGATATATGTTCAAGTCTGATATCATCAAAAAAGTGAATTATTTTTGCCCGAAGAGTAAATAACAATGTTTGTATAAACCCTTTAATTCAAGTATTTTTATGTAATATTCAGACTAAAACAGTCATAATAACGGCTTATCCAGCCTTTTGAACAGCTCGATTATTAGTGCTGTCACTTAAGATATCGCGCAAGAAAATTTTTTTCATAAAATCAAATACAAATCCTCAAAATATACATTCAAAACAGGTTTTATTTGATTTTTTATAATTTTCAATACGATATTTACGCCAGTGCGGTTTAACCTCACCATTTTCTATATCGCGCAATTTTTTTATTTTTAGAAAGGTTATAATCAAGCTCCAAATTTCTAACATTAAATGAGCGTTATTCACCTTCCACTTTATATATCGCGCAACTTTTTAAAATTTTTGAATATTAAATTTTTTCATTTTTTGTGTTTTTTGACACTTCTCAAAATGAGAGCCGTCAAACTTGCAATAAATGTAATTGAACATACAATCAGCAAAATTATGTTTCCTGTAAGTGTCATAACATTCCTCCTAACTGCTTCGTTCACTTTATATATCGCGCAAGTTTTTTATTTTTAGAAAAATAAAAAAGCACCATAGAAAATCAAAATTCTATGGTGCTTTTTAGATTTACAAAAAAGCCTATTTAGTTTTTACATTTTTTACACTTGACCAAGCCGAGTAAACCTTTTTTCCGTTTACGGTCTTGTAAGTTCTTACTCTTACGTAATACTTTTTCTTAGCTTTAAGCTTCTTTACGGTTGTCTTAGTAGTTTTTTGCTTCTTGATTGTAACAGTTTTCTTGTTCTTTTTGAACTTTTTGTCTGTTGCAGCCTGTACTTGATAACCTTTTACGCTGGATACTTTGTTCCAAGTAACTGCCAATGCCTTCTTAGCAGCCTTTACCTTTTTAATTTTAGTCTTTTTTGGCTTTGATACCTTTATCACTGCACTTGTAGGAGCCTGTGTAGGCTGTGAAGGAGATGTCGGTAACGGTTTAAATTCGGTATATGAATAATTGCAACGCTTGCAGGTGTAGTCTGTATATCCGTCATTAACGACACTTGTAATGTCATGTGTATGTGGAGAAACAGTTAGTGTAATTGCTGTTTCGGCATAATCCTTTGAATTGTACTCTTGAGTACCAATTGGTGAGTAAAAGACATTGATTATATATGACTTTCCTTGTTCCAAATAGGCAATTGATTTTACATCATTAAAATACGGATTAAATAAGCCACCACTTGACGATGCATTGACGCCATATTCATCTGTTATATCAATATAAGCACTTGGGTCATTATTATCAATTCTTGTCTTGTAACCTGTTAAGGTAAATTCATAATAATTAGTGGTCGGAGCAGTAAACTTATAGTAAACAGTATCTTCCGAGATGTCATCATAATTACCAATATCACCATATTTTAATGTTACAGTTTTGCTCTCATTTAGTGAAATTGAAGTAGCCGACTGAACAGAATTAATCGGCTCAGCAAGTGCAGTAGCACTAATTCCCATAGCTGACATTGCCATAATAGAAGCAATACCAACCGATAATACTTTCTTAACTAAACTCATAATTATTCCCCCTTGATAATTTTATCAATATGTTTGTTTGAATTGTCGATGCTTTTATCACAATGCTTTATGATTTCATCGAGTTCACTGATACGATTAATAATTTTTGTTCTTTCTTCTTTAGCCTGACGTTTAACTCTTTGAATAATCATTTTACCCAATCGTTCATTAACAATGGCCTTTCCTTTTTCTACATCCCACTTGTCTTCGGGGCAGCACTTTGCCTTTGCTTCAAAAATAGTAAAGTCATAGGAATTTTTAAGATTTTCATAACAGAAATCTTTATCAACCTCGTCAACTAATTGAGCAACATCAAATAATTCTTTATCATCCGGCATAATCAACTTACCAACGATTGTTCTCTTTTCTTCATTTACGAAGAAGTTTGGCTTTGCAATTTTTAGCATAATTTTTATCTCCTTTTTTTAAAAAAATAGTGTAATATAATACAGTTCCAAAGTTTTTTATTGTTGCAACTATCTCAGACCTTTTAGAGTAGTGTAGTTATATATGGTTCTAAAACACACCAAGAGTACCTGCTGCCTCCTTGATCCTTTTAGAGTAGTGTAGTTATATATGGTTCTAAAACCTCAAATTATTACGACTACATAATCTTATCAAACAGCTCTATTAAGTTCTGACAAATGCAAACCAACTAACTGCTTAATCTCGATTATTTCATTACTACCAAACACAAAAATGCGTTTACCGGTAGTTTCAGGTAGCTAAGTCTACCCATATATACTAAATAGGCTTAACGATAAGTCTATCTGTATTAATATCTAATACCTTAACGGCATCTTGTTCCTCACAATTATATTTAATTCTCGACTGTTCGGATATTTGCCAATATCTACCTGAGAGGAATAAATATAAGTTGCCATCTTCTAATTCATGGATAACACCCACCTTTCCTTTTTGCATATCCGCAAATTTATGCAATTCTTTTTCTTGTTTCTTTTTATTTATCCTATTTTCTATTGGTTTCATAATAGCTGAAACAATGAATGGTCCAAAATATATCACCAAACAAATTATTCCTGTGTTTTCTGTAAATAGGCTAACAATTGAACATATTAGCAATCCAATTGATGCTTCAACATACGCAAATTTTCTTGATAATAATGCCATTAGCAAATATACAGGAACACCAATAAAAAATATTACTGCTGTATCTAAATGCATTTATTTTTTCCTCTTTTAAATGAAATTTACTACTCTTTGTCTTGCATTTCTCAAAACAAACAACGTTAAGAGTAGTGTAATTTACTACAGTACAAAAACAATCGTCTAATATCCTTGACCTTTTTAAACCTTTTAGAGTAGTGTAATTTACTACAATACCAAAACCTCAAATTAATTACACTATATAACCTTGTTAAACAGCTCTATTAAGTTCTGACAAACGCAAACCAACTAACTGCTTAACCTTGATTATTTCATTACTACCAAACACAAAAATGTATTTACCGGTAGCATCAGGCTGCTAATTCAGCCCTATTAAGTGGTGTGTCATAAGGGGATTGAACCCTTGACCTGCAGATTAAAAGTCTGTTGCTCTACCTACTGAGCTAATGACACATATGGTGGACCGTATAGGATTTGAACCCATGGTTTACCGGTTATGAGCCGGTTGCTTTACCTACTAAGCTAACGGTACGTTTGGCTCTCCATATTGGATTTGAACCAATGACATATAGATTAACAGTCTACCGTTCTACCTTCTGAACTAATGGAGAATATTTTGGAGCAGATAACGAGGTTTGAACTCGCACACCAACTGTGGAAGAGTTGTATGCTACCGATTACATCATATCTGCGTATTTAATAATCGTGATACGGCAGATGTGCACTGTTCTGCCGTATCCATTTACTTTCAACCAATAGATCTCTTTACTTCCCGAATTGTGGGAGAAATACTGTCTATCAGCGTGTTAATGACGGTGATTAAATTCAGTAAAGTAATATGTACACTTTTGCTTAACTTCCTTTAAATCATTAGAAAAACTACGGAAAGGTCAGCAACCCTTCCAATACAAAAAGTCCTAACTTTTTTGATACTGTCTGTAAGGTTATTGATTCAGTGCATTCCAGCACACGGCAAAAACCAGCCAAGAAATATCTTATACCGTTGTGAAACTTCTTAGACCTTTCACTTGGACCCTGCAGTGGTGCTGATGGTGAGAGTCGAACTCACACGATGTTTCCACCAAGAGATTTTAAGTCTCTTCTGTCTGCCATTCCATCACATCAGCATATCTTATTGGCAATGGTAAGAATTGAACTTACATCCAAAAGTCGAAGGAGGATCAAAAAACAACTTTTGTGTTTTACCGTTAAACTACATTGTCATAATGCCGGATAATATTTAGTCAGCGTATCCGGGGATGCTGTATTTGTACTTAATTACTTATTGTGCTTACTCTTAATGCCTCTTACAATAAGAGCAATAATGCAAGCAACAAGAATTACAGCACAAATAATAACCATAACCATATTGAATGACATATATTTTTTCCTCCTAAATTATTTTTTATATAAAACACACCAAATGGTGTAATTAGAGTAGTGTAATTTACTACAGTACCAAAACACTTCTAATGTTTTATTGCTACAATCTGTACTTTTAGAGTAGTGTAATCTACTACAGTACCAAAACCTCAAATTAATTACACTGTATAATCTTGTCAAACAGCTCTATTAAGTTCTGACAAACGCAAACCAACTAACTGCTTAACCTTAATTATTTCATTACTACCAAACACAAAAATGCGTTTACCGGTAGTTTTAGGTAGCTAAGTCTACCTATATCAACATTGCTGTCATGCAATATTTTTCTTTTTGGTTTTTCTTGCTGACTTTCTTTTTTCTTTTGCCTGACTGCAAGTAACCATATTTACCTGTTCAGGTGCAACAATATTAAACTTTTCAAGTTCAGCAGAATGTTGTTTTAAAAAGTCATCATAAAGTTTGTTGCTTTTTTCTATATCATTAAGTGTCAATAGATTAAAAGCCGTATGAGCATCTCTTTGAAGAACATTACCATCATTCATACCAAACCACCTGTTAGAAACAGGCATATCATAGAATTTACCGTCTATATGATTAAATTCTGTTGCTTGACATTCCTTTTTAGTAATGATATTTACTTTACCACCGTGGCTGATGACTTTTCTTTTAAGAATTTCAACGAACTGCGAAGGTGATGCTTCTTTAATATGTAAACCAGCCTTTTTCTTTTCATCGGTGCTGTCACCGACTTTTTGTTTACTCATTTTAATTCTCTTGAAATCATTCTTTTGAATATTGATTTCATTGAAATACGGCAATAATTCATTCACAAGGTTTTCGTCATAAAGCTTACGCTTTCTCGCATTAATACCTTCCAAATAAGCTTTTCTTTGACTTAGTTTTCTGTAATGCTTTGAAAATCTCCAACGGAGCTTTAACTTGATGATTTTGTCAGGGTTATTAGGGTCAGGTATTTCGTAAAAGCTCTTTGCCCTACCCTTTTCATCAAAATTATTCGGATTAGTAGCACGCTTACTTCTATCCATTGCTCTTTCAATTTGTTTTATTTCATCATCAAACTCATAAGCATCAGGTGGAACTAAAGAAACTCTCTTTAATGTGTTCTCAGTGCAGATCCAACATTCATTTAAACTTATACCTACACCTGCCACACCAGTGCCAAGTGGATGCTTGACACAGTTATCTTTGTCTTTCCTTAACACAGGTTCACCTGTTATAGTAAACTGAACCGAATAGCTGTATTTTGTATTCTTCCAAATTCTTTTAATTCGGATAACATTAACATTTTCTTTGTTAAATACTTCCTTTTCGTATTGGGTTCTTGGTATTTTATATTTAATTATTTTGCCTACAGAAGGAATAACAAAAGCATTGTTACCTTTGAAAGAATTACCAACTGGGAATGCAATAGAGCTGACTGATTTTTTATTAAAAAAGCTTTTAAAATGGACTACACCATTTTCCTTGAACTTTTTATCAAATGCTGACCAAATCGGTGCAGCAATAGAATATTTTCTCACTAATGAAGAGACAAAACATTTTCTTTTTACATTTCCGTTTTCATCGAGAATAGGAATTTTGTTACCATTTTTATCTCTTGCAAGCTTACCATTCTTTGTTTTGTAACAAGGTTTTGTGAAATAATCAATTTTGTCAAATATAGCTACATCGGATTTAAAACTTAAATCACTAAACCTGTATTCTTTCAAAAGTTCATAAATTTGCTTTTGATATTTTGATTTTTCTTTTTTCAAAGAAGAAATATCTTTTTTCAATTCTGCAATTTCATTCTTGTATGAAGTGATTTCACATTTAGAGATTTCACCTTCATCAATAACTTTTTGACGGTTTGTAATTTGTCTGTAAAAATTAGAAATAGCTTTATCAATATTATCAATTTGAATTTTTAATTCTTGATAATTTGTTTCTTTTACCATTTTGTTATATTTTTTTAGCTGATAAGAAATAAAATAATTTTGCATTTTTCTTACAAATTCAAAATACTTATCAAGATAAATTTTATCATCAGCATTAATTTCTAAGCCCATTGATAAAACCTGTTGATTCTTTTTTTCTTTTTCCGGCACAGTAATTCCTCCTTTTTACCGCCTTACATTATATAAATCGCGAATATTTCAAAAAAATTTGTGATTTTTCTCAGTGTTTACAAAACATTAACAATTTTAGGCAGTTTGGAGGAGCACAACCTTGGCAATAACCCCATAAGGACTTTTGACAAATCTTCAGTATCAATATAGAATTTACCATTGATGTTTCCATTTACATCTTGTGTGTAAACTATTGTTGTTTCTTTATCAAGAATTTTAAACTTATTAAAGCTTAATCCCATTGCTTTTTTCTCCTTACATTATATAATCGCAAATATTTCAGAAAAATTTGAAAAAATCGTCAATATTCGCAAAAAGTTCGCAGAATGAAGAAAAAACACAATAAAAAAGGCAGTAATATAAATTACTGCCCTCAAAACTATATTAGAGTAACCATCTTACAGCCGATTCAAATGCGGCAGCAACTTTTTGACCAAAATCATCATTAGAGTTTGAATGTTGATATTCATCCAAAACTATACTTAAAACCTTAGCCTTTTGTTTATCCGACATTTTTTCGATTTGTTCAATAATTTCATTTTTTTCCATAGTAACAATCTCCTTATTTTTTGTAATCAATATTTGTTATAAGTTCATTTTCACGTTTTTCTCTTGCAACAACGACAAAGCGCTGACCTTTAACCTGATAAGAGCAAGTGTATAGCTCCATATAGTTGTCATATTCATCAAATATAACATCTGAAGTATAAATAAATTTATTTTTAAGCTTATCAAGTTGTTTCGTTTTGTTTTCAATAGAATTAACACTATTGCTATCAAGAGCATTACGTAATTGTTCACTGGTTTGTGCAAACTCAGTGCCGTTTGTATAATAAGCACCTACAACAATCCATTCTGATTTTCCGGATAAAGTTTCATAAGTAATCATGGAATTACTTTTTGCTTTATTAGGATTTTTGTATAAATCATGTAAAGTTCCAAATTGTGCATTATCTCTCATATTATGACCGTAAATGATTTTCAAATGAGATTTATCATTACATTGGTAGTCAAGAAATGCATTTCCGTAAAAACTATAATTTTTATAAAAATTATGTTTAAGATAAAATGTATTGTTTTTAGTTTGTGTAACCGGTGTATCAATATATGTATTAGGAATTGAAAGCCATCCTTTTACATCAGAATTAATTTTCTTTAAAGATTTAAAATTCAGTTTTTTCTTTGAAATAGACTTTTTATCTTCGTCAGTAGTTTTATCCTTAATTTGAGAAATTGTTGTGTTGTAATCATTTAACCGATTATATTTGTATACAAAATAACTTCCACTTACTATACCTATTAATATAGATATAATGAGTATCACAATTGCAATTTTAAACTTTTTGCTTTTCATATTGCGCCAAAACCTCTTTTTTTCTTATGTAAATAGACATTATCATGATTTTTGATATAGCTGAACAAATCATCTAAATCATTAATGGAAAAAGATTTATTTTGGTTATGATATTCTTGTTTATGTTTTTCAGCATTTGGCTCAATACGAGAATTTTTATGGTAAAGCTCAATTTTGTTTGCATCAAGGTCAAACTTCCAACCGGAGAATGGTGTAAACACAAAAAACGTGTAACCAAAAAAGAAATAATTCCATCTTTCTTTGTCACACAAACTGATAATATTATCTACTGCAATATCTAAATTATTTTTTTCGAGTTCAGTCAAAATATCACCTCATCATGGAACAATGGAAAAAGAAAGCATATTAGCAACAAAATATATAATAGAATATAGATTCCAAAAGAAATCCAACTGCAAATAATTCCTGCTTTTGCATATTTTCTTCCTTGAGTAGAAGTAATTGGCTTATTCTTATATAAGTAACCTGTAATAAGACCGGGTACTGCTAAAAGTACAAAAAAGAGTGATAGAATACCACATACCAATGAAGTGATTGACAAGCCGTCATTAGATGTATTTTCATTGTCCGAAACAGAACATGTGCTTTGTGAGTTGTTATTAACAGCACTTCCTTTTACTTCGACATATTGAGCATCATTCATGCCACTATTTTGTTGAGGTGGTGAATAGTAAACGTTACCTTGATTTTCGTTATTTACACTGTTTTGGCTGTTAATTTGAGCATTTTTTTCAACATCCATTATGTTTTTCCTCCTTTCTTATCAAGCTGTTAAATTAAATAAATTTATGTCATCAGAATCATTTGAAAAAGTCAATTGACTCTCAGAATCAACATCGAATAAAGGCTTTTTGGCAATTTCACGATATACGCTTTCTTTACCTTTAAATAGCTGTCCTAATATGGCAACAAGGCAATTGACAACAATACAATTACCTCCCTGTTTATATAATTGCGTATCAGGAACAAATTCAGATGCTTTTTCTACGTCTTTATCCTCAAAACCAAACAATCTCCATACTTCTTTTGGTGTAAGATTTCTCAATTGTTTGTTCTCAAAAATAAGATTATCTTTTTGTACTATTGTAATTGTATTACAGCAATTGGTTTTATTTTTTTCAAGCCGTTGTTCAGTAGAAATGCCGGGTGTTTGATTTAGGCTATCAGAATTTCTTCCTCTCATAGCAACAATACATTTTAAGTTAGCCTTTGCAGCTCTAAGTGTCGGGCAAACATCAGGAAAATATCTTACCTCACTGTTATCAAAACCGTATGTATCATCAATGATAGTTGCACTGGGGCACTCTTTTTCCATCTTTTTTATAAGTGGTAATGCCGTTTCTTCTTTTACATAGTATTTTTTATCAACTTTATCTTCGAGAAATTCTTTTACTGAATAGTTTAAACCACAAGCTTGTGGAAATTCATAATAAGCATTTTCATCAAGAATAGATAACATAAAACATCTTTTTCTTGTTTGTGGAATACCATAATTTTTAGCATCCATATCTGTGTAAAAGTTTTTGTATCCTATAGAACGAAGAAATGAAGTCCATTCAAAAAACAATGGAGCATTTTTTCCGTTATGGCATTCTCTTACATTCTCCATCAATAGAATTTGAGGTTTGTTATCACATTCTTTCAAAAGTCTTTCGACTTCCCATAATAGACTTGAACGAGTACCACTGTTTCTTTCCATACCTTCTTTCTTGCCGGCAATCGAAATATCAGTACAGGGATATGAATAAGTCATTATATATTCATATTTATCTTTATCTTTTATTTCCAAGTCAGATGCGGTAAGATTTTGAATATCTGATGTTTTAAAATTTGTATTATGAACTGCGTTATAGCTTTTCATAGCATAATCATCAAATTCACAAACTTTCCAATGTTCAAAATCAACACCAAGTAATTCAAGTGCTTTAGCTTGACTTCCAATACCTGCAAAAAGCTCAATTAGTCTTACCGGTTTTGCGATTTTATACTCCACTTAATTCCACCCTTCCTATTAAAACTAAGACTTTTTTCAGTCGTTCTATATTATTAATCGCGAATATTTCAAAAAAATTTGCTGTTTTTGCCAAAATTCGCAAAATGTTAATAAAAAAGCCCCCGGTGCCGAAGCAATCCGGAGGACGAACTGGTTATTTTTTACCGATTTTAGCTACGCCTTTTTTAGACCAATTAGAATAATACTTAGTTTTACCAACCTTTTTGTATGTTCTTATTTGGATATAGTATTTCTTTTTCTTTTTTAATTTAGAAATTTTTTTAGAAGACGTAGATTTTTTAGATATTGTAATTGTTTTTGAAGACTTCATATTAGATTTAGTTGAATACCTAATTTGATAGCCTGTGACTTGTTTTTTCTGCTTTTTCCATTTAACGGTAACTGTCTTTCCTTTGACCGAAAGTCTTGAAATATTGATGCTTGCTGGTACAATTTTAAATGTTTTTGTAATAGTACCGGAATAATTACCTTTTAAAGTGATAATTACTGTACCTTTACCCACATTTTTATTATTTTTATATGTAACATCATAGTAACTTGATGAAATTTTATTACCGTTTGTATTATAAACAGTTACATATGGTGTTCTTGAATTACCGTTATATACAAATTTCGTTTTAGTTAAAGAAACATTTCTTATTCGGGGTATTACGGTAGTCGATATTGTTTCACCACATACCTTACACTTTTTAACTATTGCACCGTTAGTGCTTGTACTTGCCGGTATTATATTTTCAACTGTTGAATGTGAAGTATGTTTTGTAAATGAAACTGTTATAGTTTTCCCTGCATTTTGGTTAGCAGCATATTGAACATTAATTACACCATAGTTGTTTCCCTGCTCTAACCGCATAATACTTTTAAGTACACCGTTTGAATTAGCTGAATTTACATTTATAATTCCGTTGTTTGTAATATATGATGCATTGTTTGCAAAAGGAGTATTATTAATAAACATAGAGCAACTGTAATCTGGAGTTGCCGGATAATATCCTGATATTCTTACTTCATAATATCCTGCATCTGCTGAATTAATTTTAAAATAAGAAAGTGAATTATCATTTGTAATTGTATATTTGTATGTTTTTGATTTTGAAAAATCAACTACTGTAGCATTATCCCAATCATAAATTGGATTATTAATATTTGCAGTTGTTCTAATTGTAAATTCAGAGGTCATTGAACCCTCATAATATTTTCCCTTAAAATTAACTGTTACTGTTGCATTACCGGGATGAACATTATTATTGTAAACAACTTCATAATTAGATTTACTGATAGCATTACCTTTTGCATCATATATAGTTACATCAGGTTTTATCTCATTACCTGTATACGGTGTAGAATTGGTTGATAGATGAATTGATGAAGGTCTTAAAATCACTTTATTATCTTCAAGAACGGCACCACAAGCATTACATCTAATACCATAAGAGCCATTTGTATTTGGAGTTGCCTTTATAATTTGATATGAGCCTTTGTCATGATTTATACATTCAACGTTATAGCCAAGAGATTTGAAATAATTAAACGAATATCCGTTTGAATAACAATGAAATACACAATTTCGATTAATTTTGCTAAATGCGTTATTACCTATGGCATCAAGGTTTGATTTTACAGTAACATCAGAAAGTGAAGAGCAATAAGCAAATGCACTTTCGCCGATTGTATTAACAGTCTCAGGCAATTCAACATTTTGAATTTTGGAACAATTGTAAAAAGCATTTGCACCTATTGTCTCACAATTATTTGATAATTTTAATGTTTCAATATTTTTGCAACCTGAAAATGTACTTGAACCGATTGTTTTAACAGTATCAGGAATATCAATATTTTTGAGTGATTGACAATTATAAAATGCCGATGCCGAAATTGACTTAACAGTTTTAGGAATTGTTATAGCTTCAAGTGAAGTACAACCACTAAATAATCCAGACGGTATCGAAGTAAGTTTTGTTGGCAACTGGCAAGTTTTAAGATTTGTACATCCTTTAAAAGCTTCATTGTCAAGTATATAAACATTTTCCGGAACGATAATATTTAAGAGTGATTTGCAATCAGTAAATGCATTGCTGTTAATTACGTAAATATTATTTGGAATTGTTAACGAAGTTAGACTTGAACAGCTTTTAAATACTGACTTAGATAAACTTCCAAGATTCGTTGAAATATGAATATTTCTAACATTCTTACATCCGTTAAATGCGGCCACGCCTACTTTTTCAACAGTATTAGGCATATTTATACTTTTAATTGTTTTACAATTTTCAAATGCATTATTACCTATTTCTGTTAATGTTTTTGACAATTTTAAATCAGTTGCGTTAATACAACCGTAAAAACATTTTTCCGGCACTACGCTTACACTGTTAGGAATCGTTATATTAGTAAGCGAAGAGCAGTTATAAAAAGCATATGTACCCAATGTTGTAACCGAATCAGGTATACTAAAGTTAGATAAAGAGATACAATTATAAAATGCGTATGATAAAATTTGTGTCAGTGTTGTATTTGATTCAAAATTCATATTTGATAAATTGGTGCAACCATAAAATGCATATTTATCAATACATTCTACTTTTGCCGGAATTGTAATGTCTGTTAATCGTGAGCATCCATAGAATGTACTGTCATTAATTTGCGTAATGTTTTTTGATAATTTAACATAAGACAAATTAGCACAGTTTTTAAAGGCTCTTGAACCAATATCGGTAACAGTATCAGGCATTGTAATACTTATAACATTATTAACATCGTCTTTATCCAAAAAATTTGAAGGTATTGTTTCGACTCCGGTTTTAATATTTAGTCTACCTGACACCATAGTGTAGATTTTTTCTGTACTTTCTTCCGCAAATGCAGTTCCGCTTATAACAACAGTGCTAAGCATTACTGCCATTGCAAGTACAATTGACAATATTTTTTTCAATATAAATCATCCTTTCTAAATATTTTTGTATGAAAATAAGGCAAACAATAATGTTTACCTTATTTTCTAAACAATGTTTCTTTGCCGTACATTGTGAAACGTATTTGTTGTTTAAACCAAAAGTTTAGCAAGTTGAGTGAGCAAGATGATGCCAATAGCAACATAGCTGATAATAATACCGGCTTTTGCTTTTTTTAGACCATTTTCCGTTATTGCAGATTGTTTCTTATACTCGTATCCATAAATCAGACTTGGAATAGCAAATAAAACAATAAACAACGAAGCGATGCCAAAACCAAGTGCCATATTTGCCATTTTTTCTTTTGAAGCATCTTGCTCATCGGTGTATTGTGCTGATTCTGTGACATATGTATTAGTAACATCTTTTCCGTCTGCTTCTACAGATGCGTTTTCAACAGTTTCACCGACCTTATTATCTAAGTCCATATAAATTTCCTCCTTTTCTTTAATATTTGACTTGTTTTTAAAAAAAGTCTTTCTATATAATTATCGCGCAAGAAAATTTAAAATATTTTTGTAAATAAAAACTACATAATTGATAATTGCTCAATACTTACAACAGAACCACTAAATATAGAATTATATGAACCGTTTACTGATGAAGGTATATATCCTCCCTGAACATAGAATTCAATAATATCTTTATTTTTCACAGCGTATTGATGATTGTCATCTGTGTGTCTATTAGACTTTTGGTCACATAGAATTGCATTGAACGACTGTCCTGATGAAAGTCTAATTTTATATTTAGTACCGATTGTAGAACCATAATACGAGCCAAGAGCAATACAATAACAATTATCAACCATACGAATACCTGTTTTGGTATCTGTATAACAATTCGGTCCGTTAAGTAGTTTATACTGTGGGCTTCCTGTTGCTGTTACGGCTGTGTAATATGCATAAGTTTTACATTCACCTGATACATCAGGTAAACCATACTGGCTTAATGTTTTTACTTCAACTTCTTTAGAAAAGTCAGAATAAACCTTTTTATTATCAATTTTTTTGTAACTTCTTACTTTATATGTATAAGAAGTTTCAGGCTGTAAATCAGTATCTTCATAAGTATTTTGATTAAAGTTTGCAACTAATTTATCGTTTCTATATAACTCATAGCCTTCGGTATTTTCATTAGAGAACTGAAGCACTACTGATTTACCACTTATTTCTTTTATTTCAATTTCAGGTGTTTCTATATTTACTTTTACAGTTGACTGTGCAACAATAGTTTCCTGATTATTTATTAATTTGGTAAGAATAACTGTATATTCACTGTGTAATTTATCAAGATTAAATTCAAAACAGCAATTTGAAGCTATTTGTGTGCTATCAATTGCCGGTTTAACTACAAGTGAATCCATATTAATATCTGTATCAAAATCATCCTCATGCAAACTGCAAGTTAATATTTGATTATCATAAATTGACGATACATTAACTTTAATACTGTTGTTTAAATAATAGCATTGTAATGAATAATCATTTGAGGTTGGTGATAAATTTTGATTTTCTTTGCTTTCACTTGAATAATTTGTAATATTCAGCAACGGCTCTATTTCATCTGCATAAGATTCAACAGCAATGGTACATAAAGCTGTAAAACACATGATTGATATAATAATTGATAATATTTTTTTCAAAAAACAAAATTCCTTTCTATTATTTTATAAAGCAAGAAGAATATCTTTTTTTTGCATAATTAGTTTTACTGATATTCTCATTTTTTACTATACCGTTTTTAAAATTACTGTATGTGGTATGAGTTCTTGCGCCGTCTTTAAATTCAACGATAATATCATTTGCTCCGTTATATTCAACAATTGTCATTTCCATACCACAAGAAGCAATGTTTGTTTCGCCGATTCTGCTTTTTGCCATATTGTTCCAAAAGCTTCTATTATATTTTGTTTTAACATTAGGATTTGCAACACTGCCTTTCCTAAAAGCACGATATGATGTTTTTGTTATAGTGCCATCTTCAAACTCAACGACAATATCATTAGCATTTTTGTATTCAATTATTTTCATCAACTGACCGTTATTTGCTTTTTGGCTTTGATTCAAATATAATCTTTTCAAATTTGGATTAAAAATGCTTCCTTTTTTAAATGAAGAATATCTTCTTCCGGTAACTATAGTTCCATCCTCAAATTGAACATCAATGTTGTTAAGATTATGGCAGGCAATTACTTTCATTTTCTGACCGTAATTTGATATATTTTCCTCTCCCACCTTGTCGTAGTCGCTATAATTAGGGTTAGAAATATGGCCTTCTTTAAATCTTCTGTATGTTCGATGTTCAACAACAGTACCATCTTCAAATTCTACGTCAATATCAGTTGCACTTCGATATGCAACAATTCTCATTTTTTGACCTCGATTAGAAATATTTGTTTCATAAAGTCTATTTGGATAAGGCATTATAAACGCTCCTTTCAATATATAAATCGCAAATATTTCGGAAAAATTTGAAATTCTTCTCATAATTCGCAAATTATTAACAAAAGAAGGCATAAAAAAAGAGCAACCATAAAGGTTACTCTAAAAAAATATAAATAGCTATTCGTAAAACCACATTTCTTTAGGCACGTGGTAGTTTACCGTAAGTGATATGACAAAGCCGAGTCAAATGAAGAAGAAATGAAATGTGTTCTAATAGGAACATAATTAGTATTTTCTACAAAATGACCGTTATACATATTATATACCTCAACAGTAGCAAAGTGTTCTCTGAATAACTGTTTGCTTGTAGAATTATCCTTACTATTAACTGTTGTTGTAACAAAATATGTATATTCTGTACTTTTTGTTTTATTAGATGATGTATAATTTGTCATATCTTACGGATTGCAGTTTTCACAAGGCTCATAACCATTATTAATCAAACTGCTTCTTTTTCCTTTGTATTGTTTTTTATTTTTCTTACTCATTTGAGATATTGAACTACAACTTGGTTTGTGGAATTTTTTTGTATTGAGATTTACAATATATGTGTCCGTTATATCTTCATCAGTCGTTGTTGTATATTCTCCTGATGTAGAGTTATCGCCGGTTGCATAATTAATATTCACGCCGGGTTGAACATTGTAACAGAATACATTGAACGAAATACTTTTGCCCTTATCTTCAACTGAATATCCTTCCATTTGCACACCATCGGCAAGAAGATTATCTTCCTCAAATATAGGTGTTACACGGTACATAACATGGTTGTTTGTATTTTTAATATATTCAGCTACTTCGTTCTCAAATGGCAGCATACCTTGAATATTAAGGTATCTCGTGCCTGTAATCAGATTCTTTTCATTAGCATTCTCACCTGTAAGTTGATAACCTATCAAATGACACCTATTGTAAAGATATTTGCCGTCAATGAAATCATATTTAGCAAGATGCCAGCCTGTCGGTTTTACTGAGCCTATCTCCCCTCTTTTTTCTGTTGGCATTAAGTCTCTTTACCTATACAGGAAAAAGCCGTTGTGCACCGTCCAAGACTATCTAAATCACCATATATCTCAAATGATGATGTAGTAATCTCACTCTTTGTAAATTGTGGTACATTATCGTTAATTTTAACATAAGGTGAACCATTGTATTCAGGTATCGAAGAAATATCAAAAGTCTGTTCTGTTGTCGTGCTACTTGTAATATTACTTTCGGTACTATTTTGACTGTTTGTAGTTGATACAGTATTAGATACAAATGTACTCTGCTGTGTTGTATTATTAACTACATTAGCTGAACAACCAAACAAAAGAATAAACGATGTAATAATAGAAATAACACATATTGAAATTTTTTTATACATTATTTACCTTTCCCATTACATCATCATTGATTATATTAGAAACAAAAAATGCAACTTGAAACAAATCAGCAAAACTTCCTTCTACACTAACAACATATCCTATTTGATATTTCTTAGGTTTCATAAGTTCGGACTTTTTGCATTTAGAGTTATATTCTTCAATACTCTTTGCAAAATGATTATATAAGTCATTTAGAAACGCCGTTGCAGTTGTTTCACTAAGAGTAGAAATATTATAATATAGAAAATACATATTACCTACTCCTAATGGCTTAATATGATTATGTAATTTTTCTTTGATGTTTTTCTGTTCCATAATTTTCCTCTTATATTTTCTTGTGTTTATATTACACTTTTTTTATAAAAAAGTAAATATTTGTTTTTACCGTTGTACACAATCTTTTTGAAGTAATATATACTCATCAACAGATTTGTGGAAATACTTAATGCATTCTTCGATTGTTTTTCCGTGAAAATTCACTGAGTCAACAATATTCACTACCTGACCGACAAACAGATTATCTTTTTTAGAAAAATGAATTTCCCCTGAATAGCCTTTATAATGAACAGTCGTCAATATATCTACCTTCTTTCCGTCATACAATTCTCACAAATTGATAATACAATAAGATATAATCATCTAAAAATTTAATATCATCATGGTAGTGACCAAATATCCATTTTGTAAAATGGACCGTATTTTTGATTTTTTCAAAATAATCTGTAAGTATATCTTCTTGATACAGTCCACAGCCTATAATATCTGCAATAGATTCCGGAGCACAATGAGATATTATGAAATCAACTTTATTGTTATTTTCTTTCAGATTATCTAACCCTCGTTGCATTTCTTCTTCACTTGGTAATTCTCTTTCCCACCAAGATATATTTTTTACCCTAAACATTTTACCGGATAAATTATATTCGTTATATACCTTAACGAAATTCTTTTCTGATTTATAATCATTTGGGTCAAGAATACCATCGCTTATATCGTGTGAAGAAGCACCACCAAAACAGAAGAATTTTTTTCCTTGTAATTCAAACACATATCCTCTTTCAAGATGATATACATTTTCTCTTATCTTATGTGCTTTACCGCCATGAAAATTGACTTCATGGAATTCACTTTCAAGACGGTCATAATTTTCGTGGTTGCCATCCACAAAAAGAATAGTGAATGGCAACTTTGCAAGTTTGTTAAGTTCTTCTGTTTCTTTGCCATATGTATCATGCCATATACCAAAATCGCCGCAAACAATTACATAATCGTTACGGTTCATATTTTTCTGTTCGGGGAAACAGTTTGGTTGAAATCTTCCCCAATCACCGTGACAATCACCTGTTACATAAATCATATTTTTTCCTGTATTATTTGTCAATATCCCCGATTATAAATTTATAATATGTTGTGCTAACAATAGTTCCATCCTTAAATTGCACTTTAATATCATTACAGCTATTATACTCGATAAGGGTTATTATTTCGCCGTTTTTTGCAAAAGAAATTTTGCCAATATAAAGGTCCTTACTATTATCTATCATCTCATATTTTGCTTTCTCATATTCAAAAGAATCAATAAATTCGTCTTTAGTACAATTGTAATATTTAACTGCACTTTCCGCAATTTGATCAAATAATTCACTTGGGATTTTAATTATACAATATTTTTTGCTCCATTCATTTATAAAAGTAAAAGTAGAGATTACAGATGAGTCAAAATAGAATAATTTCGCCTTAAGAAAATCATTGATAAAATTAATATAGTCATAATATTTAGATTTTTCACCAAGAGTTTCTTCGATTTCCTTACTTGATAATGGTAAGTATCTCATTTTTAAGAATGACTTAATTTTTGCGCAGCCGTATGTAATGCCTCTTACAATCCAAGACAAAGCAAATAAGATAATGAAAAAACTTACTACAAATATAAAAGAATATATAATGTTAGCAAATAGTCGTTCAAATTTTAATGTATTAGTCCAAGTCTCACTTTTCTTAAAGTATTGATTATTAAGGAATATATTAAACAGTACAGATAAAGCAAAACTTATGATAATCATTCCGGCATCAAATACCTTATATATGCTAATTATCATTTTCAACAATCCAAAAACAGATTGTTTTTTCTCAAAATTGTATGTGTTATTCTTCATAATTATTTTCTCCTTTAGTTAATTTTTCTATAACAGAATCTAAATTATCACTTAATTTTTGTATTTCATTGTTAAATTTTTTAGTTAGTTTATAATCCTCAATCAAAAACCATGCTGAACAAACAACTACGATTACAAAAATTATAATCACAAAATATATCATAAGTTCAAATCCTTTTTGATAAGAAATTCATCAATTTCATCCTTTGACAATTGTCTTTTCTTTTTAATCAAATTAGCAAATTCTATAATCACTTTTTTGTTCTGTTCAATGATTTTAAGTGTTTCATTATAAAATAGCTTGCTTTTTTCAACTATTAAATCGTTAAAATCACTGTCAAGCATTGTTTTACTGTGTCTTGATTCTTTAGGATGTGAAGAATTATTTTCTTCTAAAAGAATATATGCTTTTAAAAAATCAACACACTTTACAAAATCACTATCATTATATTTGTTACTGATTATAGAACCGGCACTAAATTCACCTAAAATAACTTCTTCTGCCGCCGCCCCTGCATAACATATAAGAATTAGATTTTTAACATCATCTTTTGTACAAATTTCTTTGCTATATGTAACACAAGGACTTTTATCTTTGGATATATCAGCCTCAACGGAATATTCATTGCAAAACATGTGTGCAAGAAACGCATGTCCTGCTTCGTGTATGTAAACATAGTCGTATGAACTATCAATGATTTTTGCACTTGCTTTCTTATTATTTTCAGGCTTATATTTCAGCAAATTATAAAGGCTCTTAATACTAAAATTTAGTAATAAGCCAATACCAATACCCAAAATGAACAATTGTAAACGCAAATCCATTTTAGCATTCACCTACCCAATCAATCGGTACTTGACCGGTAGAAATAAGATATTCATTTACTTTTGAAAACGGTTTTGAGCCAAAGAAACCTCTGTAAGCTGATAATGGACTTGGATGTGCAGATTCAATAATAAAATGTTTATTCGTATCAATTAACTTTTTCTTATCTCTTGCATTTTTGCCCCAAAGAACAAATACAATAGGCTTTTTCTTATTGTTCAGTAGTTTAATGATACTGTCGGTAAAAGTATTCCAAATATCAGCCATTGAGTTAGGTCTACCCTCTATAACAGTTAAAGACGAGTTCAAAAGAAATACGCCCTGTTCAGCCCAATCAGTTAAATCAGAATCTGCACGAAGTTTACCACCAATATCATCTTGAAGTTCTTTAAAAATATTCTTTAATGAAGGTGGCATTTTCACATCGTTGTTGACTGAAAAAGCCAAACCGTTTGCCTGTCCTTCTTCGTGATATGGGTCTTGACCTAAAATTACAACCTTAACATCATCATAAGAAGTTTTCATAAAAGTGTTATAAATATCAGCACTGTTTGGATAAATAACATTTTGTGATTTCATCTTATAATAAGTATTAAAAGCTTTGCCTGATTCAATCTTTGTTTGTTCGTCAAAATTATCAACCCAATTTTTTAAATTATTTTTATACATATCGTTTGACATAAAAAATCCTCGTACAGCCAAGAAAAATAATATCTTGGCTGTTTTTTTGTTAGTTTTTGCCGTTTAACAAGCTGTCTGAATTAATAAGTGTACCATTTGAACCTGATACTTTAGGAAGTTCACCGTTCCACTTATTAGCAATTTCATAATCAATAAGGCTTTTATTAATTGATTTGTTAAGTTTTTCGTTTGCCTCAGCTTGTGCATCTGCTTTAACCTTTGTAGCAGCGGCTTCTGCCTCAGCAGCAATTTTTTTCTTTTCAGCCTCAGCCTGTGCTTTTACAACTGCCGACTGCTTATCTGTTTCAGCCTTTTTTAATTTCTGTTCTGCAACCTGCTTATCTTCAATTGCCTTGTTATAAGCCTCAGAGAAATCAAAATTAATAATGTTTACATCATTTACATAAATACCTTGAGCGTTAAGTTTTTTATTAATCTCATCAACAAGTTCTTTTGATACTTTACTTCTTGATGAAATACATTCTTCTGCTGTATATTTAGCTGTTACGGCTTTAAGGACCTCATTTACTGCCGGTGTTACCAAAACATCTTCATAGTTCTTACCGACATTCTTAATAATCGAATATGACATATTGGTATTAATACGATAACTTGTTGCTAACTTTGCCGATACAGTCTGCAAATCCTTTGTAGATGATTCTGTTTCAATTTCAAGTTTAACAATACGGTTATCAACCTTAGTTACCTTTTGCCAAGGTGCTTTAAAGTGTAAACCTTCCTGCAATACATTTGAACTAATTTTACCAAATGTTGATACAACACCTGTATGACCGGCTCTTACTTGTGTCATACTTGTTCCGATTAAAACAACAAAAAGAAACGCAATAACTCCGATGATTATCCATTTTTTTGTAAAACTTCCGTTGTTATGTACAACATACGTCTCATCATTGTCCTCATCAAAATTGTTATAATACTTGTTTTGTTCTATCTTCCTCATAATTTTTCCTTTCTTTTTTAATTATTATTTTCTACTGCATTATCAGTAGTTGTTTCAGTATTAGTGGTACTCTGAGTTGTTTCTGTTGATTTTTCAGTTTTGGGAATATAAATCTTATACGAATATTCTTCATCACTTATAATTGTTTTTTCTTTAGACAAATACTTTTCAATATGTGGCTTATCCGTTGTATAAGAATAAGTAAGTTCACCTTCTATTGTTTGCTCAACGAAATCACCACTGTCATTGATATAAATACGAATGTAATATGTATCAGAATTTTCAGAAAAATCATTAACTTCTGATTTTTTTACATACGAACCGTCCTCAAACGGTAATAATTCATTAGAACTAACAAATTTCCCACCGACAATATGACCTTGTGAATAATATGGAGTAATTTCAGCTTTATTATCATCTTTTAATTCATAAATGCTTAAACAAGCCGCGATAACCGCAAAAATAATGAATATAATTGTCGCTCCAGCTAATAAATACGTACTAAAGTCGTTGTATTCATAATCTTCATTCGTTTTACTAATGATAAAAATAATCGCAAAAACGCCAATAATAATAAGAATTGCTATTCCTATTCCAATTAAAAATGTGTTCATATTTTTTTCTCCTTTTTTAACCTATTTTAATAATCTTAACTTTTTTACCTTGAAGGCAATCAGAAAAAATTGAAAGCACAGTGCTTTCAATATCTGTATCATTTGAATAACACATAATTGTATATCCTTCAGTTGTTCTTAGTTCTTTACGAATCAAGTTAGGCAATGCCATTTCATTAAGTATAATCAAAGCTTTTCTAAACTTTGATTTGTTTGTTGTGAAATATGTAATTTCTTGAATGCAAAATGTGAGAGAATTACGAATTTCAATTTTGTCAGTAATTTGATTTGTTTCTTTGTTTCTTTTGATTTCTAAGATTGTAGTTTCCATAAATAATTCCTCCTATAATATGAAACTTCGACCCATTTTTTTGAGCCTTCACTATATAAATCGCAAATATTTCGGAAAAATTTGAAATATTCTTAAATCTTCACAAATTGTTTACAAATAAAAAAAGCAGCAGATATATTTACCTGCTGCCTTTTATAAATAACTATCCGTAAAACCACATTCCTTTAGGTGTGTGGATACACGGAGTATATCACTATTAGCCTTGGCTTTGAATATATTGTTCAATAATTTCTTAGAGAATTGACCAATACTACAAGCAAAATAGCCGTCATACCTTTCATGCTATATTTGGAGTGACCTCCACGGTTATAACCATCCACGATGAACGAGCCTCCAACCTTATTAAATTAGCCATTTTGGGTGTTTTGTAGCCTTTAGGCATTGTTGAAAAATCAACTTTGTTGCCATCTATATCCATAAGAACTGCATAGCCAGTAGACATCCTTCCTTTGATAAAATATTTTTCACCAAAGTATTTGACTTTATCAAACTTTCTAAAACCACAGATTTTGTCTGTAACAATAGGTCGTTCTGAACGAACACCTTTTGTCTTTTGGTAATCGCCTTTAGGAATACATTTCTTTTTGTAAAGGTTTGTCCTTACTACAAACAGCTTTCCTTGTGTTGCTATTGTACAAGCGTCATAGTAATGTTCTTTTTCTATACCAAGAGCTAAACGATTTGCTTTTGTTACATATCCAAAAGTTTCAATTGCATCAGGGTATAATTTAAAAAGTTGTTTGCGTATAGAGTTCATCTGAGTAGCATATTTAAGTGTTCCTTTAACTTTACCTTTAAAATTAGGTTTTATTCTACCATTATGTAAGTTTTTATGGCAGGTATGACAAAGCGTAATTAAATTACTCTGTTCATCAGAACCGCCTTGACTACGGAACACTATATGATGTACTTCTAATTTGCTGTCTTTACGCTTACCTTTGCAGTATTGACAAGTATAATTATCTCTGTTGAGTACCATAGCTTTTGTATTTTCAAAGCCATAGTTAGTACCCTTTTGATAGCCCCAATGCCTTATTTTAGGATTTGCGAGCATTGGATTTTTCATAAGGTGCATATCAAACTGACCTGTTTCAAACGCAATTGTTGTAATTGGTAGAATAGATTTAACATATTCTATTTCTTTCACATGACTGTGAAGTTTGCTTTGCATCGTAGGACTAAACCTACCTGTTCGTATAGAATTAGCACGATTAAGCCATCTTGCTTTTCTATAACGAGTTTTACGATTTCGTCTACTCCTACGATACTTTGCTCTTTGTGTCATTTTGTTAGTAATATCGTTTCTGACAACGACTTCGGACATGTAGATAATATCACCGTTGTCCTTACTAACAGCAGCACCAATAGTACCACTACCGGTATCAACGCCAAGAGTTAAATTTTGTTTATAATTTGTTGTTTCAAAATTCAATTTAATCGTAAAAGGTTCGCGCCTTTTGACTTTTGCTTTGCCTTGTTTTAGCAATAACCTTGCAATAACATTACTACAAGGCATTAATGGTTTGTTGTTTTGTGAAATCACATAAATCATAATTAAGTTATTCCTTAAAAATACTCTACCAAGTGGTAGGTTGTGCGTACTATGTTGCACTGTTACCATGCAATTGTTCCGACTTCAACTCGACAATGATATAAAGGCTTGTTAAGTACATATCACAAGGCTGTTCTTACTCTGACCTAACTTAAACATGTACGATAGAGCAACGGTCTGTTGCGTAAACCGAAGGTATCATGACCTAAATATCGTAGTCATCATTTCTAATTACTTAGTCTGGTGAACCATTTAACAGAAGCCACATTCCTTTACAGTGTGTGGTAGTTCACAAATATCAGTCCGTTCAATGTAAATATTCTGTGCAGCAGGAATATCATCATTTTTAGAATGATTACTGCCAAGAAGAGTATTTACTATTATTCCTTCGTAACCGTCAACATTTCTTTAATTGGTGTTAGCTTTTTTGCATATATAGAAACTGCAAAGTTTTCATTGTATGCAGCAATTTTCCATTCTGGCCAATTGTGCTCAGCATCGTTTCTAATTCTTTTATAATCATCTGAATAGCCGGATTTTACACTTGGTGAAACTGTTTTGGTATTTGTCATATTAATTTTCTCCTTAATTATTTATAAATTTAATAAAATTTTAGTTACATATACTGTTACAGTAAACAGAATAATTCCAGTACAGCATACTGCAATAGACATAATTAAAGGCATAATTCTTAACACCTCACTTAATGCTTTGGCTTCCATCACACCATTTTTTCAGTCCGTCATATAGCAATCGACATTTTAATTCTTCAGTAATTTCCTTAAATTTACATTCCTTGTAAACCCTCATATAGTTATGACCATGATATGTAATAATACCAATATCATCTGGTACTAAATCTACTATTTTAGTAGCTAATTCTTTAGGTATAACATAATAATTTCTGTTACCACAAAAATTATGTCCGTGTGGGCTTTTAAAATCTTCAAATGTAATTTTTACTTCAAAGCAAGTAACACAAATACCTGTTTCTAAAACAGCATGTTGATAAAATACACACCCTTTGCAATATTCACCGACTTCTTTTCGTCCTAATTTACAAGGCTCGTTATGTTTTAGTTTTCTGCAATCATTTAATTCTTTAGTCGGAATATCCTCAAAACGAATGCTATCAACAATGCCGGTAGGAGTCCAAACCTCGTCAGCATATCTCAAAGTTCTCATTTTAGTATGCATTATAGGCTTAAAATAATGTGTTAATTTTTTCAGTGTTTTGGTAAGTTCTGTTTCCATAAATTATTTTTCCATTTCTTTTTTTAAACTATCTTTGATATAGTAATCAGAACCAAATAACTTCTTGTTAAGTTCCAATAACTCAACTGCACTTTTGCCAAAAGATTTCCAATCAATATCAGACTTATGATAATTAAGCTTACCTACTTTAAATAAATCAACATAATCAGCTTTTTTAAATAAATTTAATACACTTTCTGCATTAAGTACCGGTTCAGCAGATACCCATGTTTTAATTCCCTTTGAATGAGCTGTTTTTAAAGCTGTTAATCTGTCTGAAATTTTACCGGCATTAGGTTCATCAGGAGAAACATCTAAATTTGCCTGAACAGAATAACCTGCGTAGGTTACACCAAACCAATCATTACTATCAAGCAAATCAAAATCTCTCATTGCATCCTTGCCGTTTTTAGTAAGAATTTGAACATGATTGCCGGAATTTTTAATAATTTTAATAATTTCTCTTGTTGGTGTTGAATCATATCCAAGTGGATAAGGGTCACAAGTGAAGCATAAATGAATAGTTTTGCCTGTTATTTTTTCTCTTTCTATTTGCTTTTTTACTTCGTTTACAATGTTTTTACGAGGTTCTACAAGGCTGTGAAAATCATCTTTTTTCTTATGCAACACATTTGGTGCGAAGCAGTAAAAACAGTTATGAGGACAGCCTGTGTAGATATTAACAGCATAATCGCCATATTCTTTTGCGGCACCTTTAGGTTCGTAAATCGGTTTCATTATTTTTCTCCTTTTCATTAAACAGACAAATGCTTTAAATTTTTAGCATACCTTTGTGCAAATTCAAACATTTTTGGTCGATTGAGCATAATTGCAATTTCTTCCGTAAAACCGGATTGCGTAACACCTACCAAATCACCTGAGCCACGCTGATAGAAATCTTGCTTTGCAATTTCAAAGCCGTCATTTGTTGAAACAAGAGCATTAAGTCGCTCATTATTGCCTTTATCTGAAATTAACAAACAATATGACTGCAAGTTGCTTCTGCCTACCCTGCCTCTAAGCTGATGTAAAGAAGCCAAGCCAAACATTTCAGCATTTGAAATAGCAATTACAGTTGCATTAGGAATATTAACGCCAACCTCAATAACAGTTGTTGAAACCAAAATTTGAATTTTATTATCTGAAAAATCATTCAAAATATTTGATTTGCTTTCAGCGCTTGTTTTTCCGGTTAAACTTTGAATCTTAACAGAAGGATTTACTTCATCAAAAAAATCTTCAAGTTTTTCTGTTAATTGTTTTACGGAAAGAACGCTGCTTTTTCTTTTGGTATCCTTTTCAATTTTAGGAGCAACGACATAACATTGATGACCTTTTTTTATTTCCTCGTTTAAAAATTCAAAGCTACTTTCATAATCATTATCAATTATTGTTTTTACAGGAGATCTTCCTTTAGGCTTTTCTTTTATCGTATATACGTTTATCCAATCACCGTAAAGTGTTGTTGCAAGGGTTCTTGGGATAGGTGTGGCAGTCATAGAAATTGAATGAACATTTTCTGTTGATTTATTTCTCAACTTTTCTCTTTGAGCTACGCCAAATTTATGTTCTTCATCCGTTACAATTAAAGCCAAATTGTTATATTCAATATCATCATTAAGAACTGAATGAGTTCCAACTATAATATCGTATTTGCCTTCATTGATTTCTTTCGTAATTTTTCTTTTTTCGGCAGCTTTAATACTTGATGTTAAGAAAACGGTTTTAATTCCAAATGGTTCACATAATTCTTTTATGTTTTTATAATGTTGTTCTGCTAATACAGTAGTAGGAGCAACTAAAACAGATTGATAGCCTGATTTTGCCATTGTTGCCATAAGCATAACAGCTACAATAGTTTTGCCTGAACCGACATCACCTTGGACCAATGCTGTTTCGCAATTACCGGTTTTCATATTTGAAAGAATAGAATTAATCGTTTGTTTTTGGTCATTAGTTAATTCATACGGCAGTTTTTTTGCAATTTCACTTACAATTTTTAAATTTTCAGGAATGAATGCTGTAGTTGTACAATTTCTATCTTTTTGTTTTGCAAGATTAATAGAATACTTCAACATTTTATTGAAGTCTACTGTTGAAAGTGCTCTTTTTAATCTTCTAAAAGTTGTAGGAAAATGAATTTCCTTATATGCTTCTTCCAAAGTCATAAGGTTACATTCTTTTCTTATGTACTCAGGAATCCATTCATCAAAATAATAAACATCAAGAATTTCTCTTAAATTTTTTCTGTAATCTTTGTAATTGAAATAGTCCGTGCTTGGTACTCCGACATACGCCGGAAAAATAGTCAAAGCCGTATTTTCATATTCAGTTGTTATATTAGGATTTGTTATAGAATAAATGTTATATTCTTCACTATAGTTCAAAGTTCCACATACATATATTGTTTTTCCGCATCTATTACGAAGAAAATCTATTATGTCTTCTTGATCGAACCACATAACATTTACTCTTCTTTTTGTAAATTCATCAACGCAACGACCCAAAGAATATTGAACATAGGTAGAGGTTCTACCAATATCAAAATCTTTAAGATGCAATTTTAAGCAAACTTCTTTATTCACACATTCAGGTTTTGCACATCGAAATTTCGTATAATCAATATATTTTTTAGGAAAGAAATTTATAATATCATCATCGTCTGCTTCTTTCGGCAATCTTTTCATAGAATATTTTAAAACATCAATTACATTTTCATGTTCTATAAACATTAACTATTTCCTCCTTTTCTAATTATAATTAAAATAATAATTTTCACACTAATAGCTCATCATATAGCAGCCTATTAAAACAATTGCTATTAAAAATACATTAACAAGCAAGGTCACGATAATTGATATTTTTGCAACAAACATAACAAAAGCAATAAAACTAATTAAAGAAAACATCATTACGGTAAAACATATTATTCCTTTTTTTGTAGGTCCAAACAAAACAAACAATACAAACATAACAGCTCCAAATAAAATTAAACCAGTCATAAACAATCCTACAAATAATTCAGACACTTTTTAAACCTCCTTAAAATTAATTCTTGGATATTTTTTTAATATTAATTTCTTTTTGATGATATAGTCCTTTGTTTTCTTTCCTTTATCTTCTCTCATTTCGTATGTACCATCATTAAACAGTGTTACAACATCAGGTTTATAAGTCACCGCACGTTCTTTTGAGGTACTTCCACCTTCAACAAGTACAAGTGTTCCCTGCCATAAAAAGCCTGCGATTTCACCTGCCATAAGCATTCTTTTGTGGTCCAAATAATCATCAAGTTCTTTCTGCGATTGAAAATACAGGCCATCATACCAAATACATTTGTTTTTATATTTAGTGCTTTTATTATTACATTTGCCAAGTATTTCTTTTTGATATTCCTCAGCAGTCATGTGTTCAAAAGTCAATATTGTCACACCGCCTTATTAAAATACATTAAAATCAAGTACCGGTACGGTAAAGAAAATAATATGTTGTTTCAACTTATCATTATTATCAATTTCAAATTCTGTAAGAATTGATTTAATTTCATCCGACTTGGTAAAATTAGTCACAGACAAAAACATTGTTTGACCTTTGTTGAGATAGATACCGTTTGAACTTAAAACGGTGCTCTCAATATTTAACGATTTGAATTTTTCTATTAAAATTTCTTTTAAATTATTTGGTATAATAATGTAATTTGCTACTTTGTTGTTATAATTTGTTATCATAATCTCTCCCTTATACAAACGTAATCTGTTCAGGCATATCCATCAACTCTTTAATTCTTTGATTTCCGATGTCAGCCCATTTTTGTAAATAATATTTACTTTTTGGATTTAAACATTTACCGAAATCAAATCCAATTGTTTTTCTTTTGTTTCTTATTGCAGCTAAATTTGTAGATGCAGAACCGCAAGTAAAGTCAACTACTAAATCACCGGGATTAGAATATGTACGAATAAGAAAATCCATAAGTCCTGCCGGCTTTTCTGTTTGATGAATAGCTTTGCTTGGATGGACTTTTTGAAATTCTATAAAGTCATTAATATAGAATATTTGATTTTCATAATCCAAGCCGTCAACATAAAATTCGACATCTTCATCAGCAATCGGAAAGCTTAATATATCAGTAGGATATTTTTCCATACATCCTTTTCTGTTATCATTAAGCTTAAAATCAGAATAGTTTGAATTAACTTTGTCTTGAGTATAATTACCTCTTGAATGTAAAGGCTGACCTATAGTAAATTGTGGATTGTATGTAGGTTTTTGTTCGTAGAATACAGCAATATTCTCATGCTGTCGTAACGGCATACTTGATGCATTAAGGAAACCTGATGTAAGTATTTTGTTCCAACAATAATCATGTCGAAACATATCAATATTACTTGAACATAAATTAATATAAAACTTACCCTGCCCGAACAGAAGAATAGCTGTATTTGGTTTTCGTGCATAATCAATTGCTTCCCACATTTTGTGAAAAGGAATAGGTATATCGTATTTGTTCTTTGTAACGCCGTAAGGCAGGTCGGCAACAATCAGGTCAACCGAGTGAGGTTCAAGTGCATATAGCCCTTCTGTGCCTTCCATATCATAAATTTTGTTAAATTCAAGCACTATAAGTATTTCCTCCGTCACTTAATAGTAGTTGTCCTGTTTTATATGCTTGATACAGCGTTTTTTTACCGTCAGTCAGATAAGGTAAGAATATTTCGTCAACTTCTACATTACCCGATTCGATAAATGCCATTTGTGCAAGAATCCAATCTCTTACATTGCGCCAAGCTGTTTTTTCAGCCTGTTCTCTGTCAACTTTAATTCTTTGTTTTTTAAATGTTTCAAGCACGCCGTCTATATTTGCCGGCAGTATAAATGCTTGCGACTGATTACCGTTTACAAGCTTAAATGCAATTCCGGTAGGCTTACCGTTTTCATCATAATCAATCATAATCTGTCTTGCACCGTGTTTTGCAAGAGCACCTTGTATTTCTCCAATTGACTGGTAACAATCAATTTTTGTTGTATAGTTTTTAATTGGCATTGTTTTGGCCTCCTTTTAATCAAATTCAAATAAATACTTCTTAATTCTATCTTCGCCAATATATTTAATTGCGTTTTCAGCAATCTTTTCAGAGGTAAAATATACTTGCCCTGTTATTTTCCTTTTAGATACATCCATAATGCCAAGGTCGTTAGACTTTGTATTACAATAAATAAAATATTTGATTTGTAAATAATTTTCCCAATCAATTTCCTCTGTATTATGTTCTACGGCATATCTTTTCAACTCTTGATATACTAATTGCTTTTGCTTTGCAAATTCAGCTTCTTCTTTGGTGTTATAATAATTTCCAAATTTCCAACAGCTTTCATCGTAGAAGGTATCGTTTTCAACACTGCCGACAATATTTCCATCTTCAGCAATACTGTAATATATTTCGTTTATATGTTTTCTGCGACTTTTTTTACTTTTTTTTACCAAGTGAAGAAAAGTTTTCTTTTCTTTATCAGTTAAATTTTCTAATTCTACCTTGAATTCTTCCATAAGTTAGTCCTTTCTATGATTTTGCCTTTAATTCTTTGTTTTTTCTTCTTTTTTGAATGGCATTATATTTTTTATAAGCGTTTTCAGTTGCATTTTTTACATCTGTTTTTACGATTTTAAATGTTTCAGATAAGCATCTTTCATTACAACATTTTAAACACTGATTAATTTTAAACGATGTCTTTGTTTCACGGATTTCAATTGTTAATCGTTCATCATTCACAGTTGCACTAAAAATCATGCATTTGCCATCTTCCACATCACCTATATATCCTGCAACACAATTGTGTTGTTTTTTGCCTTCTGATACAAATTCATTATATCTTTCAAGCTTTTTATAGTTATCAGGCAGTTCTAAATACTTTAATGGTGTTTCAGGAATTTGTAATTTTTTTCTGCCTTGAGCTACTTTTTTGGCAGTTATCTTATCACAATAATAATCGTGAAGTTGAAGAATATTTCTTTTTCTTTCCTTTAAATTGATTTTTTCACCAAGTTCTATCGCCATATCTATATAATCATCAATTATATAATAGTATGAATTATACCAATCTATATCGCCTTTATCGTAAAACCTCTTTCTAAATATTGCTTTTAAATATTCTTTAGCACAATATTCTCGATTAATTCTGACCGGCATAATTTTATGATCATAATCGTCACACAAAAATGCATCTTCAAATAATAATGATATTTGCTCCGGTAAAACATATTTAGCCGCACTACCTATCATATACAAATTTGAAAATTCAAGTTTGTTACTTTTGTTTGGGAAATTAACGATAGGAAATACATCATTCATGTATTCACTTTTACTGTGGTATTTTTGTAAATTATTTAGTGCCAAAGTTGATTGATAATTTTCATTCAAAAAATCTTTGTAAAAATAATTTTTATATGTGCAAAATTGAAATATTAATTCTGCTATTTCAGGTGGAAGATCTAAAACTTTATGTATTGAAGACGGATAAAACTGTTTTGAATTTTTCTTTTGAGAATATATACTTCCGTCATTGTATATTAACATCACCTGTTTATTACCAGTTTTTGTGACAGTAGATATTTCAAGTTTTTTAAAGGCTCTATTCCAATACAATTCAACCCACTTATAAGGTTGTATAGTTATTGCAATATAATCTGAAATTGTTATTTCAAGCCTCATAGTCCTTATTTCCAATTCCACATCGCCCAGATCTTTGCCTGTTTTATATATTTTTTCATAAGTTTCGGCAAATTGTTTTACAATATCATAATTATTATTAAAATATATATATTCAAAACTGGTAAATTTTCCGTTGAGACTATGTGATGAATTATAAAACAAGAAATTATCTTTATCCTTTCTTATAACATCCATAATTAAGTCAAACAAAATAGTACATGGCGAAGCGTAACCAACAGGATATATGTATTTTTCGTTAATTTTTTTGATATATAAATTCAAGTTATCTTGAATTATTTTGTGTAAATTTAATTTTCCTGTTGTCCTCATAAAAAATCCTCCTGAAATTACGAAAACGTTGTTTATTCTTTTTCAGTCTCCACTATATAAATCGCAAATATTTCATTTTTTTTTGAGATATTTCGTAATTTTCACAAATTGTTTACAAACAGAAAAAGAACCACCAATTAAGGTAGTTCTTTTTTTGACATTTTGGGTGATTAATTGTAAATTCCGTTTACTCGTACCAAGAAAAAGCTTTTGACTTCTTCCAATAACGCTTCTTTGTTTTTATCTGTGAATAGAAATTTTTGACTTTCAAAATAAGGACTTAAATCAATATTGTAAAACGCAAAATATTTAGGAATCCTAACAAAGTTATAATTTTTGTTTATAATTTTAATTACTTCTTTTAGTTTTTGATTTTTGACAATTGCTCTTAAATAACATATATCTAATTTCATAGAATCAGCATCATTCAAAAGAAGATAAAATTCTTTAATTTCTTTTTCATTTGCATCAATAGTTAGTTCTTTAATATCATTAAATATTTCCATAAAAGAGCGACATGGTGATATAATATTGCTAATTTTTAAGCGAATTTTTTTATCAGGATAAACAATTTTGCTTATATTATATTTTGATATTTCAATTGCATTTTCTTTTTTTGATAAGATAAAATCAAAATCATCTAAAGATAAATTTTGAATAAATTTCACAATTTCATCTTTCTTTTTCTTATTTTTTTGGTGGTTTATCACAAGACATATAATAACCAACATAACAGCTCCACAAGCAATTATAATTTTCATAATAAAACTCCCCTTTTAATAAAGTCTATTAATTTCCTTCTTTACGATTTCCCCTGTTGATTCATTTTTGTATGTATATAGCTCAGCTTGGATTATGTCGCCCTTTTCCAAGTCAAAATACTTGCTATGAAATAAATCGCTGTAACTGAATTTCTCAGTTGTATTAAATTCTTTACTGTAAACTGTTACATCCACATCATAATCATATATAACGCTTATACCTGTATATCTCGGTGTTTCTGATTTGCTTATTTCTGTAACTACAACATCAATATCTTGTTTGTATAGTTTTGTTCCTTCAGGAACTTGTGACATTTGGTTGAATATTCCTAAAAATATTACAAACAGCAGAAAGAATATTGTTAGCAAAGTAATTTTTACATTAAGCTTTTTGTTTTTTTGAGTTTCTGTCTCGTCAGAAATTATATTTTCTTTATTTTCTTTTAAAATTTTTGTACTTCTCATAAAAAATTCCTTTTAAATTTCAAATTCTTCAAATTCAATCACAGCACTTATAGGACCAATTTTAGACTTGATATAATTAATCAATTTGCCTTAATATTTTTTCAATGTTTTCTTTACTTCCGGTTACAATGTAATAACTTTGATTTCTGTTCTTTTTAAAGACCAATTTCCTCTCAAATTTGTTTAATTGACTTAAATCTTTTCTACCCGTTGCAATTACATCTTTAATAACAATAGTATTTCCTAAAGTATCATCAATCTCATATTTGTACTTATGGTCATTACTATATTCGTCCATATTAGGCAAGTTCAATAATTTGACATTATTTTCATCATCGTAAAAAATATATTTGTTTTCTTTATTGTTTTTAATTTGATTTGAGATATCATTATTAGAATATGTAGCAATTATTGTTTCTTTAGGATTAACAATATCATAACTGCCAAAATTAAAGATTATTGCCTTAATGCCTATAACCATTGTAAGTCCGATGATAAAAAGAATTAAAAACGCTCGTAATATTTCTGTAACTTCTTTTTTATCTATCTTCGACATATTCACCTTCTCCAATCAATCTGTCCGCTTTGCTCATTGATAATATCAGCAATTTCTTCAATGTTCATCGGAAGTGGTTTCCAATTGTATAAAACACCATTAGTAAACTTTGTTGAGTCACCGTTTTTCAGTTCAGTAAAAGCATCGTAATAATCAAATCTATTTCCTTGGTATTGCACTTCCAAATGTAAAGCCTTATTACTAAGAGTATTAGAATAAAGAAGATAATGGCCATCAATATGTCTTGGTGAGGTAATACAAAAACCTGAACAAAAGAAGTCTCCTAAAATTTTACATAAGTCATAAGTGTAACATTTCATAATACTTGGCTTATTTTCCTGCTTTGTCTTTTTCAAAAATGTTTGTTTTGTATTTTTGTAATATTTACAATAGGATTCAGACTCTTTTAAAAGCAAGTTTTCCAACTTCTTATTGATTTCATCAACATTGTTCTGTTCAGGTGGCATTAAAGAAATTATCTTATCAATATCAACTTCTTCACAATCGTAATTAAGATTAAAGCCCACCTTGATTTTTTCTTGCTTCTCATCATTTTGATTTTCCAAAATAAGAATTCCTTGTGATTCAAGAACTTCATCGTCCTTATCAATGATTCCAAGATTCTTTGCTCCGCCATAATAAGCAATGGTTTGATTTTTTTTAAGTAACATAATATTTTCCTCCGTATTATAATAATGGGTCAACATTTTTGTTGACTGTTTTTGATTTGTTTGTTTTTGTTATATCTTTAGCAATATTGCTGTAATTTTTAATAATTTCTTGACAGCTTTTTGCTAACTGACATGCTTTTAAATATGTATAAGTTTGTGTAAACTCTGTGCCACAAAAAAGCTTGTAAAAGATATTATCAGCACTTCTTATTCTGTATTTTTTGATAATTTCCAATTCACAATTTTCCATATACCTCAGATAAGCATCATATTCATAGAATTTTTTAGAATCATCAAAGAGAATTGTTTCCAAAATCTTTGTATACGCCATAATATACGATTCTATATAAGCGTTTCTTTGACCATGTTTTTTATCAATTTTTTCCATACCACTTTTTTGATATGTGTTAAATAATGACGGTATATAGCATCTTTTAACCCAAACAGGAAAAGAATCAATCCATTGCTCACCAACCATATAATTGTATTCCGGTGAGAGCAAACATTCCAAATGATTAAGTATTTCTTTAGAACTAATTTTTTCCTTACCATTATTTGAAAGTTTTAATACATTAAGTCTTACCTGCTTAATATCCAACAGCAATTGCCAAAGTAAATTTCTCTCAGTGTGGTTTTTACTAATCAAATCTTATTTTTCCCCCTTATCATAAATACATTTGATATTTAAGATTGCAAAATACAAATTTGCAAACCAACCAAAAATTAATATAAATGTTAAAAAGTCTACATTGTTTTTTGCAATATCTAATGTTATAGAATTAGTAGAATACAACATTGCTAAAATATTCATCACCAAAGCTAATTTGTTCATTAGTCAATCACCTCAATTAATCAAGACTATATGTAATTTCGGTAATGTTATCACCACACTGAATACCCATAGCACGCATTTTGTTTCTTGCAATCTTTGCGTTGTTTTCAGTATCAAATATCCATAATGTGCCCTGTGGTGGCATCGGATGAACGCCTAAAAAGCCTTTAAGTTTTGATACATATTTAGGTACTTCTCGTGAGCCTTTTATCAGCCAATTGATGTTTCCGGTTGCAATTGTATAACCTTTGTTTTCCATATATAAACCTTCTTTCTCACAACACTCTCCATATTTTTTGTACATACCGATTGCTTTCTTCTACTGCAGGAAGAATTATCGTTGCACAATGTTTGTCATCTTCTTTAAATTCCGAAATTATTGCAACTAAATTCTTGTTTGAATAACTACCTCCATCAAGTGAAAAGATTTTTCCATTCTTAACGCCACATAAGCCCCAAAAATGTGATTTGTTTGCTAAATATGTAAGTAATGAATTATCTTTAACATTTAACGAATTGTGTTTTACAGCTGCATCAAGATAATCATTTAAAAGCATTACCCTCAAATAGACCTTATCTATTGACTTGTTTTTTACAACTTCACTTAATGCAGGCAATGGTTTTGAAAAAAAATTAGTGTTATATTCCATATAATCCCCTCCTAAAATAGTCTCTATATAATTAATCGCAAATATTTCAAAAAAATTTGAAAATTTTCTCAGTTTTCGCAAATTGTTTACAAATGAATAAATCAAGGCATAAAAAAAGCCACCCTTCCGGTGGCTCTTTTTAGTTTGATTAAATTATGCAACATCCTCAATGTATTCTTCTGATTTTGATATATACATGTTATGCAAATTTTTCTTAGCTTCCTGAATGCTCTCATTCATAAGTTTATCAAAAATTGCAACACCAATATCAGAAGCAAGTAACCATTCCTTTGATTCTTCAAAATTTTCCAAACACTTTTCAAACTCTTTTTGCATTTTCTTATCCATAAATTCCGTACCATGTTTATCAACAAAAATACGATATTTACGAATATCAATTGCACAAGCTTTTGTAACAGCATAAATAAGATTTTGAATAGACTGCATCTCATTTTTTGTAATAACGTTCTTCATAATTCTACCTCCTGTTGTGCTCACAACAAAATAACAAACTGAGCATAAATTTAATATGTCTGTTATTTTTTATTATGAAAAAACAAAAAGCAAATACCCAAAAGTATCTGCTCAAAATTTACTTTTATTAAATTTATAATAAAAAAAGGAACACACTTTTCTCAAAAAGTACATTCCTTGAATTTAAAATATATAAAATTAAATCATAAATAATAATTACTATACACTTAGTGTAGCGCAATATATTAAAACTGTCAAGGCCGTTAGAGGATTTTCTTAAGAGCCTCAATTTCCCTTATAATGAACTTTTGTCGTTCAGTATCATAATTATAAATATCAAGATCAAAACCGTTTCTAAGACCGATAAGTGACATCATCATAAGCAACGATGCTGTTTCCAATCTATAATTACCGGACGAAATTACAAATTGGTCACAACCTCTTAATATTGTACATAGTCTTGGTATATTTTTCACTTTAATCTTATTAATTTTAGTCGTGTAATGTTCCATAATTCTCTCCTTTCTTAACAACGAATTTATTAACATCATTAAATCCAATTTGTTGTCCGCTTTCAGGTAGTTCTGCAAGATATATCAATGATTCATTGATTTTATCTAAAACCATTTGTGGCGGTGCGGCAGTTACAGCTCTATAAGCAGTTGAAAAAACATATATATCAAAATATTCTATTTTTGCTTTCAAAAAATCATTTAAAAAAGTTACATAATCAGTAATGTTATGAATTTCTAATTTGATAAATTCAGATTTGGTTAAAGGTATATATTGCATTTTCTTATATGACATTTTACTTAACTTTTTTTCTATTACTAAATCTTGAATTTTGCCTTCGACCAATCTCAATACAAGTGCTGCTAATGATACAAAAAGAACACATACAAACCCAACAGCAATTTTTAGTGTAATTCTTTTATCAGGTGGAAAAGAATCATAATCAATTGGAGCAATAAAATTAAAACGAGCATAGCTACAAAGAACTATAATAATTGCCAATATAATATTAACAACTATGTATTTAAACTTTTTTGAATTAAATGTCTCTTTTAATTCAGAAAAAAAATCTTGTCTTTTGTTCTTCTTTATTTCCTTAAAGGTTTGTTTTAATTCTAAATTATTGTTAATTTCCGGAAAAATACAATATTCTTTAGTATTATTAACTTTCATTATTTTTCTCCTTTTTGATTATCGTAATTAACTTTTTACTGAAATTTTTGTTAATATTATTGCTGTCATTAAAAAGCCACTGTGTTTCTAAAAATTCATAGAATAACTCTGTTGACAACTCGTTGTAATGCTTATTACCATAGACACCAGACAAAGGTTGGCTAAGATTAAAAGCTAATTGTTTTTTACAATTATGGTATTTGAGTCCGCAGTTCTTGCATTGTAACAAATTGTTGCATAACCAATTTGCAAAAGTCTCGACAGATAAATTTTGTATCTTTTTAAATTTCTTTTCGATTAATTGTCTGTAAACATTACCACATTTACAACGGCTACAATTAATGAGTGAAGTTTTTTGATTAGTTTTAGTACAAGTTTGTATGTAAACCGGATGGTCAAAACAATTAACATTACCATCATCAACACAAGAATAGAACGGACATAGTTTTGCCATATCTTCTTTAATCATTGATTTTCTCCTAAAACGCTTAAATCAAAACCTGATTTAACAAAATCTACAGCCATTTGATGATTAATACCATTGCCTAACTTTGCATAAATCGTATCCATATCTTTGGTTGAAAATGAAGTGCTGCAAATTTTGTTAAAATCTCTTGTATTATTATTGTAATATCTGTAAAGTGTTGGTTTTGATGAACTCCTTAACGCTGATGAACATTCCCTACTAAAATATTCACAAAGTTCAACATAGAAATCTTCGTCAGAAATGATATTATCCAAACAGATATAAACATTGAATTTTGGAATTAAAATCAGTTCATTATTGTAATTAATATAACTTTTTGGAAAGACAAGCATTGTCTTCCTTATTGAATCAAGCATCTGCATTAATTCTCACCCTCTGACCGCATTTATCACAGTATTTTGAATCTTTTCCAAGTAAGTTATCACATTCAGGACAAAATGCAATTTGAGCCTTTGGAAAGTTATATACCGTTGCTTGTACCGGTATCTGTTTTTGTACAGAATTTCTGTGAATACCATATGCACAAGTTTTTGTATAATCATCTTTATAAAAATTCTCACAGCCTGTACAATGTTCTAAATCTTTTTCTAAAACTTCTTCGTATGTCATAATAAAAATCTCCTTTTGTTTTTTGTTTCTATATAATTAATCGCAAATATTTTGAAAAAATTTGAAATATTGCTTAAAATTCGCAATTTATTAAAAAAGGTTACAGAAATTAATCTTTCACCATATAATTGTGAAAATCATATAAATAGCTTTCCGTAAAACCACATTCCTTTACGGTGTGTGGCAGTTGACATTCTTTACCCATTAATTATTTTTCCTGTTTTTTAGGATAATCATATTGACTTTGATCAATTCTGACATCAAGCATTTCGATGCCTAAAGTTTTCTTTTTTGCATAAATAACTTTAACTTCATCACCAATAGAAAAATGTGGATATCTTTCATCTAACGAGCCGTCAATTTTCTTTACATTATATATGCCTTTTAAATTGTATGAATGTTCATCAGCAGAGTTAAGAACCTTAACAGAAAGTCTTACATTTGTGCTTGTAGATTCACTATCGTATCCAACAATCACGGCGGTTCCGGTTTGTCCGCTTTTTTTAAAATAATCGTTTGATTTTTTTACACATTTAAAAACAATTATACCAATTACAATTAACAAAACTATAATTGCCACAAATAATATTTTACCAATCGTACTCATCAAAACTTTTCTCCTCCTTTTTACCATAAAGCCAATCGTTGTCAAAATAAACAAATACAAATACAACGCCCAATATAAGCAAAGCATCAATTATCCAAAATACAGCTAAAACAGAATTGGCGTTTTTCAACATTGATTTTTTGACTTCTTTTGGACTTGTCTTGTTAAGATAATATTTACGAACATAATCAATTTTGTTATTGTCAAGTTTACAATACACTACGCCGGCAGAAGTCAATTCATAGACCTTAAATGATATTCTTTCGTGTGATGACAAGTAAATATAATTCCCACTTTCATAAGAATATTTACCTTTATAGTCTTTAGCACTTAAATACTTATATGGGAAATATTTTGTTACATTTTCCGGTTTGTACTTATGATTATTAATTGTAATTTCATCACTTGACTTTGATTCCCAATCCTTCGTATCCCATTCGTAATATGTTTCTGTATGTGAACTTGTATGAGTATTGCCGTTAGCATCGGTATATGTATCTGTAACCACTCTTGTTTTCATTTCATATTTTTCTCTTTGATAATAAATATAAGAGTATTCGCCTGATATTATATCGTTCATAGCTACGGGTTTAGTACATACTACATTTGCCTTTGCAATTACTTTTCCTGCATTGGTATCAACCAAATGGTCAAACATATCTTGAGTATCACAGCACTGAATACGATTTACTTTGGAATTATGTTCGTCTACTTTGTTGATAATAGAAGAAGTTGTATATATGCCTATTCCTATTAGCAAAATAACAATTATTATTGAAACAAGAGCTTCACGCTTTGTTACCGTAAAAGTATCACAATCAATCAGTACATTATCGTTTTTAGTTTTCAAAAACATCCCCTACTTCCGATACACTTTCATCAAACTGCAAATATTCCGAATTATTAATCATTTTATAATTTCCAAGGAAAAACTTATTTACCGGATTTCTACAATATTTTCGATAATTTTTCACTTGTTGGTTATAATCTTCTCTGTAATCAGATATTTTGTTTTCACAGGAAATAATTTCATTACTCAGCTTTTCATATTGCTTGTCAGCTTTAAGCGCAGGATATTGCTCAGAAATAGCATTAAGAACCGTAGATGCTTTATCAGTGCCGGAGGAGATTTCTTTCCTTGCTTCTGCGAAATCTGTCATAATGCCTTTTTCATAATCAGAGTATTTTTCAACAACCTGAGCAACCTGTTTGATTTTTCTGTTTCGAGTATCCATTTGAACATTAATTGACGATGCTGATTCAAAGATTTGTTCTTCCTTGTTTATTGCTGTCGTATTAATTGAAAGTTTTGTTAAGAAGAATGCTACTACAATAGCTACTATAATACCTAAAATAATAAACATTGTTTTCCAATTAATTTGTACTGTATTTTTATTATCCATAATTTTTAATTCCTTTCAGTTTTATAAATGTTTTTTCTGTATTCCATAGGTAACACAATATTGATGTATTCATCACTGAAATTGACATAAGAGCCTACTTTGGTGCCACGATATTTGAAATATAAGTGTGGCAATGTGGTCCAAAAATTAGGTTTAACGGCTAATTTTGTATTGCTACACACATAAGTGATTTTGTGTGGTTCACTGTACTTTTCGGAAAAGTCCAAAGTATTTTTTGACTCATTATATAAATTAATATGTTTCTGAATCAGTTTACCGTTTCGTTTTCTATGATAATAATTAGCATACAATTTCAGATTGTAAATATCATTAATGTTAGTATCAATAGGATCGTATATAACTTCATTTTTCACTTCAAACCATTTTGGTTCACATTTTTCAATCCACATAGACTTTTCATCACAGTTACCGTTCACAACTCTGTATGCAAAATATATCAATCCTTCATATACAAACAGAAAAACTATATATATAATTGTTACGATTGGAATTTCGGTTAAAAAGTACATAAAAGCCGTTAATAATGCATTGATAATTAACAATATTAGAACATATAACATTTTATTTTTCCTTTCAGTTTAACTTGCTTGTAACTTGCTAAAAAGCATATATTTTCAACTATTTGGCTTTATTACTTGTTATTTTACTTGCCGGTAACTTGCTGATTTTTTATAATATTGTTCACTTTGAAATCACACTTGTTAAAATTGTGCTCATCGTCAGACATTTTAGGCTGTGGTAATTTGCAATAATATATAAATGTGAGAATAGATGAAATATTAAAAATCAGGAACAGTGCAGCAATCATAATGTTAATTTTCACAAGAAAAATCCTCCGTCATGTTTTCTATATCTGTTTTGCAAAGCATCAACTTTTCACAAGATTTTTCATCAAAAACATACGGTACAAACACATTTAAAGTTTTTGTAATTCCATTGTAAAAAGTAGCAACAGCAATTTCAGACAAAAAATATTTGTTTTTATCAAAAGAAATAATATTTTTATTATCAAAATCAATTAAACCGTAGTAATCAGAATTAGTCATCAATTCATTGATTATTGAATTTCTGTTATCGTCTTCAATTTTATCAAAAATCAACTTATAGTCCTTAATATAAATCAAATAACAGTTTACTAAATCACAATCAAATTTATCAGACAAATCTTCTATAGTTGTAAACGGTTTATCATATAATTTTAATATTCTTCTTTTATCAATTTTACGCCCACAACTCCAACAATACGAAATATCTTTCACACAGTTTTTTGATTCAAAAATTTCGTTTAAATTTGCACCACAGATTTCACATCTACCGTTTGGACCTATATAAGTTTCTCTTTCAAATGTTTTTATGGTTGGGAAATCTTTAATTGCCTCACCTATTTCAGTTCTCAATGTTCTAATTGTTTGATACATTTCATTAGGTGAAGAATCTTGGTTAATATTTTTTGTTTCTTCTGCTATTAAATGATTAACTCTTTTAGCAGTTTCATACTTATTAAGTAATTCATCCATTGATAACATATCTCCTTATTTTCAAACCTTTTCGTTCAAAACCTCAACAAATTTCTTGAATATTTTCGTAGGGATTTTCCGTATTTTATCCTCAACACTATCTCCGTATTTCAAATATTCAATAGCAAAACTTCCGTACAAACTTTCTTCTTTTATAATTTCACTTATAATTTTGACAGTAAGTTCTCTGTCGGTTCTTGCAACTATCAAAGAAGTTGCAAATTTTTTGCAAATATTTTCGGTTAAATTTTCAGAATTTTCTTTTATTTTTTCTCTGATATTTTCAATTTCTTTAATATATTCCTTTATTTCTTTTTGTTGATTTTCGGAGACAATGCTGATAATATCATCAAGGTCATTCGCAAGTAAATGCCGATATACAAATGTAAGGGTAATTTTACTAAAAGCCGAGTGAAGTTCAAAGTATTCATCTAATTTTATTTTGAGCATAAATTCTCCACCATCTTTTTGTCCTATACGAAGTACCCATCCTTCACGGTTAGTATTTCTTTCTGTATGAGCAAGATAAAGAATATCAGAAAGATTTTTAAAAGAAAATGTTTGAGGAACAGAAAAGTCAAAATCATTTGCAATGATATGAGTTTCATCAAGTGAAAGAAGTTTTTCTGTTCTTAAGTCTCTTACGGCAAGTAAATAAAGTGATTTTTCATTACCGTAATTTATTACTATTCTGTTTTCAGGATGTATAAGTTCAAAGATATAAGTATATCCTTCCTTTATTTCCTTTAAAAATTTTGGATATTTCTTTTTTAGAAGTTGTTCTGCCAATACAATCTGGTCATTTTCAAAAGAGCCATTTGTAGTGATGAGAGGTTTGTTCTTATAAAGTGAAACTATAATAGTAGAACCATCTTTTTTGTCGGTTGTATATACATAAGTGCTTTCACTCACGAGTTTTTTAATAATATCCTCTTTTGTTTCCGACACTTCGTTTACATTAAAGAATTTATCAAAGGGATATGAAACTATTGTCATTGTTTCAATATCTATTACTTTTCCTCTGCAGAGTTTTGCAAGATTATGAAATCCTGTCGTCCATATAACAGCATTGTATTTAAGACCTATTAGATTATCTTTATAAACAAAATTTATTGTAGAAAAAATTATAAAAAGATATTTCAATAAAATTGAATCCGACAACATAGATAAATCACATTTTTGAACTCTTTCGTCAGTAACATTGTGCTTAACATTTGGATACAAAAGATTGAATATATTGATTTTAATGTTCGGAACATTCAGAGAAATAATGTAATCCTCAATTTCGTTTCTGTTATCTAAATTCACATCATTGTCTTCACAATATTTTTTCACGCCTTCTATTGCAGTATAATACGGATTAAAGGTTTGCGTTTTTATATTAAATTTTTTCTTAAAATAATTTATATATAAAAACATTTCAGTTATATATTTCATGTATTTCACTTCACTTTTCGAACCTTAATTTATTTATACGATTTTATATTTTTTTGCTTCTTCACGAGTAAGAAATACCTTTTTCTATAAAAATCAAAATAAACTCCCCTTATTTACATAGCGCCATGATACCGGTGCTTTATTTAATTTTGTTTTCGGGCAATTGTCATAATAAATACCCTTCTTCAAACATTTATTTTCAAATTCACAATAACCATAATCACAAGGTCTTTTTTCATTCCATTTAGGAAACAGAAATGCATTTAATTCAATAGATTGTCTGTAAATTATCAAGTTGCTAATATGCCAAAAATATACTGATTTATCATTTCTCTGACAATCTTTTTCTTTTTGAATGTAATCGCAGGTAAATTTGCCAAAAACTCTACCATTAATAATATTATCAAAAAGAATAAAATCATCTTTGGTATAGTAACAAAAGCTCACTATATCTTTTTTTGTTTTTGCTTTACCACAGTACAAATAACAAGTGAACGGTGGCTCTAATTTTGTTTGACTTTTTCTTTCAATAAAATTATTTTTCTTTTCACAAATAGAATTAGCTTCCAAGGATTTCACATTAACTAATATGGATTGCAATATTATCGCCTCTTATTTTTTAAAAACATTTCTGTACTTAAAATCAATGTTTTTTATATTTGAATTTTCAACTTTGTTTTCAAATTTTATAGAATCGTTATTATAAAAAACAAAATTCACTAAACTTATTAGTAAAATAACAACCAAAAATATTGATAAAAATATCAGTAAAAGAACACCAAGCATAATATTTTCACCTCTCAATCATTCCAATCTAAATGCTGACCACAGTTGCCACAATAACTTTGTAATTCTTTTATAACAAAACCATTTTCTCCGATAAAATCTTCATTAAAATTATCACTAACCTTTGTTACTATAAGTTTCTTACGATTAGGGCAATAGAATCTTTTGTAATTCATATCACCGCAAACAATATTTTTTGTTATAGTTTTTTTGGGTATGTTAAAAATTTTTTCATTTTTGCCTATTAAGCCAAATTCAACAAAATTCATTGCAAAAGCATCAAGTTCTTTTTTTATTTCACTTTTTTCTTCATCTGTTAAGGAATATTCACAATCGTCTAAATTGTTTAATATTTCCTGAGCCATTTTTGCATTGTTTTGAAGAATTACTAAATCATTATTTGTTAAATTTGACTTTCTTTTACAAGTAATCATATCAGGTTCACCAACAAGGCATACCTCATAAGGTTCTTTATTCATATATTTTTGCAAGAAACTTTTTAATCTCATAGAATGGTAAAGATCTTTAGGCTTTGCATTTTTACGATTACAACTTTTAATCATTCCGGTTGCAGCTTGAATTACTGCCCTCTCATTAAGACGAGCAATTTTTTCTTTGTTTTGTTTAATAAAATAAAAGAAAAAATAACTAAAGGCAAAATGATTACGCCAATTTTCATTGATTATAAAGTAAACAGTATGTAAAATTTCAAGGCATTCCAATCTGCCCTTTTTAACGCCTTCAACAAAAAGACGAATATCCTTAATTGTGGTATGTTCACCGTTAGGTTGAATATATGTCTTGCTTATCGGCTTTTTGTTAGTAGTAATTCTTTGAGTGTTGGTGCAACTAAAACAACCGTATCGACATCTGACTCTTTATCACTTAAATGGTAGTTTTGACTACCAATAAGAAAACAGCCAATAATATTTTGAGGATTATTAACAATTTCTGTTGCAAATCTGTTATGCCTTTCTAATGCTTTGTAAATATAATAATCTTTACTCAACGTTGTTATTCTCCTTTACTTTTTCATTTTGTAACCACAGTCAGGGCAATAATCACAGTTATAATTCCATTGTCCGCCCTTGTTACCGCAATTAGAACATTTGAAAAGTGGTTCGTCATCGTCTTCTGTGGTAACATCAATCCAATAAGCATGTTTTACTGTATCAACTGCCGGATATGTTTTAATTTCTGCATTGTCATCATTTAATTGTTTTTGTGCCAACTGAAAAGCGAACATATACCAATCAAGTATATCTGTTTTTCTTTTACCTATATCGTCTGAATAGGCATCATACTCACCAATGTACTTTGCTAAGATTTTACGAGCTTCAGAACTTATACCGGTTGCATCAGAAAAATCAGAAAAAATATCATTGTAAAATTCTTCCAAAACTTCTTCTTTAGAATAAAAATCATAATTTCTATAATCTTCTATTAATTCTTCAAGCCCATACTTTTCCTTTATAAGTTCAAGGACATCTTCTTTTACAGCATCTTCATCATAAATGTAAAGAGGTCTGCTGTGGCAATTTATCTTTCCTTCAAAGTAGCCTACATCTCTTACCATATCACTAAATTTTTCGTAAGTCATATTGTAATAATTGGTAGCAGTCAGCTCACCTAAATCACCTGATATATGTAGTCTGCAATAATCTTCCTCAAAAAGAAATCTTATTCTGTATTCAGAGAATTTTGGGTTTTTAAAATCCAAAATTTTAATATTTCCGTAATCAGTTAATGTTGCCTTATGGTTTTCAAAGCATTTCTCAGCTATTTCCACATCCATATTATTCCTTATTCCTTTCTACATAATCTTTGTATCTTTGACAATATTTGTTTGCTATACACTTGTAGCATTCTTTTACGCTAAAACAATCATCACTACAGTAATAATCATATTCCTTAACAAGCACAAGCCTGTCATTTGGTTCACACCAATCCATGTGTGTTTTGCCCGACTTATAATATTTGTCAAGTGCCGGTGCTCTGTGAGCTTCAAGATCACAGAAGTTACTATCATCAAAATTATCTTCACTTATACTTAAAGCAAGTGTTTTAGCTTTACCTGCTGTTGTTGCAAAAACGATTTCAGCATTAAAGCCTTCGTATTTGTTTTTCACTTCCCACGCTTTCATTCGTCTACCTCCAACAATTCGGGGTTATCGTACATGTTGCCGATAATTTCACAATTATCTACACAACCGTTAATTTGATAGTCTGCTATATTTTCACACCACGACCATAAAGCTTTTCCCTCAGAATCATTAAAACAATATTCTTCTATGTTTAAGTGTAATTTGCCACTATCCCAAGCAACTCTATAATAAGAGTTGTTATCATAATCTGGCTTTAATATATCGCCCTCAAATATCTTTTTGCCGTTCTTATCGATCAAATTTGTATATTTGCCGACTGTTTCAGGTATTACTTCAATCAGAGTTGCCGTTGCATTGTTTACTAAACTGTTTAATAAAATTCCTGCAACGCCTACACAGATAAAGTATTTATCATGTTTTACAATCAAAGAACCATAGACAAATCCGTCTTTAAAGTATCCAACACTATATTGCATATTTTTTTTGAGTATATAGTCTTCTTTACGAAGAGGTTTACCTCTATATAAATGTACTCTCATATCGTTTCCTCCTTAATTTTTAAATTATCAACAATTTTTAAGTTTCATCGTCAGTATTTTTTTCATATTCATCTTTTGATATCATTTTTGCTTGAAAACCGTCTAAACCAAGAATACTACACACCTTTTCTTCCTTGATAGGTAAATCAATAGATACATAGAATACTGTTTCGTTATTAGTTGAATCTATAATTTCGTAATACCATTTTTCCAAATTATTGCCTCCTTAAACGGTAGTAACCTGTTTGTTATAATCCAATAACAATTCCGGGTTATCATAAATATTTCCGATTAAATTCATATTTTCCCACTCAGATTTATCATATTCAGTGAATGTGCAAATGCATTCGTCCTTACCGTCATGTTTTAAAACCCAACAACAGTCATTTTCATCCCAAGATACAACAGTCCTTGTTAAAGCAGTATTTGGGAATCCCCAACTATCATCGTAATCATCGCACCACTCTAAAATGTCTCCATCAAAGATTCGAGTGTTATTAATATATTTACCGGTAAACTGACTTACAGTTTCAGGAATAACCTCATATTTTTCAAAATCAATATTACCGTCATTAACATTGGTTCTGCCGGAAGTAATATAATAATGTTTACATTGATGTACGATTGCTACAACAAGAGAACCACATATCCATCTTTTTGTATCAGTTGTCTTTCCTTTAAACAATATATCTATCATAATTTTCCTCACACATACATAATATTAAAGTAATAAGGCAGAGTAGATAATTCTGCCTTATATTTTTTACTTGAACAACGAAGATTGATTACCAACTGCGTTATTAGCATTTGCCTGTGTTTGTAGCTTTTTGCCAAGTAAGTATCTTTTTTGTTCTTTAACGCTCATTGACTTGTCATTCATATTACGTTTAAAGAAAGGACAGAATTTCTTTTTGCATACCAGTTCTTCAAGTGCTAAGCAACTGGCTATTCTTCCTTCTTTGCAATACATTGCACATTCTGTCATTGTTTCCGGTTCAATTTGTGAAAGTAAGATTCTTTCATTTACGTTTGGAATTTCCATAATATTTATTCTCCTTATACTTTTTGTGCTTGGCTCCAATAGCCAATAATTTTTGAATCATTTGTTACACATTTAACCCTTACATAACAAGGATTAGACATATTTTTCATTGTAATATTGTTTTTAGTGGTTGTTACAGTTCTTGCATTTGAAAAACTTTTATCATTTGAATACTGAACTTCATATGACTTGCAATTTTCTGTTTTCCAATATATTGAAACTGTACTACCACTTCGGCTAACGCCTTTTATAATTATCTCCGGTGCAGTGGTATGTTGTGAAAGTACCTTTTTGCCTTCTGCATAGAGTTTTTGTCCGTTTAATTCAATAAATGGTCTGATATAATAGTAAATGTATGTTGAATGAGGCAATTCTTTAAATGTGTACGTATTTTTATCAACCGTACTTATTAAATAAGCATCATTACCACTTTTATTGCATCTAAAAATATCATACTTGACATTATTGTTATCTTTATCCCATTGAATAGAAATTGTTGACGATGTAGATACAATCAAATCTGTTTTATTAATCGTATTTGGTGCTGTTAAAACATTTACCTTAGTAGTTGATTGATAATGTTTTCCGATACCTTTAAGTTCGAAAATATTAATATCACCCGGTGTTAATGTATTTTTGTTGAAATTCACAGCATAATCTTTACCTTCTTCAAGTTTCATTCCGTTATATTCAATATCAAATTTATATTTACCGTTTGGATATGTTTTTGATGAAGTGATTCGTGCGTTTTTAATTGCAGCAGGCACAATCTTAAATTGTCCTTTTGCTTTACCAATAGCAAAGAGTTTGTTCTTATTAGTAAGTGTTACCGTGCCTGTGCCTACTTCTGTATTATCAATATAGTCAACAGTGTAATTTTCCATATTGATTTTTATACCGGCTTTTGTTTTTGCAACAAACTTAGGCTTTATTTGTTGCCCTGTGTACTCGTAAGATGCTTTATCAAAGGTAAAAGTATAATTATGTATATTTACATTGTAAGACACAAAATAAGTAAATAAGCCTATTACGACAAGTAATATCAGTGCTACAATTGGTGTGGCGTAATTAATTCTTGTTGACTTCTTCAAGAACTTCACCTACCATTTCCGATAATTCAACATTCTCTGAACCATCACTGTTATTTTCTTTATCCGGTATAAATTCAGATACTTCATCAGCACCATTGGTATCGTCTTTTTTTAGTGAACCCAACATACCAAACATAAAGTCATTAAATTTATTTTGCATTTCAGCATCTGACAATTTGGAGTCAGATAATTCCTTTACAAGTGATGTGATACCGCCTAAATTATTTTTTACAAGCTTTTTTGCAGCCTTTTTGGTCTTTCTGTCAACCTTTACCTTCTTACCGTCTAAAATGTCATTTAAAACGTTTTCATTACCCATTCGTATTATTCTCCTTTAAAATGATTTTGGCTTTTTCCAAGCCATCTATTGCATTATGTATACTGTTAATTCTGCCAAGCAGTGATTCTATTTGGTCGGATACATCTTGAGCACTATCAGTTAGTCTATAACCTTTATTACAAGCAACGATAGGAATACCGTTAGTTCTCATATGATTAATCTGTTCTCTTATTTGCTGTGTACCCAACCTTGTGTGCAGACTTATTTCAGTAGAAGTAATATATTGGTCTTCTTTGATTAACTCTAATACTGCAAGTTCTTCTTTGGTATTGCATTTACTCTTGTAATCCAATGTTATTCCTCCTCATTTACATAATTAATTAGGTTATTTAATGAAATATTTTTACCATCCAATTTGAATTTATAACCATTTTTATTTTGAAGTTTTAAAATTCCAATCATCGGAATACACTTCTTATCACCAGTTGTAAAAACTGTTCTTTTTTCGTTGTTAATAATCTCAAAAAACATATTTTTTTCACCACCCAATATATAAATCGCAAATATTTATGAAAAATTTGTAATTTTCCATAAAGTTCGCAAAATATTAACAAAATTGTATTTTTAAAAATAAAAAAAAGCCACCAAAAGGTGACTTTTTAGTATTATTTAGAAATAAGTTTAATGTTTTTAGAATTTAAAATCTTTTTTAGTTCATCAATATTACCTGAAATAAATTCATCATTATGAAAAACAAAAAACATTTTGCTGTTTGCTAAGTGCATATAAATATTATTATTTTTTTCAAAAGCAACATCAATTCTTTTGAGTTTATATCTATATGTCAAAGGCTTTCTTGAATTGTCCTTAATTACCATATCAATTGAATCATTATCAACCTCTATATAATGTGGAAAACTGTTCATCTTATTTTTAAACTGAGCGTTAACCTTAATTTTATGATTGAGGAATGGGTCAATAATAAGAAGATAAAAACCGATAATACCTAACACAATGGCAAGAGGAAGATTAACTTTATCTTTCATACAACCAAATACTGAGAATAGCATCAAACCTATACCGCCTAAAGCAAATACAAGTCTTGAAATCCAAAGTATCGGATCCATAAATACCTTTTGTGTCACTATAAATTCAATATCCTTTTTATTGATTATTGATTCGTATGTAATTTTATTTTGCATAAATTAAAATTCCTTTCTTACAAATTAATACTTTTTTTAGCCAATTCATCAGCCATCTCATTATAAACATCTCCTGAATGAGCTTTGACTTTCTTGAATTTAATGTTTGTTTTGCCCGAACAGAAATCAAAGAATTCCCTGTACCGACGAGTTACTTGCTTGTTAGCTTCCCACTCACCTGTACACCATTTTGCTATTCCCTCATAGTCGTGATAAATAACAACCTCTTTGATGTTATTTTGTACTGCAAAACTCATAGCCGACATTGCAGCATAAATCTCACCTGTTACATTTTTTGATGTAACAATAGGTCCTGAAAGCTTAGAACAGATTTTAACAACATTATCTTTCCAAATAATAATTGCACCTGAGCCGCATTCAATCACATGATTACCGATTGCGGAGCCGTCTGTATAAGCAATTGCTCTTTCTTCAGCAGAGACTTTACTGTTTTTTGATTTTTTCTTTTCTGTTTTATCTTTTTTGGCAGAAGATTTGTTTTTCACGTCAGCAAATATTTCAGCTTCCTCTAACTCTAAAGTAGAAAATTTCTTATATATTGCTTTTGGAAAACCATTTACTTGCAAATTGCATTCATCCCAAGTTTCATAAACACCGGGATTTCTGCCAACTTTTACAGCATAATACGCCATGTATAATTCTCCTTAAATTTATTATTTTTTCTCGTTTGTGTTAATTGAAAATTTTTTGTGACACACAGGACATATAAGTTTTTTTCCTGCATAATAATCATTTACAACAGAACTTTTTCTTTGATAGTAATATACTTGACCACAATTTGAACAAGTAATTTTGTATTTTGCAGTTTGCATAGTGTATTTATCAAATTTCTTTTGCAATTCTGAATTTTTAGAAATATGTGCCGAGGGAATACAGCCGACAATTTCACAAATTTGTTTCCAAGTCTTGCTATGTCCTCTGTTTTTGTATTTCACTGCATCAACAGCGTGAGCATATTCGTGTCTTATTACATCGTAAAACTCATTTTCAGGACACTCAAAAACTAAATCGTTAATTCCGATTTTAATTGGTTTTCCATTTTTGACGTAGCAATATCCACATTGAGAAACCCCAGTGAAGTGCACTAAATCAATATCACTTGTATCAATATTAAAAATTTGATCCAAACGATGATATTCATTAGCTATATCTTGTAAGTTGTACATATTTTCTCCTTTTTATTTTTATTTTTAAAAATTTTTCAGCCCTATATATTATAAATAACTATATATAATATCTATCCATATTATCTTCTTACTTACTTTCTATGTATCTTCTAAGAACCGATGCCAGAACCAGAGCATACTGTGAAGAGAGGACAGAGTTTCCCCAAGGGCATTTGAAGAAACTCCTTCCCCTCTTCGTTACAGTAAAAATGACAAAAACAGCTTATGCCGTCGCCGTCGCTAAACCGCTTGATCGGACACTTGACGAGTTGTTAGACCAATATCTAACCTGCCTCAATGGTATAGATCCCTCATTGTTGAGTGTTTCCACTCACCGGCAGTTCCCAGAACTCTATTGAATTCCATCCTCTTCCTTTTAACCATATCAACTTAGTTGACTTAGGCAACGGTACGGAAGAACTTCACCGCTCAGGACAGGGTTACTTGGTCAAGCCGCTTTCGCCCCGCCCCACCAATTTTATAGTTAAGCTTGGTGATACTCTTTTTGATTATTTTATTTCCCCAAAAAGCCATAAAAGGAACTGTATTAAATTTTTCTGCTCACACTATATATATCACGCAATTTTTATTTTTTTAGAATTGTGAAGAAATACAAGTGGGTATATTAGTTCTTTAACCTCATAGGAAGCACCATAAATAAGAATTTTTCGTTTGAATCATCATCCTTATTAGGAACAATAATGCTTGGTGAAACCGGTCCTGCAAGCTTGTATGTAACCTTACTGTGTTCAGGTGGGATATTATTTAATGCCTCTAAAAGATATTTAGCATTAAAACCGATAGTTACAGGTGTTTCTTGCATTGTTGTCTCAATATCAATTGTATCTTCGACCTCACCAAGTACGGATTTCGTTTTAATATTTAATTGATTACCGTCAAATTCACAACGAATCGGATTCTTTTGTGAACTTTCGATTATAGGCGCACAACAATTTATTGATTCGGCTGTGCTGTCAACATCGATTATTGTTTCAAAAACAAACTTGTTAGGAATGGCATTCTTATAATCAAATCTTTCGCCTTCAAGCAATCTGCTAAAGAAATCATATTCATCTGTTACGATGTGTATATGATTGGAAGAGAGCGTTATATTGACGATTTTTTCTTCTGAATCGCTTATTTCTTTACTGATACATTTAATCGTTCTTTTAGGCACTGTGAAGCTGTATGAACCTACAAAATCATTAAATAATCTGTATAAAGCTAAACGATAGCCGTCAAGAGCGTATGTAGTAAGACAACCATCCGAAAGTTCAAAGTTTAATCCTGTAGAAATAGGCTTTTGCTGACATTCATCAGCAGCAGCAAAAATCGGAACTGAAATCATTTTGAGAAAATCTTTTTCAGTAAGAGAAAAGTTTTCACCAGTTACTGCCGGAATCTCCGGGAAGTCTTCTGCGTTAATACCATTGATTTTAAATCTTGCCCTACCTGATTTAATTCTTACGAGGTTATTGTTTTCAAGAGCAAATTCAACCGTATTTCCTTTCACTTTTGAAAGAATATTATTGAGCATTGTTGCATCAACGATAATTGCTCCGGTGTCGCTTACCTCTGCAGTAATTGACTTTTTAATTCCAAGCCATAAATCATAGCCTGTAATTGTAAGACAATTTTCCTTTGCTTCGAGAAGTAATCCTTTTAATGTTGGGATTGTTGCTTTTACGCTTGATGCCTTCGAAGCCGAGGCACAAGCACTTTTTATTATTTGAGTATCACATTTAAAATTCATAAAATTTTCCTTTCTGACCTTTTGGTCCGTACATTATAGAAATCGCAAATATTTCAAAAAAATTTGAAAAAAATCTCGATTTTAACAAAATATTTACATTTTTTAATAAAAAAGCCACCAAAAGGTGGCTTTTTGTTTTAATTAAATTAAAGAACTAAAAAACGGAACATAATTATTAATAAGTTCTGTTTTCTTGAAGATTGATTTTTTTACCGCAATGAGGGCAATAAATACCAATCTTTTTATGTTCTTTTTTGCAGTATTTTTTGATCATATCATCAGTCGGTGTAACTAACGATAAAATTTTTTGAATTTTTCCATATTTTAATCTGCAGAAATCAATTTTCATAGATGAACTTGATTTTAAATTTGATGTAATAGCTGTCGGAAATGTTTCTTCTTTCCATTTACCATTATCAAATATAAAATCTGTTGCATTAACATAGCTGAGTTCTTCTTGGCACTCAGGGCAATGTACGATTTGTGATTCGTAATTACTCTTATCACGAGTAAGCTTAGAAAAATCCACATAATACTTTGAACCTTTTTTGTATTGTGGCAACAAATAAATGTAAAAATAAGTAAAAATCATATATACATTTTTTACACCGTCAGTTGATTTATGTAAACTAACAAATTCATAATCAATCGAATTATCGGTTAAGAAGTTTATTAATTCGTCATCATCACACACTTTGTCACCTTCCGCATCCATAAGCTCGTACTTGTGGATACCTTCAATAAACTCTTGAAATGAAACGCCTTTTCCTTTTGCGTTGAAAAAAGCATTTAATTCAGAATAAACTGCTGATTGAATCATTTAATTTTTTCCTTCTTACACTTCACTTATAATCTTTGAAATTTGTTCATTGATGTCACTTGAATCTGTGTCGAGCCATTCTTTATAAATGATATCCAAGACACCATTCGTATTCAAAAGGCTTTTCTTTGCAAAGATACCAAAATTATCATAACAAACATCTTCAGCAACAAAAACAATTTCTTGTTTCCAACAAATCTCATATGCATGTTGAATTGCATAATTTGGATTTGTTTTCTGTTCTTCCTGAACCGATTTGATGAACTCGTTAAATTCCTTTCGAAGTTTATCTTTAAATTTTTCTTCAAAATTGACAAGATAATCTAAACCCAAGTGTTTCAAGAATTCATCTCTCGATTCGACATAAGCTTCATCAAACTTTGAAATTGTTTCCGGGCTAAATATATTAATATATTCGTTATAAGCCAAATCATTTAATTCTATTAAATCCTTCAGTACATCCTTTTCAACACAGTTAGATGAATTCTTTTCGTTCAAAATATTTAATAATTCTTGTAAAAAAAGAGATTCTGACTGAGAGTGTAATTTTCCCAACCTTAAAATATCTTCATTCGTAAAAACAATATTTGACTTTTCCATAATATTTTCTCCTGTATTCATATCATTTAATAAGTCTAATAATTTTTTTCTATTCATAAAATTTTCCTCCAAATAAGCAGCAAGCATAAGCCTGCTGCTTTTATTTATTTTTTCCTATTTATCAAGATAATGTGATTTCGGACCTGTGTTGCCTTGATAAAAATGTTTTCTGCAAAGAGAAACATATTTTTCATTAGCACCCACAAGTACCTGCTCACCTTCTCTTATAATATTTCCGTCACTGTCGATACGAGCATTGCACTTAGCAGCTTTGCCACACCAACATACGGTTTTTAGCTCCTCAATTTCATCAGCCCAAGCTAACAGCCACTTACTACCCTCAAATAAATTATTTTGAAAATCAGTTCGTAAGCCGTAGCAAATAACCGGTACATTTAAGTCATCAACAATATGTGTGAAAAATTCAATCTCAGATTTATCACAAAACTGAGCCTCATCGACAATAATACAATCATAATCTTTAAGACATTTATCAGTTGCTTTAGTGAATTTTTCATATGTTTTAATAAGTCTTTCAACAGAAATGCATTTTTCTTCAAGACCTATTCTGCTGTGTAAAACGCCGATATCTCTTGTATCGGTTTCAGGCTTTACTAAAAGAGCCATTTGTCCTCTTTCAGAATAGTTATGAGCAACCATAAGAGCATTAGCAGTTTTAGAACTACCCATTGCGCCATATCTGAAATATAACTTAGCCATTGTTATCCTCCGTTTCTTCTTGATATTGAGATACCATTCTTATAAGATATTCCATTATTAAACTGTCAGCAATCAGACTAAGCTCAATCAGACTAAGCTTTTTAATGGTTGTATTTGAAATAATAGTCTCCGAATTTTCCAAATACTCTCTCAATGTTTTTAAAATACCCTCACGGGCTTTTTTATCATTGAGCTGTTTTTGCACCTCTTCAATGGCATCTTCATCTGTTTGTCCGATTTCAAGATTGTCGTTAAATTCATAAAAGTCCATATTCTTTATAAACGCAACGAGTTGAATTGGAAGATAATTATTTTGCTCAGTTTTAAGTTCATCAACAAGTGAATCAGGTAACTGTTTAAAACCGATAGCATCAACATAATATGCAGATTTTATATTACCTTTTTCAAGAGTAATGATGTCACTTACTGATAAAGAGTGACCGTACCAACCAAGTGGCATAGACATATCACTATTAAGCAAGCTATATAAAGAATTGCACAAGGAAAGTTGTTCAGATGATTTTGTCATATCAATATTATCTTCATATTTGTCACGATAAACTTGATAATAGTTTTCAGCTTTAATATCTGCCAAACCATTTTCAAGTTCATTAAATTTTGCAAATCGAAGATGACAGTTATCATCATTTTCTTTAAGTTGATAAATTGAGTAATACAAAGGATAGTCAAACAATTCAGGAATGGTCATGAAACATTTCATACAAGCATCACGGAGATTAATTTTTCCATTAGGAAAATATAAATCTCTTTCAACTTTTAATCCCGGTATTACTTCAATTGTTTCAAGGCCTGATAACATAACATAACCTAACTCACCGTATTCAACGCCCATAGGGCAACAGAAACCAAACATTTCAATATCTGAAACATTTCCATTTTCATCCTTAATCAAATTGCCTTCGGTAATTAACCATGTAGCCGCACCGGCAGGATAGAAGAATTTAACAATTACTGTTGCATCTCCTCCCTTTCCGTCTTGGCTTCCAATCGGATACTTCTCGAATAATTTGATTATTTCATTAGTTATAAGTTTCATAGTAAACCTCCGTTTGCAGCAGGAGCAATCCTGCTGCAATTAATTATTTAAACTTTAAAATTGTTGTACAAATTAGCACGAGCTTGATTTGCTTTTATTTTTATCAAAGAATCTTCTTCAATTTTTCTCAGTTGATGTTCAATTGATTCATTAATTTTGTTTTTTGTGGAGTTCCAATATATTAAGAACTCATCAAACAAATTGTTGTTGCCATCATTAATGACATCAATTTTAATCTCATTTGAATCATAGAGATAAAATATTCTTATGCAGTCAAATTTATTTTTAACTTGGAAATATATACACTTTTGAAAAGTGTTATTTTCTTTTACAAATGTCTTTTTGTTAAAATACAAACCAACATTCAAGTCTGAAGGAGGAAGTGTATAATAAATATCTGATAACAAATGTTCTACTTTAGACAACGGTTTCAGATATTCCACAAGGTATTCTGCAATACGATTCAAAATATCTTCCTGCTGTTGCTTAAACTTTTCTTGTTCAGCAGTGTCTATTTGATTTGCTGTTTCATTACTGTTGATTGCAACATCAACCAAAGCTTTAAATTCTTCGTTTTGTAACATATATAATTTTCCTTTCAATACATATAAGCAGCAGGTGTAATCACCTACTGCTTAATAATTTCTTTTTTACAAAACATCTTCAATTGGAACAAAATCAAATTTATTTATTGAAATATCATCAATAAAATATGACGAATTAAATTTAGTAATTAACTCATCAATATCATTTGACTCTGATTTGAGAAGATATTGCAAAATTTCAATGATTCGTTTTTCGGAAACATAACTTTTGGTTTCAGGCACATTGCCTTTGCCAAGTTTTTCTTCCAAACTGTCATAATCTTTAACATCAAAATTATATGTACCAATATACTTAGGGTTATTTGTAATATAAATACCTTCTCCTGATTCTTCCGACATATAATACATCGTATAATCGGTTAAATATTTATCAAAAATTCTAACCCACATTAATAACATTGGATTCCAAGGGTTTGTAACACGAATAAGCAAACTACCATCATTTTGAATTTGCATATCTTCAAGATTGCCTCTTATTGATAAAGTATTTAGTTTATCTTCAGTAAAGATTTCTGCATACTTAACAATATCTGTAAGTTCAACTACATCTTTAAATCTAAAAAAGAAATAATCTCCATTTGAATCCCCATCTAATGATTTTTGGCCCCAAGTGTTAATTAAATCATATAATTTTGACAATTCTTCTTTCTTGCCGGATACCTCAATATCCGTTACACACCAATCAGGCATTCTTTACTGCCTCCTTTTCAATCATTTCTTTTTGGTAATTGTCAATATCTTCAATAGAAATCCATTCAGGCTTTTTTTCGTTAGGGAAGCTATCGTAAAGTGCTCTCATATAAGCAATTTGAGTTTCCACATTACCACCCCAAAGAAATTTGTTATGGCCGTCACCATTACCTAAAAAGTAATTGCAATCCGTCTGCATTCTGCCAAGAAGTTGATACCTAAATGTTTCATCTGTTTTAAGAACTGATTTGTCAATAATCACTTCAGATGATTTATCAGCAAAAGCCTTACAAAGTTTCTGATATGTTTCTTCGTTAGTGCCGTAGTACCAAGAAGAATTCTTTTCAAAGCAATATTTAATATATATTTCTTTAAAAAGAGGTAATTCATCAATATCTGTAAGTTCTGTTTTTCTCTCACAGTTATTGATAATGTCAAAAAACTCTTTGCTGTTGCTTGACTCTTCAATTGCCTTTGCCACCTCTGTATCTTGTATAATGTCATATACAAACTGAAAACCTGAATTTGCATCAGGGTTAAAGTAGACATGTTCCAAAACACGGTTATTTGGTGATGTACTACGCCAAGAAAAAATATCAAAATTTGCAAGTTTATCCATATCAGGGATAAATATTTGTGGTTCTTTTTTGCCGTATTGCCAAAAAGCTTCGTTAGTACCATAGACACTGGCAAGAGTGTAATTTTGAATACTACCTACTGTTGAATCAGCAAGACACTCGCCAATATAGCAAATTGGAATTTCAAGGTCTTTTTCTAATGCAATATCAAAAGGACCTCCGCCGCCGTTTGCATAATCATAAAGACCAACAGATGTATTCTTTTCAATAGTAACAAAGCCAGCACTGTTATCATTTTTTGCATCATTAATATCAATCATCTGCTGCAATGTCATTTCGGTTAACACAGCAACACAACCACCGTTATAAGAATTAAGTAATTCTTGATAAAGGTCGTACAAAAGTCCTGACTTGGTATTTCTGCATTTTGTTTCAAATACATCAAGAAAGTCATCTTTACTGTACCCCTGCTGATTAGCAAGCCAAAGAACAGATGATTTGTCGGAAATGTCATACAATTCATCATATCTGCCATAGCCGGATGGATAAATATCATTATCCTCATATTCATTTGCTTTATCACCGGTATCAAGAAAGATATTGGTGCAAACTTTTTGTTTGAGAAAACGCTCTGCTAATTTCGGATAATCAAGAATTATATTATCGTAAAACCAATTGAAAGCATCATCAATCTTTTCAGTATAGCCATATTTGCTTCTTCTAAACTCAGCAGCCAAATTTAATTCAACCTCATAAAGACTTTGATAATACGCTTCTCTGATTTTACGGTAAAGAGTTTCAATCGGATTATCTGAAATTAAAATTTCATTAATCTGGTCGTTACTCAATTCATCATCAATATCACAATACAAGTCATAATAATACTTGCCGTCTTTTTCTCTAATTACAACATCCTCATAATCTTTGAGAAAAGCTCTAATTTTACTTTCAAGTAATGTCATTACTTTTTCCTCCTATTTAAGCAACTTTTTCTTTTGCTTCACAATTTTTTTTGATATACTCGGCAATCTGTTCAGCATCCTTAATAGCCTTAAAAAGTTCATCAGGCTTGTTTTTAAGTGTTTCAATCCACGATTGAACATAAGCCAAATGATTGTTGGTATTTGATTCAGAAGCCGGTAAACCGTAATCGCAAGCAATTAACGAGGCAGCAATTTCTACCCTTAATTCTTCTCTTGCATACTCTTCCGAACCAAACCCTGTGCTCATATCTCTCGCAAGTCTGCTTGAATGTCCTGTCGAATGGCAAAGTTCATGAAGTTGAGTAGTACAATACTCATATTCATTTTTAAAATTCTTCATTGGTGGTATAACTACCGTATCCATTGAAGGTGAATAATAAGCATCATTACCCTCTTCCTTGTACTTTACGCCCAAGTTAGAAATCAATGTATCAATGAAATCTAATCGGGTGATTTGAGGCATTTCGTGCTTTTCAGCAGCAGGCATACCTTCAATACAACTTTCGTGGAAAACATGAAATGTCATTGAACGCCAAATGAAATCTTTTTCGGTATATTTACCGTCTTTGATTGCCTGTCTGTATTCAGTAATTGTATATTTCTTTTTTTCCTCAGTGTTATATAAGTACCAATGTTCAACCGGTACTGATTTACTGCCCTTAACAAGATGCCATTTTTCGTTTGGATGGTACTTTCCATCTCTATCTGCAATCTGATTAAAAGTACACCAACGGTTTCCTTCCAAATTTTCTGACTGCATAATAAAAGAAAGCAAAATAGCATTAATACCATTGTACTTTCTGTGAGTAATACCATTTTCGGGCATTCCCTCCACATACCAACCGTACTCAAACGGTATCCTGTTACTTTCAAGTGCCTCAATGTACTTGTCAATTAACAGTTGCCTTGTCGGATTTAATTTTGTTTTTCCCATAATACTACCTCCTGTCGTTGCCCTACGACTGAATACCTGATGAGCATAAAGTAATTTGCAAGTATTCATTAAAATGGAAAAAATATATAAAAAAACAGAAGTAAAAATATACTTCTGCTGAAAATAAAAAAACACCGATAAACTCTTAACTCGTGGTTAATAAATTTATCGGTGTGCTGTATAAAATTTATATAAAAAAACAGCAGTATCTCCAAGAGGATATACTACTGAATGTTACAAATATAAAATTAAAATATAATAATTACTATAATTATAGTAACGCAAACATCAACTAATGTCAATAGATTTCCTGCTGCAAATAACAAAAAAAGAACACCACCGAAGTGATGTTCTTTCGTAAGAATTAATTTATTTTCTCTACATAACACCATGATTGTGGTAGCTTTGTTAGATTACATTTTGAAACAGCATATCCCAAATCATCTCTCTACATCCAACAATTCAGGATTGTCATAAGTATTGCCGATAATTTCAACTTCAGGTGCTTCAAGAAATGGGATAAAAATACTTGAATCTTTGATACCCAAGAATATAAACGAACCACAATTAAAAATGACTTTACAAAGATACTGATAGTCTGAGCCACAGGCATCAAATAAGTTCACTTCACAAATATCACCTTCATAAATCATGACACCGTTTTTATCTGTAAATCCTGTAAAACGACCTACCGACTCAGGAACAACTTCAAAAATATCACATTCCTCTACAATTTCATCCCAACTGCAAAACTCTTTGTTTGGGCAAAAGATATAAGGAATAGAAATAATTGGTGATAATGGATTATCTGTTTTCTTGTAAAAAGCATTGTCGATAAGAGAACCATACACCCATTTTTCTCCAATTAGAGTTTTTCCTCTGCAATCATTTTTGCTTTTTGGCACATCATTTTCTTCTTTAACATCCATTACGAAAATTTCTGAATTCAAAAGACATACCGGGCGAACGCCATATGAATGATAAGAAAGAAATCCAATCACTAAATCATTGCTTATACAGCAAACTGGGTTATTTGTAGTGTTATCTACATAACATGGTGTTGCAAGCCACCAAGTTCCTTGGATTATATAATTTCTCAAAATCGGCATATATTTTCTGGCTTCATCAAAGGTCATAAGTCTATATTCAGTTTCAATACTGCCATAGGCATCAGAACCGTTTAATGATAATAAGTCAGCTTTTGATTTAATAACATTAATAACCGATGGCTCGTTTTTAATAATAGAATCATAGTCATAATTCTCTTTAAGAAAGTTAATTACATCAGGTCTATAACCCCAAATTGATTTGGTTCTTTCAACGATAAAATCCAAATCATCATTGTTAAGTATAATCACATTACCATTCTGCGTTAGTCTAACAGTACAATCTTCGCGAGGTTCTACATTTAGTTTTGAGTAAGTCATATTTTTAATCTCCTTTTACTTATAAAGAATAGTAGATACAAAGAAACGAATGTCATCCATTGCATGGTCGCCCGCCTTCTCCGGACCGAGTTTGTGAGTGTTATAACCCCACCTATAAGTTGAAAACTCACGGATGGCATTTGTACAACATGGGGCAAAGAATATTTGATCATTAAGCAAAGCCCCTTGAACTTGTCGAATACCATAAAGTATTGTGCCGTTAGCTTTAATAACCTTATATTCTCCGTTCCTAAGGATTATTTGTATAAAAGATGCAGCAGATGGTCCTATAACAATAGCTTTAATAGGTCTATCTCCAACAAACTCTTTTAGAGCATTGTAATATTCTTGATCGGTTAACTGGAAACCTTTTTCTCTGGCAGAATAGTAGTATTCGTTAATGCGATACCACTTATCACCATGTTTACCCCAAAGTCCAAGTGAAAACGGATTAACGGTTCCGTAAGCACAAGAAACATAATATTCTTCAAAATCATCGGGCGGACAAACAATATGATGATCTACATCGAATATTGAGTATATCAAGTTACCTGTATTTTCACAGAGTTTTTCTCTTGATAGTTCATCCTTAATTTTTGCTTTTTGAAGAATATGTTCCAACTCTTTAACAGAAACAGAGACTTGATTATTTCCCTGCTCAAATTGTATTGTATTATTATCAATTGTATATTTCATATTTTTCTCCTTAATCTTCAGTGTCCTTAGCAATGGTTGAAACATCAAGAATATTATAACCCTCGATGAAACTAATCGAACCGGACAACTGTTTATTTATAAGTGCTTCGTAATCGATTACAGGTTTGTAGTATACGACTTTTTCGAGCGAAGCATCTTTTCTTATTCCGATTGAACCATTGATGCGAGAAGCGTATATATATTTAAAATACGAGCTGTCCTCATTAAAATCGTCCGTAATTATGGTATTTATCCCTCTACGAAGATATTGATTAGTACGACAAGTAATATCGTTATCATAAATACAAACAGCTTCTGATTTAAGATAATTAATCAGATTTTGAGTTTCAGCTTTAGCAATTTTTCTACCCAATTGTTGAAGACAAATCTCAAACACTTTAAGCTGTTGACGACAAACAGATTCATAATTACCAATAGATGTGCCGGTTTTATACATCTTACACAACTCATTGTTAGATACAATCTGTTGTTCTTTAATATGTACACCTTTATAATCATAAGAATGTACACAAGTTGTTACTGCAAAAAGATCAAGAGTAGCATCATCTCTCCCCTTTTTAATGTTTTGAAATACAAATTCAGGGAATAGTATTGCTGATTCTTTGCTTTGGAAAAAGTCAGCAACAAGACTATCTGAATTAAGATTAAATCTTATCATCTGGCGTTGAAACGCAGTTGTATTCTGGTATTCCGTTCCAATATAGTGATATCGCGGATCCAATTCTTCGAGAATGGTGCAAAAATCTTTGTCTTTTTTATACATTTCTTTCGAAAGTGTCAAATTTTTAAAATTCATATTTTTCCTCCTTAATATTCTACTGCTTCTTGACGATTAATAAAGAAATAAATGCCTTTAGAACATTCATTAAAACGATTATTGTCATATTTAGGCTCTTCAACTATTTGACCTGTTTTATACTGAAACGATGGGTCGCATATACTATGCACAACATCAATATTAGCTTTTGAGCCGTCTATGTTTTGAATTTCTAAAACTTTTGCCTTATTGCAACGACATTTTGTACTTTCGGCTGAACTTCTAAGAGCATCCGCTAAAATTTCAAGCTTTACAATGTAGTCTTTATCTGCATATACGGCTTTCTTAAAACCAATAAATGAACCTTTTTCAGGACAAGCCATTGGAATGTACATCATGTTTTTCGTGCCTAAAAGGCCTGCACCATGAAGGTATGCACCATGAAGGTTTGCACCACGAAGGTTTGCATTACTAAGGTTTGTATAACTAAGGTCTGCGTCACAAAGGCTTGCATCACTAAGGTTTGCTTCACTAAGGTTTGCATAACTAAGGTCCACATCACTAAGGTCTGCGCCACTAAGGTTTGCTTCACTAAGGTCCACACCACTAAGGTATGCGCCACTAAGGTCTGCACCACAAAAGCTTGCATCACTAAGGTTTGCATAACTAAGGTCCGCACCACTAAGGTTTGCATTACTAAGGTTTGCACCACTAATGTCTGCACAACTAAGGTTTACACTACGAAGTTCTGCACCACGAAGGTCTACACCACGAAGGTTTGCATAACTAAGCTCTTGATTAGAAAAATCAGCTTTCATATTATCCCAACCGTCAACATCTTTATTTAACCAGTGTTTATGATTTTCTATAATTTTGTTTATTTCTTTTTGTGTTAATTTGTTTTCCATAATTACTACCTCCTGTCGTTGCCCTTACGACTGAACCTTTCACTGAGCTTAAATTATGTGAAAGTCCATTGATATGGAAAAAATATATAAAAAAACAGAAGTAAAAATATACTTCTGCTGAAAATAAAAAAACACCGATAAACTCTTAACTCGTGGTTAATAAATTTATCGGTGTGCTGTATAAAATTTATATAAAAAAACAGCAGTATCTCCAAGAGGATATACTACTGAATGTTACAAATATAAAATTAAAATATAATAATTACTATAATTATAGTAACGCAAACATCAACTAATGTCAATAGATTTCCTGCTGCAAATAACAAAAAAAGAACACCACCGAAGTGATGTTCTTTCGTAAGAATTAACCGTTATTTCGTTCTCTAAGAAACTTTTGATAAGCAAACTCATCATACGTGTAGCAAGAACTTAAATATGCATCGTAATGGCTTTTCAGCATTACAGCAAGCTGTTTTGCTTGTTCCCAAGTCATGCCAACCCTTACAATTGTATCAGGTTTATACTCATATGTAGGAACAATCAATCCTTCCTTGGTTTCTCTGCCCGGACCGCATTCACAAGAAATGATAATATCAAGTTTATCGCTTGAAGCACCGGCAATTTTTAAAACCCTTGCTTGAGCCATACCATCGGTACGAATTTTTTTCTCTTTTGCTTTTCGGGCACTAAGACCTCCCGGATATGAACGCACAGGCATTGCATATTTATATTCTTTACCATCCTTTTCAGAACGTTTCTTACGCTCAACAACTTCATTTGCAACATCATTCTTCAATTGTCTTGAAAGAATGTCTTCTGCAAGCACAAGAGCCTTTTCAACTTCAAGATAAAAATCAATTGAGCCGTTAGGTACTCGTTTCATACTTGCATCACAATTTGCAAATGAAAATCTGAACCTGTTTATACGAAACGCATCCGGATAGATTTTCAAAAGCGAAGCTTTGTTGTTCTTCACACTTTTGTTGTAGAACTCTACTACAGTTGTAATAGGAGTTACTCTCTCAAAATATTCAGCCATAACTTATTTCTCCTTAATCTTATTTTTATCCATTTTACATTTTTAGTAGCTTTTTTCTATCAATAAAATCAGACATCAATTATCCTCCTTATTAAGTTCTTTTTGAAACTCTCTCATAAAATCTAAAACTGATGTTGTGAGAGACGGTACAAATAAGATGTCATTTTCAGATAATGCATTAAGAATACAGTTAAAACCTTCGTCTGAACGCATAATTTCTTGAATAACCATCTCGTAATCATCTTTGTACCAACCTTCAGGATACTGTTCAGGATTAGTTTCAGATGCTTCACGATACACAAAAATATAATCGTTTTTAGTGCCTTGAAGTATCAAATTTTTCAAAGCTAAATCAACAATATCTCTTACATCTTGTGATACTATTGTTCCATCTTCGTTATGTCTTATCTTATATGTTTGTTCTAACATAAAACACCTCTTAATCTTCCCAACCGTAAACTTCACGAATAGCAATTCCAACACTGTTGGTATATTTATCAATATCCTCTTGTGTGAAGGTGTTATCTAAAATTTTATCTTTAAATTCTTCAATTTCATCTTCATAAAGACTTGTCTTGAAGGTTCTGTAAAGATAATGGTTGCTTCCGTCATGATGTGTGCAATCGCATCTTAAATCATTGTTTTCATCTACATACCATTTTGCATAATCGTGCCGTTCCATCTGCCAATTTTACCAATTATGATAATTGGCAAATCAAAAACAATATCATTAAGATTAATACACTCATCATCAAGATATGAATCATTAATTTCATACATCTTCTCTTCAAGTTCTGATTCATCTAATTCAGGATAAGAAGCCTTTAAATCATCTTTCCAATCATCAAAGTTCAAATCAGAAGGATAATTACTCCAAAGAGTATGTTCTTTATGTTTAACAGTTGTATTAGCCATAATAAACCTCCGATTAATAATCTTCCGGCAAATAGCCTTCTCTTTTCATTGTTTCAATATCTTGAAATTCAGCAACAATCATACTGCCAAAGCCGTAATCATCATCTGCAACATCATCCGGACCAAGATAAAGAATTGAATACTCATCATAATCACTGTCAATTGCAATAACCTCGACTGATTCATTATCTTTGAATATATCAAATGCATCTTCAAGTGCTTTATCAAGGTTATTATAACCTGCTGTGGTAGTAGATTTACCGTTATTTCGGTCATACTTATCTCTCCAAGACCTAACACAGTATGAATATTCATTTTGAGGATAAAATTTCTTATATACATTAATAAGAACTTTGTCTTCTAATACATCTTCCTTAGTAAATCTGATGTGACTGTGTTTGTTTAAAACTCCTTTGACATTGCCATAATGAAGTTCATATGCTAAACGATTAATGATTTGTTCTTGTGCTTTTGGTTCATCCGAAAACGCATCAATAAGCTGAATAAGTTTATCTTGGAAATCAAAATATTTATCACCAAAAACAAGCTTCTGAATATCATTTACCTTGTTTTTAGAATTCTTATAAAGGAAAGCAATATCAGAATTTGGATCATTTTTGATTATGCTATTAATGGTTTCAACTGCTCTGACTGTATATTGCATACAATCCCAATCCAGTGTAACAAAGAATGGGAAATCAGGAAGTGGTTCTTGTAACAAAGTAGCATCTTCAACACTACAATCAAGTTTTAGAGCACCAAGTTCTCTTTGATTTTTTACTTTGGTAATCATAACAAAAGAGTCACTAACAACTTCTTCATCAAGAGTAATGTGATCCATTTTTGCAACAATTGAATTAAACAAATCATCGTTGAGAACTGACATACCTCTTTTGATGTATGTTTCAGGATTGCTTTCTTCTCTGATGCCAATAAATTCGCAATCAGGCTTAAACGTCTTGAAGTTTTTTTCAGCAAGTTTTTCATTGGTTGCCTCAACCAATACGCAACTGAAATTTTCATTGCCTTCTTTTGTGAATGTAACCATATAATTTTTGTTAGTCATAATATACCTCCTACCCTGCTGCTTGACTTTTGGCAGCAGGGATTAAATCAAAATTTTTTAAATTTATTCTTTTGAAAATTTGTTATTTACAAGTGCTTCAAGCATCCTGTAACCGTTATCATTAGCAAGAATGCCAAACCAATTTAATGAATCAATTTCAAGTTCGTTAACATCCACTCCAACTTCTTCATCAAAAATCAGATGAATAGGTTTATCAGTTTTGTTTTGAACAGATGCAATAAAATCGTAATGATGACCTGTTGTTTTGATTTGAAGATAATCATCACGTAGAATTGTTGGCTTTGAAAATGATTTTTCATCAATAACGATTGAATCTTCGTATTCATCGTAATAAATAGGCTTATTGCAATTTTTCATTTAAAACTTCCTCCTTAATCATTTAAGCTCATAACAAATTTACAAGTTCATCAAAAAATAGATGAATAGGTTTATCGGTTTTTTCTTGATGCTCGTTAACAACAGTGTTGTCATCGTTTCCAAAAGAAATTTTATCAACTTTCAATTTTTTTAGTGTTTCAATAAGTAATTTATTGTCACTAAAAACACTTGGAAAATCAATACATTCTCTACCTAAAACCTGTGACAGCCTATAACGATAACAAATAAGCTTTAGCATTCCAGATTCTTCTTCATCAGTATTATCAATAATTTTTTCAATTTCTGGATAATAAAGGAAATCTTCAAAATCATTATTGAGAAATTCCTCATAGCAAGGATAAATTTCACCGTTGGCAAAGCCATATTCTTCAACATATTCATCAAATGACATATTTTTTGTTGAATCTTCGCATTCGTGAAGGTTCTTATTAGACTCATCATTTTTATAAAGAGCCTCGGTTTGTGTCATTGTTATGTCATCAATATGTTGATTAATCCAGCAACGCTTAAATATTTCGTAAGCCCTCTCCTCGTTTGAAAGGTCCGGGCTTATCCTCATATCTATTGGATCATAAACTCTCATTTGAATGTTCCTCCTTAATCATCCAAACTCATAACAAATTTACGAGCTTTTGCTAATGCTTGACTCATTGCAGCGTTTTGCTGTAATGTTTCTCTTGATATACCCAAAGCTTCAAGAGTATCATCAACACATCCGGTATATCCATATTCATAGTTTTGTAACTCGTATACAAACATATCATAGATATATCCTTCGCCTGTTGTGTCTTCCTCAATAGCTTTTTGGTGTTCTTTACGATGACGGTTAAGCATATCATTAAATGCTTTTACATCCTTTTTACGGATGAGTACACCGCATCCTAATGAAGCAAGTTGCTTTCCAAAATAATCATCAGAATTTTCATCAAATGATAAATTCCATTCTTCAACAACTTTTCTAAATTGTTCATCACTGAAAGCAGCTTTAATAGGAAAAGCATTAGTTTCCGCCATTTGTTTGTCTTTTAACTCTTTATATGAATTACTCATATTTACCTCCATAAAAGAACTCTCCTTAATCATCTAAACTCATAACGAATTTACAAGCTTTTGCTAATGATCGACTCATTGCGGCATTTTGCTGTAATGTTTCTCTTGATATATCCAAAGTATCAAGTGTATCATCAACACGGCTGGTATATTTGTATTTATGTTTTTGTAATTCATAAATAAACATATCATAGATATAACCATCACCGGTTTTATCTTTATCAATAGCTTTTAAATGTTCTTCACGATGACGGTTAAGCATATCATTAAATGCTTTTACATCTTTTTTGCGAATAAACATACCAAGACTTAACGGAACAAGTTGTTTTCCGTAAAAATTATCAGAATTTTCATTAAATGATAAATTCCATTCATTTACAATTTTTTTAAACTGTTCATTATTAGTGGCAGTTTTCACTGGAAAAACATTAATTTCTGCCATTTGCTTATCTATTAATTCTTTATATAAATTACTCATATTTACCTCCATAAAAAAATCCACTGAATTATATAACTCAATGGATTTTTCTTTTTGTTATTATTTTTTGTTATGCTTTATCATACTCGTCTAAAAGACCAAGATATGCAAAAGCATATTCGTCAAAGTAATGACCTTCTTTGCCTAAATCTTCAAGGTCATCAACGATTTGTTTTTTTTCCTTTTTAAGTATACTGAGATATGCACAGCCACTTGAATCATTTTCTTCAGTTTTATAAACATCATTTTCAAAAAGCCACTGATCAAATCCAACATCAAAGTATTTACTGTACATTTTACCAATTAACTTATAAAACTCTTTGTCAGAGTTCCAAAGGTCTGCATCACCATATGCTGAACAATAAATACGATTATCAAACTCAACCAGTCTATATGCCGAAAGTGTTTGAAACATAAGAGTGATAAGCATTTTTCTGATATAATAATGTAAACACTCTTCATCTGTATTTCGGTCAAATCTGTCAACAAGACTTAAAGCCATATCATAATCAAAAGCATCAGCCACATCCGGTGTGATTTTACTAAGAATATCTGCTGAATTTGTTATAAACCAGCAGATAGCAGCAAGGTCACTGTATTTTTCAAATGGTTCACCGTTTGAAAGATTCGGTGGAATTTTGCCACTTAAAATATCAGGGTTGCGCTTTTCTTCAAATTCCTTGAAGTAATAATCATCGTGATAAGCTTCTAATCTGTCAATAACTGATGCCAAATTATAAAACTCATCAGACTCAATATCACCCCAGTTCGCTGAATTATCATCAATAAGTTTAAAGACTTTATCACCATTCTCGTCCTTATTAACTTCCAATTCAAAATCTTCACTTTCAATAATCATCAATGCAATTCTGTATGCAGTGTATGTAATAGGTTGTGTCATTTCACAACTCCTCCTTAATTATTATTTGGGTCAATTAACATATCAACAAGTGCTTTGTATTCACTTTCGCTAACATATCCTGCACCGTACAGATGAAGTTCTTTTATCCATTGATAGATAAATTCATCCAAATCATCTTTGTATGTACGTACCCAATGTTCTTTTGTAAACTTTTTAAAAGCCTTGATATGTTTTTTGATAAAATCAGTCCAAGCACAAGTAGAATTTGCCACAGATAACACTTGAACATTATTATTAAGATAATTGAGAAAACGATAATAATATTTATCAGCTTCACGGTTTAGATCCTTTTCGGATACATAATCCAAACCGACAAACATATCAAATACATTATCGTAAAACTCAATATAGTCATTATCTTCCGACAGTAAGTCGGAAGGTGTTAAATTGTTTTTTGCCATAATGATTTCCTCCAAAATTCAGCAAGAAAGCATATCATATACTTCCTGTGTTTCATATCTGATGATATGAATGTGTTTATTGCGTTTTTTTACTTCATCTGTGCATTTGTACGACTTTTTAATTTGACCATGTACTAAATAGCAATCGCCACCGTACATAGGTCCTAAATAGCCTTTGATAATCGGCTGATTATCAAGTTCTTCACGCTTACACAAAAAACCTTTATTTCGTTTTTCGGTCAAATCCTCAGAATAGCCATTAATAACATTTTTTAACTTAAGCGTTGGATAACTTAAGATAAGACCATCTAACTCTCCACCAACGAACTGATAAAGGTAATGAGTTCTTAAATTTTCTATTGACATTCCAGTTTGTACCCCTTTCTGTGAAATATAACTTCACCAATAAGTGAATAGCCCAAATCAATTGGTGTGATAGTTTCATCTGTGTCTTCTGTGTTTTCTGCATCTTCTGTGTCTTCAAACACATCTTTATGTGCATCAAGAACAAAAGCAATGTCATCATCAGACCAGCCGGCTTCAATCATACGGTGAAGTGTATCCTCAATTGCAGACAGAATGTCTGTCTGTTCAGGCGTACTGATATAGAAATGTTCTCTATAGTAATCGGAACTCATGATAAATTTGTTTATTTGTTCACCATCAGATAAAAGTTTTGAAATCATTTCAATCTTTTTTTCTGAACGAAGGCAAATACGCTTTAATGTTTCTGTAGCCATAATATATAATCCTCCTTAATGGCTTATATTAGATTGCTTCTTTATATGCCTTAACAAGATATTGTTTTAATGCAGTTAATCTTACTTGCTTCACATTTTTTTCAACTGCTCTTTTATATACAGTTTTACTGCCAACAAGAGTCATTTTTTTTGATGCCCTTGTAACTGCTGTATACATAAGGTTTCGTTGAAGCATACACATTTGTTCACTTCCTACCGGCATAATAACTGATGGAAATTCCGAACCTTGGGATTTATGAATTGTAATTGCATAAGCAAGTGCAAATTTTAAATCTCTTAATTCAGAAACTGTATACGAAATAATGTGATTATAGAAGTCTATATCGACAGACAACTTATTATCCTCATCACGATAAATATCTTTGATAAGTCCAATATCACCGTTTTTAGATAATTTATTATTTTTCTGACAAATAACCTTATCCCCGATATGGAATTTATAGTTATTTATTATGAAAGTAATATCGCCGTCTTCTATCGGATTAACTAATTTTTGAATAGCATTATTAAGGGTTTCCTGACAATAATCTCCTCTTGTTTTCATTGGTGTTATGATTTGAACAGCCATAATATTATTTTTATATTTGGCATATTCATTTTTAAAAATTTCAACACAATCGTTTTTGATCGTATTTGATTTTACAAAATCAAAATCATTACCAAGAGTAAGAGAAGAATTACCTTTTAAAATATTCAATGCGTTTTTAATGATCAATGAATCTTCGGCTTGCCTATGGATTACATCAAGTTTTGTGGTAGGAATAACTTCAGAAAGAATACAATCTTCAAGAATGTTTCCAGCACCGACACTTGGTAACTGATTAGGATCGCCTAAGAATACAAATTTAGCATTATCATTTTTAGTATTTTTAAAAATGAGTGAAAGCAATTTTGCATCTGTCATTGACATTTCATCAATAAAAATGATTTTTTCTTCTATTTCCTCACCAACTGAACCGTCTTCATCAATAAGAAGCTTTGAATGGACCGTCTGTGCATTGTGCATAGTAGCCTCACTCATTCTTTGTGCAGCTCTGCCTGTCGGTGCAAGTAAGAGAATGTCTTCATCTTCACATTTGAATATTTTTTCGTAGGTTCTTATTGCCGTTTTAAGTACAGTTGTTTTACCTGTACCTGCTGAACCTGTGATAATTGAAAAATTGTTTTCCATTACCATTTTTACTGCTATTTCTTGCTTTTCGGCAAGAGAGATACCGAATTCTTTTTCGGTTTCATTAATAGCAGCTTTAATTTTACTTACGCTGATTTTGTCCTTTGGTCTAAGAAGTGTTTTTATGATACTTTCTGAAATTATATTTTCGGTTTCATAATTAAACTTTGAATAAATGATTAATTTATTGTTTGCTTTACGCAGTACAATTTCTTGATCGTTGTTCATTTTTCTTAAAGTTTTCTTTAAATCATCAAGTGAGCATTTTGTCTGTACGCCCTTATTAAGAAGATTTAATGTTACTGTAACAAATTCATCGTAAGGATAGTACATATGTCCTCGTGAACCTATAAGCTCATTTAAAACATAATTTACTGCTGCTCTTATGCGGTCATAACATATCAAATCCGAGCCAAAATCAATTGCCATTCTATTTAATTTATAGAAAGTAACATTACCGGACATAATAAAAGGATTCTCCTTTATAGCTTCAAAAGAAAATCCTAATTTGTTCAGTATTTTTGGTTGTATTTGGTATTTGGAAATAATTTCAAACATTTCAGGAGATACTAATTGTGATTGCGCACTTTCGGTTATCTTCTTTGCTTTCTTTTCAGATCTGATTACTGCAAATACAGCATCATAATCTTTAGCTTGTTTGAATACATCTTTTCCATATGCTTTATAAAGTGCTTCAGCGTACTTTTTACCTATACCAGCAATATTTTCTTTAAGATATTTAATAATATCTTCTTTTTCATTGATATAAAGCGTACACAGTTGAACATTTAACTGCCTTCCGTATTTTTTATCCTCAATGATTGTTCCTTTATATTGATAGGTATATTGGTCTTGTGGAAGATTATAGCCTTTAGCAGTAATTCTGCCTCCTTCTTCCACAAGCTTAATTGTTTGAATGGAAAAACCATTGTTATCATAGATTGTGTACGAATGTGTACCGACCAATGTTACAGTTTCTTCCATTATTACACCTCTCTTTCTTATAGTTTCTTGTATTTGAACCTATATAGTAAATAAGAGTGTGTTGAATATTTTGTTCTCATAAAATACCTCCTGTCGTTGCCCTTACGACTGAACTTTTCACTGAGCATAAATTTTTATGTGAAAGTTCTTATGAAAACAAAAAAAGCCGACTAAATTTGTATACACAAAATTAATCGGCTATTGTTTATTAAATTAATAAAAGTCAGCTATCGCAAATTGCAATAACTGACTTAATATACTATAAAATTAAATAATAATAATTACTATTGTTATAGTAACGCAAATAAGAATTAATGTCAAGGTTTTTAATACTGATATTCGTCATAAAGCCAATCTTTATTGACAATGTATCCTTTAATACCTCTTATCTTAGTAACGGTTTGGTATGTACGAAGTAAAGTTATACTTCTGCTTACCGCAGTAGGAGTTATTCCTAATTCTTTGGCAATGTCAGCTTGCTTTGCTTCACATTTATACAAATGATTTGAACCAAACCAATCTCTCCAATTCTTTGGAATTTCGTCAATACTATTAAGTGGTACTGAATGGTCAACAAAATACTTTAAAACGGCAAATTCTGTTTTTGTGAAATATTCCTCTAATTTTTCATACTTAGTCATTGAATATTTTCTCCTTTACTTTTCCTATTATTTTTCACTGCTTTAAGAAATTGAGCATTGAACATTTCCTCAGCATATAGATTGTTAAATTTAACAGTGTCTTCTTTAGACAGTTCTATTACTCTTTTGCCAATGCATTTAATATTTTGTATTGAAATAATAATTTCGTCTAAAGGGCAGTTGGTATTTCTGTGAATATCCTCTTTGATGAAATCTTTTGTAATTTTCACAAAGGATTCGTCAATTTTGGTACTATCACATCGAGTATGACCTTTCCAAATTTTGTTGTCAAACAAAGCATCATACTCAATTAAATATTCGTTTAAGCTAATTTTTTTACACGTCAAAACTGTCTCCTTTCCGACATATTAAGCTCATTATTACGTTCTTGTTTTACGGTAATCAAGCGAGATAAAGTTTTATGACGCAATTTTACAGCATCCACGGTATAAGAAATAATATCCCTTTTATCGACTGCATCTTCGTAACTTGTTTTAGCTTTAGCTCTCTTATATTTTCTTACATTCACTTTTGCAATTGATAACATTGATGTTAAAAACGAATATTGATTGCTTGTAATAGCAAGCATTTTTCCTACTTCGTTTAATTCCTGCTCAGTTTCAATCTGACACGGAATATCAAAAATAAATGTATCATTTAAAATTTGAGCTAAATCCATAGGACTAAAGCTTAATAAGTCATTAATGTTTAAATTTTGTTCCAAAAAAATATCCTCCTTTTTTCAGATACTATCCTTTAAGTAGTCCGAACCCTTTGTTTTTATTTCTTCTGTAAACAACATTAACATTACCGTCAGGGTCGTTAAAAACAAAGAAATCTCTGCCGAGAACTTCCATTTCGTCAATTGCCTCATCAACAGAAATAGGTTCTACACAAATATTTTTCACCTTTGTAATTCTATCAGAACTCATACCGTATTTTTCAAAATCATCCATAGACACTTCATCGGAAGTAATCTGTTCAGCAGCAAGCTCTGACAGAGGTGTTCTGCCGGTTTTGTCAAACTTCTTTGTCTTTTCCTTTCTGATTTGGCGAATCAGCATATCGCAAGCCTCATCGGTTGCAACAACACACGTTACACCTTCGCCTGTTCCGACAAGAAGTTTTTTAGCAAAATTAGTAGTAACACTTGATGTATAGATTTCTTTCTTTTCGTCAAACATAATTCTTAAATATAATTTTGCTTCTTTTGAAAAATGTTTTTCAATACGACTTAGCTCATCTTGAATTTTTTCCTTTTCTCCTTCTTTGAATTTAAAATTCGTAAAAAATTTTAACATAAAATGTTCCTTTCTTTTTGCCATTCAATTGGCATTTTGTATATATTTGGAAATGCTTCCAATATATATATCGCAAATATTTCATTTTTTCATAAAAATTTGCAAAAAAAATTAATTTTTTACTAAAAAAAATGCAAAAAAAACAAAAAAACCTTCCGATTTAACAAATCAAAAGGTTTTTTTGAAAAAAGACATCATCACTTATTTGGCAATAAGTGATTAAAAAGGAGTTGATGTAGATCATTGAAAATAAAAAAATGACAAACACCAAAAACAAAGTGAACTGCTTCGCATTAGAATGCCAAGCTTCCTACTCAAGTGTTCTTAAACAAACACAGTATCAATAGGCTAACCCCACAGTTCCTGCGGTTGTATTCAATAATGTTGCTCTAATAAGAGCAGAAGCAACAAAGTCTGTAACTCTGTTACATCTATACTATAGCGCACTGAATAGTAGGTGTCAAGGTCATTTTTGAAAAAAAATAAAATTTTGTAATTGTATGATTATAACAAATATGATATAATAATTAAGTATTATATAATTACCATTTTTTTCCAATACCCAAAAAAAAGAAAAAACACTCTTTGTCTCTGGGAAAAAACAAAGAGTGTTTAAATGAAGTAGAGGGGGCTTGACGTCCTCTACACCTATACTATAACGCACTGAATAGTAGGTGTCAAGGCCATTTTCAAAAAAAATTATTTTTTTAGGAGATATTGTATTTATGCCAGAAGAAACAAAAAAATTTGATAAAAAGAAATATAATTTAGAGTATAAAAATGCTAATCTAAAACAATTTACATTTACCCTGAACAAAGAATATGATGCCGATATCATTGAGTTCTTAGGCATTCTACCAAACAAAACACAATTTGTCAAAGAGCTGATAAGGAAAGAAATTAAAAAAAGAAAATCAGCTCAGAAAAGAAATAGCACCAAAAAATAAGTCACCTATTGGTGGCTTTTTCTTTTACAAAAAATGGCTATTATTAAAGAAATATTTACCATTTCAGCATTGACACTGAATAGTAGGTGTGGTATAATTATAGTGTAAAAAGGAGATATAAAAAAATGGATACTCAAACTATTGTAAAAGTAATCCAAGTCATAATAATTATATATGTAATAGGTAATGTAATATTATTTTTACGTAACGCAAAATACATGTCGAGCAAAAGTGCTTTAGGTAAAATGTTATACCATTGTATTTGGTGTGCAGTAACATGTTTCGGATTTGCTTATTTGGAAAATCATTTTGTAAAATTTGCAAATCTGTTAAGTTACAGCAATGCTGTTAGTGTTATCGTAAAAACTATTCCTTTGTATGCTCTTACGCTTACAGTTTTCTATGCAGTTTTAGCTGTTGTAAAGATTATTAAAGGCGGCAAATGCAAGAAACGTGTAAAAGCACACAACAATCAATATTCTTGCAAAGACAATTTCCCCGGCAACAATAACGTTAATAATGATGATTCTGTTGTGCAGGACCATCAGGATGTATATTAAGGAGGATTTTTTAATGAAAGTATTTGAAAGAATTGACGAAATGTTACAATATTCAAAGAACGACATAAAACTACTTGAATATCTATTGCCAAAAGCAGTAATAGATAATGAACTTGTAGTACCTCGTAAAAACAAGTTTTTCTTTGATGAATGTAAAGATCATTATTTTGTTACATTTAAGCAGAAGGAAATTATCGACAAATTTTCTGTATCTCAATCAAAAGTAAGTGAGCGTTTACGTGAACTTTGTAAATTCAGAGCATTACAAAAAATGAATCAAAGTACATACTTGGTAAATTGGGATTATCTCATGCAAGAATATATTCCGGGTTCAAAAAGTTATTAAAGATATAGGAGTGTTAATATCAGAATTAAGTTCACAAAAAAGGACAACAATGATACTGTTCTCAAACAATATCGTAAATATTTACCTCAGATGCTTACAAGAGAGCAACTGAATTTTCTAATGAGTAGTATCGAAAGTAAAAATATCTAAGCTCGGCTTATGCCGGGCTTTTGTTTTGCAAAAAGACATAAAAGCTATAATGGCAGCATGATAATCTCTGGCATTACGAACATCAATCGTAGTTGATATAATTCCTCCAAATGTTAATTTTAAAAATTTGGAGATGAAATTTTTAGTCCTATTACAAAAAGAAAAAATCCTCTAAAAACGCTATTTTTAGAGGAAATAATTCGCAAAAAGTTCACAGCTTTTCTGTTGACACTTACTATTCAGTGTGTTACAATTTAGTTAGAAAAGCAAAGGAGTGAACTTCACATTATTTGTAAGCATAAAATAAATAAGAAATTCCGGACCTTGCCATTCATTTTTATCAGCCATAAAATCAACTACTTTTTGAACAATAGGTATCAAACGGATTTTTCCTGCTTTTGTTTCTTCTCTTTTGCTTTTCTTATCAAACAAAAACTAAAGACTATACCTCCTCTTTGGTTTTATATAATTTTAAAGCACCGGTTTTCCGGTGCTTTTTACTTTAATCATAATGGAGTAAATATTCGCAAAAAATTCACAGTTTTCCTATTGACACCTACTATTCAGTGTAGTATAATTAAGACAGAAAGACAGGGAGATACTTGTTACCTCTTTTCTCACAGCTTCCCATTGTGTTTTTTTGTTCTTTAAGTAATCATTTCTGTCTTTCTCTTAAAATGTTATCATCACCTTTTAGGTGTTGATATATATGGATGCGAAATTTAGCTATATTTACTACAACTGCTAATTGTGTTGCTAAGATGGTTTTGCCACACTTCGGTGCACCTGACAGTAAGTATGTACCCGGTTCAAGCAAATCCTTGACAATATAATCAATTTCTTTGTAATCAGTTCTAAGCATTTCAACTAAATTTTTCATCCATTTGTGCAAAAGTGGAATATCTTTTTATTAATTTCATAGTTGTTTTTAAAATTTCCTGCATATATATTTGCAATAAGTGAATCAAACAAACTGCAATTATTACAATTTTTTAAAACAGCCATTGATTTTTTACCAAATTTACGAGATGGTCTATTAATAATAAACATTCCGGCTTAACGGTTTCAAATCCCGGATGTGATAATTTCCACTTTTGCTTTGATTATATTGCAAAGTCCTTAAACTTGTGATATACTCAAGACAAAAGAAAGATTGTGTGTCAATTCACTCTGTTTTCAGGACTAATATAATATTTTAAAATTTCAATTTACAAAACGGTATAGATACTCAATCTTTCTTAAAGTCAACTGAACCCAAGGACGGTCTACCTCCTTCTTGGTTTCATATAAAAGCACCGGATTAGTTCGGTGCTTATTTTTTTGTCAAAAATCAATATGTACAATTATAAAAAGAGACAAGTGCAAACCTGCTGCACTTGTCTTTTTTTGTTTTAGTTCACTGATTACTTTTGTCATTGTTGCATTTTTTACAGAGCATCTGTAGATTACTGTCAATTAGTTCTGTCACCGTGCTTCTGTAAACGCTCTAATAGACAAATTCTTTTCATCATATTTGGTTCTATCAGATAATACATAAGGAATAATACCGGAATTCTTTGTAACATCATCATCCAAGAGAAGTTTTCAAATATAAGCTTCAAGTGTATTGCTGTTATATTACAAAAAGTTCGCAAAAAAACAAGAGCAGCAGGTTCTCCACTCTTGTTTTTGCTATAGTTTGTATATGGCAGAACAGATTTAGTTTGCCTTGAAGTTGTATACCGGCTTTAAAATCTCAATCACTTCAACAGTAGGTTCGATAAGTTTTACAATTTCATCAGTGGATTTGTAAGCCTGTGGTGACTCATCAATTGTTTCTTGGCACACAGAGGTCGTGTAGATACCCTGCATTGAGTTTTTGTATTCATCAAGAGAAATAGTGTCTTTTGCCATACTTCTGCTCATAAGCCGTCCTGCACCGTGTGGAGCTGAACAATTCCAGTCCTCATTTCCCTTTCCTATTACTAAAATACATCCGTCACGCATATTCATAGGGATTAATACATATTCACCTTTATTGGCAGAAATCGCACCTTTTCGGACCATATTAGTATCGTGGTTGGTTGTGAAGTCAATGTAATTATGTACTGTTTCAAATAAATATTTTTAAATTATAATTACTCATAATATCATCATCCTTTCTCAACAAAGTATTTACATATAATATATCGCAAATATTTGATGATTTTTGATGATTTTTAAAAACTTTTACAAAAAATTCGCAAAAAAGGAGCAACATTCCTGCTGCTCCCAGAATATATTATATTTTCCTATATTTTTACTCTACCGGTGCAACATAAGTAGCATCAATTGTGCTCTCAATATTACCGTAGGCATCTTCCTCAACCTCTTCCAAAGTTAAGTAATCGAATACCACTTTATCATCATCGGTATATTTAGATGAACATTCCACCTTACATTCTTCAAACATTTCCTCAGCTTCAGCTTGGTCATCAAATGCACCGCAATCAATTTCCATATCTTCGGTCAATTGCATTGTTAAATCATCCAACTCATCAGCAGTCCAGTCTTTGCCTTTTCTGTCGGTAGTATATGTTCTCTGATATACATGATATTCCATAAGTTTTTCTCCTTTTTAATATCTTAACGACATTATCATTTTTTCTCATAATATCGCCAATCCTATATTTTGTCAACTAAAATTAATGATGCACTATATATAGTCTTACTTTTGCAGCAGGTTAATCCTTTTCTGTGCCTTTTAGGTACTCATCAATCCAAATGACTTTCCCACTCTTCTTATATTTTCTAAAATGCCCTCTTACACTAAATATACCTTCCGGTGAACGGTGTGTATGTGAACTTACAGCGTAAAGCTTATTGTCGTATTCTTTGATGAAATAATGTTTATCATCTTCATCACTTTTGGCTCTTACCGTTGTAGAAGTGCCGTCTACCAAATTACCGTACAATAGCAATGCGTTAACAGCTATATAGCTTGTAACAATAACTTGAATTATGTGTTCTGCATCATCACGAGTCATTTCCTGTGCTGTTTCGTCTGAAACAAAATAATAGATACCGTAATCATTGTCACCTTCAGGAGTTGCTATGAATTTCCCTTTTGTTATCTGCTTTTTATCATATTTTATCCTGAATTTTACATAATCATTTTTCTTTTCAAAATAGGCGATTAATGGTTTGTCTACTTCTCCATCAGGATACTTTCCAAAATCCAATACCACCTTGTCAAAATAGCACCTATTATACGGCGCAACGCTCTTAACCAAGAGGTCATTCTCAGTTTCCCAATCAACTAATAGTTCGTAACTTTTTGGATCTATATGTATTATATCCATAGCTTTCCCCCTAAAAATCCCAATAAGGTGCAAAATATAGCTAACGAAAATCTCAATTTGGTGCAATTTGCCCGAACAGGAATTAGCATTAGGCTGTTTTTACATAATCTACTACCTAAAAGTATATATTATCTCATCTCGATATGCAAGAGATATGCAAGAATTTTGCAAGCCTGCTGCACAGAACGATTTAATATTACTACAATACGCAATAACAGCCAAGCAAATTTTTACTATTTTACGCAGTTTAGTGAATTTTTAGTGAAAATTTAGTGAAAAAGATGAAGTCTTTTATTGCTTTTTTTGCAAGCAACGTTTAACAATTTTTATTAAACATTCTTTGTGGCTTTCTACGCCGTTTTATTTCAATATTTTATATTTCAGACAATTACGATAACATTGAGCAGTTTAAAACGTCATTTTCAGCCTTGTGGAGTCTTTTTTTATTTACCTGCTGCTAATTATTTTCCACGGTTTTTTCCTATTCTCAAATATTACAATGAGTAATAGTATCAAAGGCTTTTCCTATATAGAAAATTGTACTAAATGTATAATTTGAACACTTTTTGTCAACTAATGTGCACTCTGAACAACGATTTTAGGTGCAGCAGGTATATACACAAATAGAAGTCAATTATATATCTCCACCATAAGCACACAAATGTTCGATTAATGATTTTACAATCTTCATATTATCGTCTTGTCAAGTGCTAAAAGTATACAATCAACTACGAGTCAACTAAATAATCGTTAATAAAGGTCTTGATTTAGCCCTTTTTAGCTGTGAAATCATTGTTTAGTCAAGTACCGGTCAACTATTTCTTGCCTTTCTTCTTGCATTTCATCACAACGCTTAATTTTATTTTTTAAAGTTTCTAAATTTGTTTAATACTTTTAGAAATCGTTTGATACTTTTGAAAATTTGCTGTTTTTTTCTTTTAAACTTTTAAAATCATTTTAATACTTTCAAGAATTGTTTGAAAGTTTGTGGAATTTTTTAGAAATATTTTGATAATTTTATAAATTCAATAGAAATGCACTACTGTATTAATGCTATATCCAATTATCTTTTACTTGTTATGTTCACCTACAGGTTTGTGGCTTTTGCTATGTGAACTATTACTGCTAAAATGGTGTTGTTGTATCCCTGCTGCTATTTCTGTTCAGGCTTTTAATTGTGGTTTTATGATAATCGTATACTGTACTTTACTTTTATCGTTAATATAATCGTTGAGGAATAAGGAATAATAAATAATATTTAACCCCATCGAAATCGATTGGTTTAAAATCAAACAATATATAACAGCATTATATTAATACTAACTTAGTCTATTGATAAAAAGCATAGTATGAATTTTAACCCGGTCGAAATCGACCAGTTTAAAATTAAACAAGATACATAGAGTAACATATTTGCAGTAGTCATCAACTATACTCCTACAGAAGTATATTCATTTAGTTATGAAGAAAGCAATGAAGAAAATAATTAAGAAATAGTAAAAGACTATCCTTCCGTTTATTCAGAAAGATAGTCTTTTTAACTATTGAAGTATTTGAATCAATGATATAAGCAAGAGAACTGCAAGAAAGATAATTTCAATAATACACGCTATACTATATATTTTTACCTTTTGCGGTTTATAAAGAAATTCCGGACTGTTGTTAGCCAATGCTACTTGAATAAACAATATTGCTGATAATATATTTCCGGTCATACCGGATATTATAGCCATTATATACGAATTACTGTAATATTTATTATGTGCGCTATGCATTATAAGTTCAGCATCCTATTATGCTTAGATGTAATTCGCTCTATTGTTCCAAAGATTCTTCCTTGTTCTTCGTTCACATAGCCTATCTTAACAAGCACCTTATCTCTTTCCTCCGGTAATTCAGGTGAATTGATGATTTTACAAAGTATATCCACACCGTTTACAAAATCACCTGTCTGCACAAAATATGCGCCGTTGCTTATTGCTACTACTGTTCCTGTGCATGTTGATCCTGCCGGATATTTTTTTGAATTTGCAACATTTGGATTTGGCAATGCTTCTTTCATACTTACTTGCATTTCAATTTTCTTGTTCTCTTTGTCTATATTCAATTCTTTTACTTTCACAGGTACTACATCCCCTGCATATACAATTGCTCTTGCATCAGGCACAAATCTCCAACCTACATCATTTACAAGCATCTTGACCTGATGACCGAGTACGTCAAGCAATACCCATTTTTCACGAACTGTGATAACTCTGCTTTCAATGTTTTTGTTATCTCTTACTGCTCGTTCAATTTTGCTTAAACCGCCTTTGTCCTCTTTGAAATAATTTCTTTCTTCCAAATAGTCCATTGCCATCTTTCGGCTCGCAAGAACTCTCTTGCTTGCTGTATCTATTGCTATTACAACTACATCAATTGTTGCATCAACCATTTCGTTTATGTAACTTTGATATATTCCTTGCAATTGATATGGTTCTTTTCCCTTGATTACTTCTTTGTCAAAATTCATCAAGGCAGCAGGTACAATTATTTTCCATTCACCATACTGATGACATGCGCAATACCTCAATCCCATATCAGTGGTATTCTCGTTTGGCCACAAACCATCTACCTTAATCGACAAGTAATGCTTTACTGCTTTATTTGCAGATGCCAAGCTTTGATTTAATGTCTGGAACATTTCTACCCTTTTCTTTTCCTGCTCTTGCTTATGCAATTTGCTTTCAGGGATTTCAATTGTAGTTCTTCTATTTGCCATAATGTTTTCCTTTCTTAATTTTATTCTTCATTATCTTCTTCAAGTTCTTCGTTTACATTTGACGAGTCTGCTGGCATAGCAAAATTTAACAGCATATCATTCATGCTCATTCCAACACTCGAATCAGATTTTTGTTTTGTTGTTTTCTTTGTTGTTTCTTTTGTTTTATTGTCAGCTTGAGCAGTTGACTCTTGTTGACGTTCTAATGCTTTTTCTATTCGTTTTTCCCTTTCGGCAGCTTGTTCTTCTGCTATCCTCTTTTCCTCTTTTTCTCTTTCTTTCTCAAAATTGATTTTCCTCTGTCTCCATCGTGGAATATAGTCCTCAATTCGGATTTTCTTTAATTCCTTTGACATTGGATGCTTCGTATAATCATATTTCCTACAAAGCAGAGGATTCATTCCTCTTATTAGCAGCAGGCTATCGGTGTTTTTCATTCTTAGCACTTCGTCAGTTGTCATTACCATTCTCTGACCGTCTGATGTTACTTCCCTACTTGTTGCATCTCTATCAAGTGCAATTCTGTCTCTTTCGTACATATTGTTTTCCGTCTTAACACTTGTTGTCATAATACCTGTTCTTTCGGATATGTATTCTGCTGTTGTTAAGTCATTTGCACCAAGGAATATTGTCGTATCACAACAAGATGCAATTTCTTCCCAAGCACCATTTGGATATCTGTTTTGTAACTGTGCCAAGTTTTGAATAATTAATGTTAGATAAACATTTCTACTTCTTACTGTAGATATTTTCTTAGTAAAATCTGGAATAATACCTATATTACTAAATTCATCAAAAAGCATATTGATTGGTAATGTTGTCGGATCACCGTTCTCATCTTTATGTTTATCTATATATTCAATCAGGTTAATAAAGCTCATTACCCAGAACAACATTGCAAGGAAGTTATATGTTGAGTGCTGGTCCGAAGTAATTACAAAGTATGCACACTTCTCTCTTGCAGGTAATGTTAAATCTATTTCGTCTGAATCCGTTATGTTTCTAACATTATCTTGCTGGAATACATCTATCATAATTCCAAGACCGTTTATGATTTGACCTTTTACTTGTTCTGAACATTGATTAAATGCTTTAAATGCCCTTAACGCAGATACCCTGTCAGGTGAGTTTGCAAATGCTGTTTCAAAATCCGGCAAATTAGTACCTGTTACAAAATCATACAACGTTCCAAAGCTATCTGTATTATGCAGTAACAAGCACGCCTTCAAGAAGTTCATCGCATTATCGTTCCAATATGAATCTTCACCATTTCCTCCACCGGCATTCATTACAACCGTCTCAGCAAAAACTTTTGCATTACCATCATCTTTATCATCAAGTGAAGTCAGCATATTCCAACTATCACCATTATCAAAGTCTTTTAGGTTGAACGCCCTAACAGTATAGCCGTGTGATTCAAGCATTGATTTATTCTTTTCATAACCTTCACCCTTCGGGTCGGTCATAAAAATTGATTCTCCACGCCTTACAGCCTGCAATATTGAAGTTTGAATAACACTTCTGGTCTTCATTGTACCCGGTGTACCGATTACAAGAATGTTTCTATTTCTTGTATTGTTATTAATATCATCCCAAGTCCAATTATTCTTTTTGATTTTGTAGTTCATATCCTCAGCCGTTGGTAATGTGATTACATCATTGCTCTCTTTATCCTGACCAAGAATTATTCCTTTACAATCTTCAATCTTTCCAATCTGTGCTACATTTTCAAATTCTTCTGTTGTGCCAAGTGCAGACGTGCCATATGTATCATTATCACTTTTTATGACATTTCTTTCTTTTTCTTTAGTGCCAACCTCTACTCTCATTCGTGGAGCAATAAATCGAATTATCACCCAAGAAATTACTGCCATAAAAACAATCAATGTTATTAACCCTGTTGGAAAATTAGTACACCATTGGACCAAGCTTCTTAATCCGAACGATACTTCATAATTTTCTGCTTTATCCGGTGCTCTCATAAGCAAATGACTTTTGTATAATGCTTGACTTAAAACACCCGACAAATACCACCCTATGAAATACATCATTCCGGCTAACAATTTATGTCTTATTACGAAACCACCTAATTTGGTTTTTTCAAATTTTTCTGACATTTTATCCAAATAGTTTTCTTTATTCTGTTTTTCCTTTTTCGTTGCCGTCACCCTTTCGTTTTATCTCATATTTTGTTTCCTCTTTTCTTCCAAATATCTTTCAAGCTCTTTTTCTCCAATCTTTGCTATCTTTATGTTGTCTTTTCCAAAACAACGTTCTATAAAATCAATCTGTTTTTCAGTTGTAAAAACAAGTACCTCGCGCTTTTCATTTTTATCTTCAATGATATTCTCTATCATTGCCATTTTGTGAAGTTCCTGTACTATCAGATTTACAACTATGTATCTATCAGTTTCTACTGTTGATAACTGATATTTTTTTGCCTTTTCTTTTTCTCCTAATTCTTTCCTCTTTATCTCCACATACTGCTTAACTGCATCCTCAGACATCCTCATTGTTGTCTGTGGTGTATTATAAAAAGGTTTTATTAGACTTTTTTGATTTATACTTCGTTCAATTACAAAAGCCTGTCCTCTCATTATCGTTTCATCTCTGTAGAAGAGTCCATTTTCATAATTCCTTGCATAACTCTTGCCATTCTTCTTGCACCATTTATTAAACGGTACAGTCTCAAACATATTTTTTATTGCTTCTTCATTTTCTACAAAAATTATTCGGTCAAAGCCTTCCAAATAATTCTCTCTGTCTTTTTTCGTCTCAGTACCTTTTAGTACCTCGATTTTTCTTAATGAGTTTTTTTCTCTTGTTTCATACACAGCAATATTTCTATCACTTAAACTGTAAAGTAAATAGTTAGTCTCCGGTGTTAGTAAATATCCTGTGCAATACAATCCTCTCAATGGTGCTTTTTCATCTTCTTTTAAACAAGTTCCTAAATATTCACTGTTGATATATTGAACGTTTGGTTGTAGAGTACCTTGGAGCATCGTTTCTGTTATGTTTCTGTTTCGACAGCAGGATTGTGCCTTTCGGGCACTTGTGGAGCTTTTGGTTTTTTCAAGATTGAAAAGATACTTTGCCAATCGAGTACCTCGGTTAGTTAGTTTCCAACTGTCTTTTTGATTGTTGGCTTTTTCACAATCTATTGCAAATGCCGTTACATAATTGTTTTTTTGTAACTCATTCATTGCTTTTTTTACTTTCCACAATTTATTTTCCTGCAAATCTTCCTGTAATAATTCAAAATCTTTAGCTATACAATATTTTTCAGAAAGTAGTTTTATTATTGCTTTGCTTGTGTCTGCATACTTTATTTCTTTTTCAAATGTTGTGTATATGCCTTTATTGATTTCTTGTTGTGTTGGCGTTTTTACCTTTTCTTGTGTTGCTGTCAACTCTTACACTCCTCACTTACTTTTTTAGTCCATTTTTGTTAAGAAATCTCCTGACCGGACAAAATGGATAAAGAAATTTGCCAAAAACTATTGATTTCACTCACTAAATCGGCAAAAAAGCAATGGGTGAAACCGGAATGGTTCGGTTTTAACCAACCTATTTTCCTTATTTTTGAACTTTTTGAGGAATAAGCTCAAATGTATTTGGATACACTTTAAGTTCGGTATACGAGCTTTTAGCCGGCTTATTTTGAATGATAATTTTTATATGATTATCATTACCACAAGAAAGATAGCGAGCCACAATATCAATAATTTGTTTGTACTCCATATTGTCAGGATCAGGTGATAACTGCCCCGGTTCATACTTGAAATAATTGGTAAACACATAAGTACCGTTTGAATAAAGTTTGATTCTTTCTTCGTATGTACTGTTCACACAATAACGCTGCATTGCAATATCAAGAGCACCTACAATTGCATTCACTTTATAAAAAAGATTATCAAGACCAAGCTTGTTAGCTTTCTTTAAAGCTTCAATTATGTAGTCGTTACTTTGTTCTGATGACTTGAATTGAGGTGATATTCTTCTGATATCTTTTACTTTCTTAAATGGCAGAATAATTGGCATTTTTATTGAAAGTACCTTGTCATTTTCTTCGATTGAGATATCGTTAGCATCAACAATCTTGGAATCAAGTTCAATCATTTGTGGTTTTGTTTCAACATTTTGTGCCATTAATTTACGCAATTCTATTGTTGCTAATTCACTTTCAACAAGAGTTTTTGTCAAGTAATTTCTTAGTCCGTCATTATCTTCTCTAACGACTAAATCTCGACAATCCTTAAGCGAATTTGATATGTCAACATAGTTTTCATTAATAGCAAAAATCTTTTTACACATTACATATTTGTTCATACCTTATTGCTTTTTCACTTCCTTTCATCTGTAAATTTATTGTTTTGAAAAGTAATAATCACATTAAAATTGTTTGATAATTCAATTGATTTTTTATTGACCTTATCATTAATTATTAATGCAACATTAAGTGGTGAAAGCTTTGTCATATTGGTTGTATAAAGTGATTCAATCAAATTACAATCATTAGCAAAGTTCTCTGAAATGTAAAAAACATACAATGCAGTTCCTGTTCGGGAATTATATAAAACAGCTTTACAAGGATATTTAACTTCGTATGAAATACAATTAAATTGATTTAAAAGATTAATGTAAAGGGCATTAATTTTACCTTTTAAGCAATTAAAATCAGTGTATTCCATTAAGCTTCTATTACAGTTAAGCATTAAATAATTGTCTTTTTTACAGACAGATGTATCGGATACTAAACGCTTTACAATAGTATCTGTATAATCAGATTTAATACTTAAAGCCCTTAAAAATGCTTTAGCTTCATTAACTGTAATTACCTTTGCTTCGGACAAAAAAGCATATAATTTTTTCACATATTCTTGAAAATTTTGACGATACAAAGTTTCTTTCTCCTTTCAATTATTTGAGTCAAAAGTAAAAAAATAAGAACTATTGATGTGTTCAATAGTTCCTTGGATAATAAAATTCTTGTTAAACGAATAGAAAAAAGCAATAAAAATTAACAAAAAATAGCAAATTAAAGAAGAAAAAAATTAAACACAAAATAAAACTTATTGAAAGATATTGACTCATAAAATACCTTTCATTATATTTATCGCGCAAGAAATTTTTATTTTTGCGAATATGCATAAAAAAATTATTTTTTTTAAAAAAGCATAAAAAAAGAGAGCCGCAAAAGCGACTCTCCGAAAACATGAACCTTACTGATTAATCGTCAATATCATTCTTTTTCTTCTTTGAAACAATGTATCCTAACATAGAAATTGAACCCATAATTGAAGTTCCTACACCTGCACAAGCAAGACCAAAGAAGTTATTATCAAGACCTGCTTTTGGTGCACTCGGTGCATTATATTCATTATAGAAATGAACTGTTGCAGTTTCGTTTGCTTTAATTGTAACGGTCTTTGGTTCTTCAATTTTATAGTTATCGGTAGCATCATTTTCAACCTCAGTAATTGTATAAGTACCTACTCTAAGGTCAGAAATATTGATTTCACCTTTACTGTTTGTAACCTCTGTGATATCAATTTTTTCACCAGTTGTACTTGTACCTTTGATATTGAAAGTGAAGCCTTCTACAACGCCGTTAGACGAAGATTTAACTACTTTTAAAGTACCTTTAAGAGCTGTATCAACAAAGCTTTCACCGGAATTAGTAACGTTATATGTTTTGCCATCTTCTTCAATGAATACCGGATAATAATTTTCATCAATTGCAAATCCGTCAGGAGCAGTAGTTTCTTTTACAAGATAATGACCGTATCTGATGCCGTCAAGGAAATAAAATCCTGTCTGAACTTCGTTCAAAGTATTATAAACAGTATCAATATTTTCATCATAAATGCCGTTACCGTCAACGTCATTATATACTGTAAATGTTGCACCTGATAATGAATTTTCAGGATAATCTGCATCAAATTTATATACCGAAATAGCTCCTGTGATAAATTCATCAGTAACATCAAATGCTACTTGATTTGCTTCATCACTGATAGTAAATGCAATCTTTTCATTACTTACTTTATATGGTACAGGTACATATAATTCAACGATAATGTAACTACCCTTTGGAATTAAGTCAAATGTGAATACACCGTTTTCATCTGTTTCTGCTGTCATAAGAGCAGTTTCTTTTGTGAATTCTGTTGCATCAGAGCTGAATAAACCGTACAAAGCACCTTTTACAAGTGTGCCGTCAGTATCCTTTTTAACACCTGTTACCTTACCTCTTGCAATAGTATTTACAATAACAGTACCATTATTAATAGAGATTGTAGTTACTTCTGCATCGTTTTCTTCGGTATCAAATGCAAATTCATACTCTGTCTCATCTAATGTATAAAGAGAATCCGTAGAGATTTCTTTTACATAATATTTGTAGCCGTAAGGAAGGTCAGCATTGAATGATACAAGACCGTTTTCATCAGGTTTTGCTCTTTCAATAAGTGTGTTTGCCTTAATTTCAGAACCGTCAACTGCTGTCATATCTTCTCTTGCAAATAAACCAAAGACAACGTTTTTAAGTGCATTTACATCGTCAATTTTAAAGATATTATCTTTTTCCATTGACTTAATAAGATTTACTTTTACTGTTTGTCTTTTGTTATATGCATCAAGATTTGTTACAACAAGTTCCTTATCACTGTTCTCAAATGTAAGTTCAACCTTAAAGCTATTATCATCAGTATAGTTGTTTTTATCAAGGAAATATCCCTTTGGTGCTTTGGTTTCTTTTACCTCATACTTACCAAGGAAGAGTTCCTTACTCTTTGCCACACCGTTTTCATCAGTAGTGATTGTATCAACTACATCGCCCTTATGTGCTCTTACTACACCATCAGGAGTAGTAATATCTTCAGCAGCAATTATATCAAATGTAGCACCCGGAAGATTACAATTCTTATAAACAGGAGTTGTTGTACCGTCTTCATTTTCTGATGTAGAATAGAAGAATTCGCCTTGTTTTGTGATAACAATTTGACCACGTACAACCTTGTTTTCAACTTGCTTTTTGATAACTTGTTTGTCCTCAGTAACCGAAATACCGATTGGTTCTTTTGAAAAGGCATAACCGTCTGGAGCAGAAAGCTCTACAAGTTGATAATTACCAACCGGAATATTGTCAATTTCAAATACACCGTTTTTATCGGTAGTTACTGTTACGATTGCATTTTCTTTTGTAAATTTAGTTTCATCTTTTGAGAATAAACCAAATGTTACATTAGCAAGTTTATTACCTAAATCGTCTACTTTAAGACCGGAAATCTTACCGTATTTAAGTTCATTTGAAATAGGCTTATTGCCATTAAGAGTAATTGTTTGTTTTGCAATATCTTGACCTTTATAGTCAAAGCTGAACGTAAATTTCTTATCATTAAGCTTGTAATGATTATCTGTTGCAATTTCCTTTACATAATAATCAAAGTTTAATGGAAGGTCGGCATCAAATTCAAACGTACCGTTTGCAGATACATTTACCTTTTGAATCAAGCCGTCTTTAGGAATTTTAGTACCGTCAGCCGCAATAATATCTTCATTTGCATAGAGGCCGAATACTACTGACTCAACCTCATTATTATTCCCGATACCATAGATATCATTGACTTCAAGTTCCTTAATTCCTTTGACTTCAACCTTTTGTCTTTCATTTACAAAAGTATCATTTACATCATAAACTTTAACATTTTGACCTTGATATGCAAGTTCAATTTTCTTTGAATCGGTGTTAAGTGCAAAGCCATTCGGAGCAGTAATTTCCTTGATTTCATACTTGCCAAGATAAAGCTTATGCCACTTACCAAACCATTGTGTTGTACTTAATTTAGAGTCTGCAATACCAGTTGCACCTGTTGTAAGAGTACATACTGCATCACCTTTCTTGTACCTTACAGTACCATCAGGAGTAACAATATCCTCTGATGCATAAACAGTATATACAGCACCTGCAAGACCTTGTTCTTCATAAACTGCTGAATAGAATTCACCATTCTTTGTTACAGTTTTGAAAACTTCTCCTCGTTTTTCAACTTGGAGATTTGCTGTTTGAACATTATTCTTAATGCTTACTTCAATTGTAGCACGTTGAGCATCTGTTTTATCAACTTTGTTTTCGTTATTTACTGTATCAATTTTGAACGCTGTTTTTTCAACAGATTTCTTATCATACTCGTAAACCGTATTACCGTTACTGTCAATCCTTGATACGATTTTATCAGCATTTGGATTGAAATAGCCGTATGGTGCTTCTACTTCTACAATATAATACTTACCGTATGGAAGCTTTTCAGGAGTAATAAGATATCCTTCATCATTTAGAGTAAATGTATCAATTACCATTTTCTTAGGATATGTATAAGTCATTTTGACTACATTCAAATCCTTATCAAGAATCTGGAATTTAGCACCTTGGAGTTCATTGTACGGAATAGCTTTGCCTGTATCGGCATCAACTTTTACAAGTTTTAAATATGCACTATCTAAAAGATTTTTAATTGCATATCTGTAAACTGCTACAACATTTGAATCACCGTTATCAGGGTATGCACTTGAATCTGTTTGAATTTTACAAATTTGGTCATCTGCTAAAAGAGTACCTTCAAGACCACATTTAGTCTGATGAATTACATATTCACCATAAGGCAATGCCTTACTTTCAGCATAGCCATCTTTACCGGTAACAATTAAATCTCTCTCGTTGTTTTTAGCATTCTCGTATGAGCCTGCCGATTTGAGATAGATTTGGAATTCTGCATTAGGCTCTGGTGTAACATATTTATCAGAACCGTCATCGGTAAATTTCATAATCTCAATTCTACCCTTTTTAACCGTTTCTGTATTAGTTTTTGAAGTATCATTAAGCCTTACTGTGTACTTTGACGGATCTTCGGATACCTTTAAGTTTTCCTTATTAATGTAATAACCGTTAGATGAGCCTACTTCTTTAAGGTAATAGTCATTACCACAAATATGATAGTTTGTTGTAAACTTACCGCTTGCATCGGTTACATAAGTTCCTACAAGTTCATTGCCTTTATAAAGTTCATATGTTGCTCCTGCAAGTGAAGCATCACCCTGAGCCTTTGAACCATTTGTATCATTATCAAGCTTTGAAAATTCAAATCTGAAATACTTTAAATAGTTAATAAAGGTTAATGTATTTGAATTATAGTCTGCATAGTAATCAACACTGTTTCTACAGTTTGTACCTGTTACATCATAGTTTGTATTACCATCCCACGCTACGTAAAAGACTTGATTATCAGGCTGAATATACTTATTATCAACCTCAACTTCTTTTACTGTATAATAGCCGATAGGAACATCACAGAAGTATGCATATCCCTGTTCATCCGTGGTTGTTGTAAATGTTAAATCTTTACCCAATGCATTTTGGCTTGCTTCACTTGTAATTGTGAACTTAGCACCTTTTGTGGCTGGATATGAGCCTGTATTATCGTTAGGAACATACTTGTATGTATATCCGTTTGAACTCGTTGTATCAGGCTTCTCAGAGACTTTATAGAGTCTCAAATCACCACGCATATACTTATTTACGATTGTATTGTTACCTGAGAAATTAATCTCATTAACCCAATCACAAAGGTTTGTACCACCTACAAGGTCATTAAGCCAACCATTATGGTTTACATTGTTTGTATATGGATAAGTCGTTTGACCATCCCAAGATACATAAATCTGTGCACCTTTATGAGTTGTTGTTTGACCTGTACCCGAATCATATGTTGTATATGTTGCTTGCCAATCTATAACATTACTGTTATATGTATTGGTTTCTTTAATTTGATAATATCCTGTTGGGATATTACAGAAGTAAAGGTCGCCGGCAGTGTTTGTTGTTCCTGAGATTACATAATTACCGTCCAAATCGTAAAGAGTAAACTCTGCCTGATACGGTGTACTTGTATCCTCAATTGTCTTATGGATATAAATATCACCACGTTGCAAAGTGTTGACCCATTTACCGCTTGAATGGTTTGATGCATTGACTGTTTGGTTAGCAACAACTGTTACTTGAACACTGTTTGTGTTTCCATACGGCACATAACCGGCAGGAGTGATTTCTGTTACGGTGTATGTTCCGGGCTGTAGCCCTGTGAAATCAGCAGAGCCACTTTCATCAGTCCAGTCCGAACTAACATAAGTTCCGTTTGAATCATACAAATCAAATCGAATACCACTCATAGGTTCACCGGTTTCAGCAATTTTATTTACTTGAATATTGCCAGTTAAATTTACACCACAAGTAGCAGAAAACTTTGCGTTTAGTACACTTGGGCTACCAATAGCAATTACTTGCTGGTTGCCAAAATGACCAACCTGACTATCCTTAATAGTATAATGCTTATTATTAGATGTCATTTTAAGTGTTTTTAAGCCATCAAATCTTGTAGTTGATGTTACTGTAAGTTTATTGCCCGAAACAGAAGTTTTAAGTCCTGCTTTATCAGTAAACTTAAATTTACTCAAAACTTTGTTGCTGTCTGTCGCCGAGCCTTTATATGAAGTAACATTACCACTACCATCATACTGAGGTTCCAGTTTAATTGTACCAAACTTAGGAGCTTTCTTTGTGTAATCAGAATAATTTGAATTAAGTGATTTATATACAGAATTTGTCTGTGATTTGAAATAATCCGACAGTTCTTTTTCTGATTTAGTAGTAACAACATTCCAAATTGCTCTCTGAATACCAAAATATTCTTTATCAGAACCGTTTATATAGCCTTTAGCTTCTGCACAAGAAAGAATATTTTGAATTTTATTCTTTTTTGTAGTGCCAAGACCGTTCCAATATTTAAGTGCAGCAGAATCAGTCTTAAACTTATCAGTTGATTCTTGACCGTAGTTAATACAAAAGGCATCTTTACCGTTGACCTTTAATCTGTGATGTGAATGTCCGTCAGATGAAGTCCATACATCTTTGATTGATGAATCAGCAAGAGCAGTAAGACTTGTTGCAAAACAACTAAACACCATTAAAATGGCGAGTAAAACAGAAAGTACACGTTTACCAAGACCTTTAACTTTATATGAATTAAATCTTTTCATATATTTGTTTTTTTCTCCTTTCTTAAGAGTATTTTAATAATATTATTAAAACCATTGTTCAAAACAGATAATTAAAACCACAATGAGAATTTTAATTATTTCATTTAATCATTATTTATATTCAGCCAACCCACAAAAGGTTAGCTACATAAATCCTGACCAATTTAATGCTTTGTAATTTTTATTAGTCATTACAATTCACCACCTTTAAAATTTTAATAAAACTATAAATTTATTGTAATATCGAAAAAATATTGCCAAAGTGTCACTGACCTCGACTTCTCACACAGTTTCTTTGGCACTCAAAATATAGTTACTTCCATATTTTGAATGTGAGCATAGGCTTTCATCTATTCTCCAAGTGAAAAGAAATAGAACGGCATCTTTTTGTATATTGCTAAAAAGGTATAAAAAAAGAACTATCAACTTTTACATTGATAGTTCTTATATAAGTATTTATTTTTTTATGAGTACAAAGTCAAATTAATTTGTTTAGTCATATCGTTTATCATCGTTGCACTTGCTTTAGGATTTGATGATGAGTAAATATTTGTATATTTATTATCAAGAACATAATTTTCACCAACAAAGTTATAATTCAAGAATCTAATCGGTTTATGAGTTAAATCAAATAATGGCTTTGTATTAGGTACTTCACAATCATAATTGTACCAATAGCCATTTATATTAATAAAATTCCAATAATGTCCGGGTAATTTTTTATTAGTTGCATCTCCGCCGATAACATAACACTGAATTCCAGCTTTATCAAGAAAATATTTAAAATTATGAGCAAATTGACCACAAGCACTATATCCATACTTCACAAGGCCATAGCCCTCAACTGCATCATCATGGTTGATTTCCTGACTGTAATACCAATTACAATCAATCCAACGTTGAATTTTAACAAGTTTGTCAAATTCACTGTCGGTTGCTACAATACCCATTTCACCATAAGCCTTATCCATAAGTCTGAGATAATCTTTTCTTTCAGGAGTAAGGATTGAAACGGTCTTAGACCAACCAGAATACTTTCCGCCGGACTTTTCTGCTCTGATTCTTACATACCAAATGTTATCAGCAGCAGGATCTTTATCGCTGACTTTGAAATTTACAGAGGTACTGTTCTTGCTTACGTCCTTATGCATATTGTCAAATACATAACCCTCATCATCATAAACATCAGAGAATTTTTTATTTGTACTATACTGAATCTCATAACCATAAGCTTTAGAAACTTTGTTCCAAGTAAGTTTAAAGCCGTATCCCTTATCAAGATAAGAAATAGATTTAATAGTAGGAGTAGTTGAAGAACTACTGCTCGATGAACTCTTAGCCTTTTTTGTAGTTACTTTATAAGTCTTGGTCCACTTTGAGTAATACTTCTTTTTCTTAACAGTCTTATATGCTCTTACTCTTACATAATACTTTTTCTTAGCTTTGAGCTTCTTTACAGTCTTAGAAGTTGTCTTTGCCTTGTTCACTTTCAAAACCTTAGTACCTTTTTTAGCAAACTTTTTGTTTGTCGAATACTGGATTTGATAGCCTGTGCAAGACTTCTTTTTCCATTTAACTGTAAAGCCGTTATTTATTGCCTTTATACTCGTAACGCTTGTTGAGCTTGGCTTCCTATTTGCTGCATAACTTGGAGCGCCCAAAGTCAAGCCGGTAAAAGCTATCGTAACAGCCATAATGGTTGATATTACTTTCTTAAATCTATTGTCAGTCATAGTTGACTTCCTCCCTTGTTCATCTTAATTATAACGCAGATATATAGGAGTGTCAACGCCATTTTTCAATATATTGTATATTTTATTTTAACTATACCATATATGGAAAACGTGACCTTTTTTTACAAATAAATATCGAAATAAAGAACTATCATATTAACTTTTCAAGGTACATAAAAGAGTGTTTTTAACCCTTTCATATACTTTATCGCGCAAAAAAAATTTTTTTAGAAAAGTATTTGATAGTTTTATTTTTTTTGATATTAAATAATTGTCTTTTGCCTGAACAAGAGACATTTTCAGGACTTTAACTAAGATTATTGCATTGTGCATTGTATTTCAGAAACAACAAATGTATAATACAGATAGAAAATATAAGGGAAAGGGAGCGATATTATGCTTACTAAAGATGAAATTGAAAAAATAATAAAAGAACTTCTTGTTCGATACATGCAGAATATGCGTTTCTTTTCGGTTCGTATGCAAGAGGAGACCAGACAGAAAATTCCGATATTGATGTGCTCGTTTTTGGTGGAGAAAATTTTAAAAAGTCAAATATATTTGCGTTTGCAGAAGAACTTAGGCAAATAACAGGTAAAAGTGTTGACGCTTTTGAAATTTGTGAAGTTGATAAATCAACTCCTTTTTATCAAAATGTTATGAGGGAGGGCGTTAAAATATCGTGAACTACCACGCACCTAAAGGAATGTGGTTTTACGGAGGATATTTTATAAAAAAAGCAGGTCAAATGACCTGCTTTTCTCAGTTGTTTTACTTATTTAGCAATTTCTGAATTACTTCAACGCTTAAATCAACAATGTCAGAAATTTCTTCAAAGCTCATATTCTTATCAATCAATTTTTTGATAATCAAAAGTTTTTCTTCTTGTATTAAATTTTCAGAAATTAGAAACATATGATTCACTCCTTCTATTTTTTACTTTTTTTCAAAACAATCATAATACATATTTATTTTTTCAAGTCAAGCATTAGGGATAAATAATCTTGTATATAAATTGACATTATTTTACATTTTTTATATAATAAAAACAGAAGAAAGTGAGGAATTATTATGTCAGAAACAAATACAGTGGAAGAAAAGGAATATCCTAAAAATTATCTATTCAGTTATGCTTTTTGTGGTACAGATGTCATATTTATGCAAAAATTGAAAAATTTATCAGAAATCGCAGAACCAGAAATTTGGGATTTTAAAGATTCACCTGAATATAAAGAATTCTCCGTATTAAGGAAGTATATTTTGGGAACATTTCAAAGATGCTATGATCAAAATTTAATACTTGAAAGTGAAAATAAACATTACTCTTGTTTTAACACCGGTCTATTAACACCTAACGGAAATGATATTATTGGATTATTTGAAAAAAACTACCGTTCAGATGGTCAGAAATGGTTTTTATCAGGTTTTTTTGACAAATGTGAGCGTGAAATAATGAATAACTTTGCCGAGTTACCAAATCTTCCTACATATACTGAAAATTATGAAGATTATTATTTCAACCCCAATTATAATATTGTTATAAATGCTGATCACATTTTGGATGATAACTGGTCTCGTATAGAAAGAGAATTAGGCTTAGATAAATCAATGGTAAGAGCATTGTTAAAAGGTGTAATAGAAGAAACAAAATTAAGACTAAAAAGAAATTCGAGATTAGCAGTTCCTCAATTTTATTTTAATAAAATAATGTATCTAATACCAATTAAATTTCCAATCAGTGACGACAAAGAAGTAACAATGGCATTAGCTGTTGAAAAAACAGCCACTAAGCAATACAGAGCAAACACTATTTTCACTAAAGATATGGCGTATGAAAAAGCAAGGTTATTAATGAAACCTGAGTCAAATTGGTTAGCAGAATGAGAAAAGCAGGTCAAAAGACCTGCTTTTCTCATGTATCATAAAAAAATAGTTTAAAGGCTTTTTGATTTTTAAATCTCCGTGGCCCAACGGTTGTTACATTTAATAAGTTACAAATACATATTATAAGCGATCAATATATTTGTATATATCTTTCTGCTTACATAAATAATTATAGCGCAAATATTGTATTTGTCAACGCCTTTTTTCAAGATTCTGTTAAGGCAAATTACAAATACTTTCCTGTTACTATTTGTTCTTTAGATGTACCGTCACTGTTTAGAACACCGGTTTCTATCAGTGCTTTTTTTGCATCAAGTTTAGCTTTTACCGGATTAAGTATTGCTTGTTTTTCTAATTCTTCTACATATTTTTTCATTTTCATAATAATTTTCTCCTAAAAATAAAAGAAGGAGTTTCCTCAGAAACCCCTATAGTTATGTGTCTTACAAGCTACATAACACGTTTACTTTAATCGCCAAAATAAATCAAGAACTGCTATTGACACTCCTCATTTAGACTGGTAATATATAAATAGAGGGATTTGCACAACCTAACTACAAATTTGAGAACATCTTTGACAACTTGAGATTAATTCTCAAATAATGTAGAAGGGAGTGTTTCCAAACAATGGAAGATAACAAAGTGTTAAATTTCATATATTGCTATTTAACAACGTCATATCTCATCCTTAAAATTTATGACGAAATCTTAGCAATTATTGAAAAAGAAAATGCAATTGATGCAAGTTCCGAGAAAAATGAAAAAGAAAACAAATAATTTTCTTTGGACGGTTTTACCGTCCTTCTTTTTTTACTACTTAAACTTATTGTGCCTAATTTTTAAATTTTACAATCAAGTTCTTGAAATTATGCAAAAAATAAATTTAACCCTCAAATAAAAAAATTCTTTAGGTGGTATTACCACCTTCCTTTTTGTACAAATCCTCTATCTGTAAACATAGTAACGCATATAGCAAATAATGTCAACGCCTAATTTATTAGTTTTTTTCTATTTACAAATCAATAATTATGCGATACTATAAGTACATAGGTGCTACAAAAGTGGAAAGCCTAAGCCAAAAAGTTAGGACCGGAAAAAGTGGAAAGTCCTTGCCGGATAGTAGGAACTTAAAAAAGTGGAAAATCCTTGCCATATAGTAGGAACTGAAAAAGAAAGTGTGGTTATATGTCAAAAGAAAATATTGAAGCTTGTTTTGCAATATCAAATAACCATAGTTTTATTGTAGCGCCTGAAAGATATGATTAATTTCTTAAAGAGTCTGAAAAGAACAAAGGTAAAGGAAGAAAGCTTTTGGAAGAAAGACTAAAAAAATGATAAAGGAAATATTAGTTGGGAAATATAGAAAAGAGCCTTGATTTAACAAGGCTCTTTTTTACTGCAAATCTCTTATAACTTAAACTCTTTATCCAACCATTTTTTGCCGCAATCATGGCAAAGATAACAGTAAACAGTAATATTATTTTTGATACTGCTAATCGGATGACTTAATTCGGAAATATATGCCGAACAACAATAAGGGCAAGTAACAGCATAACGATTTTTCAAAGCTTTCTTGTAAAAGGTTTTCATAATTGTTTTTTAACCTCACTTTCCTATATAATCTGATATGATTTATTTGTATTTTTACAGTTATGCTATATAATTACATTAATATTAAGATTATCTTTTTAGCAGTATAAGTTTTATATATTTTCATATTACTTTTCTTTTTGTTATAAACTCCATCAATACATTTTCTTCAGAAGGTATAGATTTTGTAGCCAAATATAAATCTTGAATAGAAACAGTCTGTGCAGCAGGTGGCATGTACGAAGAATTTTTCAAAACATTTAGTAATATTCCCAATGTTTTAGGCTTGTACAGCCCAAATTCAAGCATTGTATCAATAATGGTATATCGAAGTTCACGTGGAATGCAAAAGCTCTTAGAGAGCATTGTGTTGAGCATTTCTGAGTCAACTATCATATTGATAGCATCTGCTTTTGTGTAGTTATCGTTAAGGTAAGTATATAAACTTTTATTTTGGTCCTTATGTTTTGTATTATCGTAATATTTGTCTAAATGTAGCATCCACGCACTATGGCAATCAACCGAAAAGCCGTAATTAACAACATTCACATTAATAAAATCAGCTACAGGATTATCATTAGAAAATTTGTTAAAGTATTTCAGCATTGCAATAATAAATAATTTTTGCAATTTAGATACACTAAACGAATAAGGAATTATCTTTTCTCTGTCTCGGAAAAGTTTTCTTGATTTTATTAATTTGTTAATTTCAGTATTAGCTAAAGACATATAATTAAAAATATCGTATAAAGTCAAAGTATCGTTAATGTTCAATTGTTGTATTCTCCCCTTTCTCAATGCAATAATCTTTACAATCAAATATTAAGTATCTGTTTAAAATACTAAAACCAATAAATTCTGATTCATTTTCATTATCTTTGTAATATTTGAATTCATTTTCAGTAATATCAACCGAATGACCATTGTTTAAAACAAGAGCATATTTTTGAGCTTCTTTGTCAATGTCAAAATGTTCTATTTTGCAATATTCATAGGTATATTTGCCCGAACAGATAAAATGTTGAATTTTTATAGCTTTTATTGTATCAGTAAGAGGTAATAAAACTACAGAAGTAACACAAAGAGCAATTGTAATTATACTCTTTAAAGATATCGGCTGACTTAAATCTTTAATACTTTGCATTGAATTTACAAAAACAAAAAATGAAGTTATAAATACCAAAAGAAGTATTGATGAAAGACAAATGTATTTAATTGTATCTGAGTTTTGGATTAATAATCTTTTAGTTATTTTCTTTTTCACATATATCACCTCTTAATATTTTTAGAAGTCGGGCAGACCTGCTGCCCGACTATTTTGTTATATTTTAGTCAGTTCCAAAAGCATCATCAGCAATACTGATAACTGAGCTTGGTAAAGCAGCTTTTGAAACAGGACTATCTTCAAAAGCACAAGAACCGATAGTTTCAAGACCATTTGGGAAAGATAAATTATTCAATGAAGGGCAATTATAAAATGCTCTTGTACCAATTGATTTTACATTTTTAGGAATATTTACAGTAGTCAAAGACGTGCAACTGTAGAATGTTTCATTAGGTATAGAAGTCAAGTTGGCATTTAACATAACGCCTTGTAATGAACTACATTCCTTAAATACACCTTCCCCTAATACATTTACCGAATGAGGAACAACAACATTAGTCAATGATTTGCAATTTGCAAATGCTCCTTTATCAATAGTGGTCAAAGCACCACTGTGCAAAGTAAGATTTTGAAGATTTTTGCAACTTTTAAAAGCTGCTTTATCAATAACCTGAATCGTGCTTGGAATATCCAAAGATTTCAAAGAAATACATCCGGAAAAGCAAGAACTTGGAATAATGCTGATTCCGATAGGAATATTTAATTTTTTAAGTGAATAGCAGCTTGAAAATGACATCATACCGAATTCGACAAAATTATCGGAAAAATCAAATTTTTCAAGAGCAAAACACCTTGCAAATGCACTATCGCCTATTGAAGTAATATTTTTTGAATTTTTCACTTCTTTGAGATTTTCACAACCTGCAAAAGAGCTTACACCAATTTTAGTAATATTATTAGGTATTGTAATTGTAGTTAAAGCTTTGCAGTCAGAAAAACAGCTTTCGCTTAATTCAGTTGTTTTTAAAGGCAACTGAATTTCGGTTGCATTATTGCAATTATAAAATATACCGTTACCAAGATTAGCAACATTTTTCATACCTTTGATTGATTTTAAACCTGTACAACCGGAAAAAGCATATCCGTCAATTTGAACAGTTGCATCCGGTATAGTAATTGAAGTAAGAGCAGCACAGCCACTAAAGCAATATTCAGGAATAATTCCTACGAATTGCGGCATATCAAACTTAGTAAGTGTTGTACAATCCTTAAATGCATTCTCACCGAGTTCTTTAACTTCCGTTGTACCTGTAACCATATTAAGTGTGGTACAACCTTCAAAGGCACTTTCACCAATTTTTTTAACAGAACTAAATAATTCCATTTTGTTAAGTGCTTTACAATCTTTAAAACAATTTTTAGGTATTTCTGTAATATTATTTGACATTGTAACTGTGGTTAAATTTTTACAACCTTCAAATGCTCCTTTTTCAATCGTAGTAACAGAATCAGGAATATAAGCTACTCTAATGTCGGTGTTATCTTTAAATTCCTCTTGTGGAATTACAGTTCCGCCGTTATCTATGTACAAATAACCGGCAGATGAAATTGAATATTCAACATTTTTCTGTTTCATTTGATCAATATATGAACAGCCTGAGAAACAAAAAATAACAGTTGTAATTAAAAGAAATATTGAAACAATTTTTTTACTTTTTTGCATTCTTTTTTGCCTTCCTTTTCTTTTTTTCTTTACGTTCAGACTTTTTAGCATCCTTATATGTTTTAACCATATCTTTAAGAGAAGCATCTTCAAGACCTACGTAACGGTTTTTACCAACGGATAAATATAAATAAACTTCTTTTTTCGGAGCAGGTGTTATTGCAAAAGCACAAGCTTGTCCTTCAATTTCAATAAGAAATTTATCTTTTGCAATAACCGGTTTGTCAGGTAAAAGATTTGTAAAACCGATTACCTTCATATTTTTATTACCTGCTGCCTTTAATGCTCTGTATTCTTCAGGTTTATATCCCCAAAGGCTGATTTTACCAGCCTTTGTTTTTAATTTTAATTCATGTCCTTGCGGATATGTACTTTTATACAAAAAGCCGTTCAACGCTTTCTGTTGATAAGATTTTGCCATAATTAGTCCTCCTCTATTTTCTCTGTATAGTATTCATTTAAAATAACCTCTGCTGATTCAAACAATTCATTGCAAATATTTTTCTCATCAAGGTCTTCATCAACATATTCAAGTTTAATTCTGTCGGATTTAACAGTATCAATGAACAGCTTAACTACATTTGCAAAGAGCAATTTTGCTTCTGATTCTGTTAATTCATCATGAAAGAAATCAGTTTTTGAAGACAATTTGATTTGATGTTCATTTGGTTCTAACGAGAAATTCATCGTAATATTAAGTCGTTTGTTGTTTTCTAAATTATCCATTGGATTTTCCTCCTTCCTTTTTAGCAATTTCATATGAAAACAAGTCAATAGCTCTAAAATAAAGCATTTTTACTTCTTGTTCTAAATAATCAATAGCAAAGACTTCATCCTTATCTTTCATTGAAACGTCTTTAAGATACACATATTCATTATGTATTTTTTCAATATCAACTGTGTTACAAGCTTCAATAAGAATAGCTATTCTGCTTTCGTATTTACCAAAATCATAACCTTTAATCATAATTAAATTATCCTTTCTAAATTATTTTTGACAAAATGCCTTTACCGACACTTTTTTGAACAAGTACATCTGAATTATAATCAGTGATTTTTATACCATTCTCAACTTTATAACTTCTAACAAAATAATAATATGTTTTGCCGTTTTGAAAGTGGTGCTGTTCATAAAAATTATTTGTACCATCATATATCAATGCAAAATTTTTCATGTCAAAAGAACAAAACAATTGATATCCTGTTGCGCCTTTAATCTTGTTCCATTCTATTTTGATAGGTGATTTCTTTTTACTAATACCTTTTAAGTCATAATCTTGCATTTCATTGCTTCCGGTATAATAAATATCATCTTCAACAGTCACATTCTCAGTAGTAGTTTCTAAAGTAGTTGATTCATTTGTTGAAGTATTTGTTGAAGTATTTGTTGTATTATTTTTGGTGCTAATATTTTGATGTGTTGTTGATTTTTTTGTTGTAGCAACTGTAGTCAATTTAGTAGCATCATCACGAGAATGAACAGTATTATTATGAGTCACTCTCTTTTTAGTTGTAGTAACCTTATGTTTTTTTGTGGTTTGTATTTTTTTACTGACGGTAGGACTTGTTGTAGAAGGATTACTTACTGTAACCGAGATACTCAAATAACCGGAGCCGCCGTCATTTGTCTTACAATAAATATCACATTTTCCTAAGCCGGTAGCGGTTATAAGACCGTTTTCAACAGTAGCAATGTTGCTGTTTGATGAATTCCAAATAAGGTCAGAACAAGCATTTTGAGGGCTTATTGTGACATTGATTTTTTTTGATTTGCCACGTATTAATTTAACCTTACCGATTTTAGAGGAAAGATTAGCAGCAGGTGTCACATAAACATTACATGTTTTCGATTCACCCGATTCAGTAGAAATAGTAGCCGTACCATTTCCTTGTGATATACCTTTAAGCGTACCGGTTGAAGAAATAGTAAAGTATTTGCTTGCGGCGCTCCAATTTTTCCTTTTGCCTTGACAATTATCGAGAGAACAAGGGATTGTTTTAGAATATCCGACAGCTACATAAATATTATCTTCTACTTGTGGTGTACCTGCATAGGCTGTCAAAACAGTTGAAGCAATAAAAATCGAAACCGCAGTTATAAATAAGATTGTTTTTTGTAATTTACTCAACATATTTCACATCACCGTTCTTCATATGATTAAGAATTGATATATATTTTTCGATATTAAGTATAGGATACCAATATGCTCCGTAGCATTTTTCGCATATTAAAGAATCATTAAGCCGATACATATCATCGTTTATTTTAAATTTCTTCATAATTGGTAAATTAACTGAATCAAATTTATCTTTTACAATAGAGCCTTTGTTTTCAGAAATTGAAAATTTGTCCTCTTTTACTGGCTGTACGTCAATATTCTGTTTAGGCTCATCCTTATTTTTTTGTTTTGGAGAATCATCAATAAATGTTTTTATATCTGCTTTATTACTTTCCGGCATAATAACCGTTTTATTGATGTCAATATTCTTTTCATCAGTTATCAAAGCATTATTATTTTTTTGACTTTCATCAAAATTGGTTTTATCGTCAGTAATAATTGATTCGTTAGGCAAATTATGATTTTTCACATTTAGATCTTCATCATTTTTTACTGGCTGATTATCATTGGTTTCTTCTGCATTTGAAGTTTTCTTTTTACCAAACAATTTTGATTTATTTTTCTTTTTGTTTGATTCATCTTCAATAATAGGTTGTTCAGTTAATGATATAAATGGGAATAAATCTTGAAATTCAATAACAATAACTCCTTTTTTTTCGTATACATTTGCTATACTCTTAAAAAGGTATTTATAATCGCTTTCATTAACTCTATAACATGTTGCTTCTTTGTCCTTCCCCCAACGAGTTACATATTCGTTTTCATTAGTAATAAGTGGTGAGGTTGAACTCCAAGCTTTGCCGGATGTAGCATACATTGCAATCAAATATTCTGCTTTTTCTCTTGTATCACAATGAATGGCAATATCAGGTTCAATCAAACGATTTTTTTCTAAATAGTTAAAATAACTATCAAGCATTTTGTTTGTTAAATTGTTAGTCACCGTAATCGTTTAAATCACATCCTTTTTAAAATCATTTGTTGATTCTCTTAAAAATATTTTTTCATCAATTCCTGTTTCCTTTTTTATAAGTGAAATAAGGTATTTGCTTGGTTTTTTCACCCTGCCGGAGCCGTTAATAATTGCACAGAAATTAATTGTCGTATAGCCGATTTTGTCACAGAAATTTTTATATGTACCGTAATTAACAATTACATAATTTCTCAAAACAGGATATTTGACTTTTTTATACAGCATTTTTCTTCTGAAAATTTCGCAATCACCAAGATTAAGATTATCTCTTATATCCTCAATGGAATATCCTTTTAAAATCAAATTATTAATCTTACATAATAAGTTAGCAGATATATAATCTTCCTGTGTACATACCATATACGCATACTGCCGTGAACAATTCATTTTTTCTCCGATTTCACTATACTCATAACCCATAGCCCGAAGGATTCTTATTTCATTTTTATCAATTTTCTTGTTTGGCAAAGAATTCACTCTCCTTTCCCACAAAAATCTTGATCTTTACAATAAGAATTCAAAAATTCAATTTTTTCATTATAATCGTTAAATTTTATTGTCATTTTAACTTTTGTGTTATTACAATCAGAAGCTTTTACGACAATTTTGTTTTCATTGTTTTTTAGAACTTCCATATCAGTATAAGCTTCTGTTCTGTCACCAAATTCAAATAACAATCTTCCATCTGTAGCTGACAAATTATAAATTTCGTTAATACTGCTGACAAAGCTTACAATCAAAAATATTAAATCTATTAAAACCACAAAAAATCCCAAAAGACTTATTTTATCAATAGGCTTAACAGCTAATATAAAGAAACAGCCAAGTGCTATAAATATTTGAAATAGATATTTAGCGTAGAATTGAGGCTCATTTGAGGTCTTTTTCACTTTATACATAACTATCGTTTCTCCTTTCTTTGGTATCCTCACTATATATATCGCGCAAAAAAAATTTTTTCAGCTAACTTTTTACTTAACAATGGTAAAAAAATAAAAGGTCACAGAAAAGTGACCTTTTATTTATGATAATTAATACAAATATTTTCTGCTTTCTTTGCATAAAGCCTCAGCAATGTTTTTAGGGGCATCATCGAGGTTTGAACAATCGACAATATCTCCGTAAATATCTTCAAGTGATTTTTGGTCCGAACCTATATTAAAACTTAATACAGATATTCCGGCTTTTTCTGCTTCCTTTAAAAAGTTTTGAATATCCATTTTACCGACCTTTCCAGAGTACATTTGTGCAGCCGGTAAACCATCAGAAATAATTATAATAACTTTAAAAGGTTCAGGTCTTTTCTTAATTTTATTAAGTGCATACCTAAAAGCAAAGCCATCACGATTATTACGTTTTGCTGATAGTCCTGAAATCTTTTTAACTTCTTGTTTAGAATGGTTAAAATCAAATACTTTATAAATTTCAACATCTTCTTTTGGAAAATAGTAACTGACAGTTGAATGACCTATACAACTACAAGGTATTTGTAATTGAGTAGCAAAATTTTCAACTAAAAGTGCCATTTTTCTTGCGGCATCTATTCTTGGACCACCCATTGAACCTGAACAGTCAACAACCGTAGAAATGCACATATGTGGCATTTTGTTGGGCTTTGAATGATTTGAAAAAATTGCCAAATCTGATTCATTGTTTCTTTGAGCAAAAGCTTTAACATCGACCTTACTGCCTTTTAACTGCCTATTATTTTTATGAGATTTTTTCTTTTGAAAAACTTTATCTCTTATTTTATTAGCGGCTATTTTTGCAGGAAGTTTAATAGTCTCTTTGTCTGAAACATAAGCAATTTCATCAATAATGTTAATATCAACTTCTTCATAATCATAACCGGCATTACAACTTTTGGAATATTCAAGAATATCAAGTAAGATTTCTTTATGTTCAATCTCATCAAGGTAATTTTTCGGTGAAGTATCGAGCATATCATCAAGAACCTCATCAGAATTATTCTTTTGTGATTCAGCATCCTCCAAATTATTAAGACTTGAATTATAATCGTCCTCATTACCTTCAATACCTTCGCTGTTAGACATTTTATCGTCTTCCATATCTGTAGGCATTGCCGGATTTTCTGAAAGTTTATCAAGCATGTCTTCAATTGCCTGTTCTAAATCAAAATCATTCGGCTCAAAGTCGTTTGTTTCATCATCAAAGTTTTCGTCAGAAATTTCAAAATCAGTTTCTTCTGTATCCTCTGCATCATCAGAACTGAACTCACCATTAGTGCTATCACTTGATGTTTCAGAATTTTCTGTATCATCAGAAGCTTCATTATCCATTAATTCACTCAATTCATCTAAATCAGATAAATCTAATTCATCTGAACTATCTTCGTCCAAATTATCATTTTCAACTGTTTCATCATCTTCAACATCATTAAATTGTTCTGACTCGGATTGCTCTGTGTCACTTAGTTCGTCACTTTCAGATGATTCTGATATTTCATCACCGGTTGACATTTCGTCATTATCATTTTCTGAATAATCAGTTTCAGATTCTTCCAAATTGTCATCGTCAGTCGAATCGTCTTCATTTTCTGAATAATCAGTTTTAGATTCGTTCAAATTGTCATCATCAAGTAAATCATCTTCATTGTCTGAATCAGTTTTAGATTCGTTCAAATCGTCATCATTAAGTAAATCGTCTTCATCGTCTAAATCAGACTCAGAACCATTTGAGGCAGGAGAAGTATCACATTCACCCGACTCACCTTCCGAATCTGTATTTGACGAATCTGTATTGCAGTTATCTTCCGGTGTATCCGACATTTCATCTTCACTTGAATTATCATCAGAACTGTTTTTCTCTGAATTTTCACTGTCTTCATTATTAGATGAATTGTTTTCATCGTTTGAATGATTATCAGCAACAGTTTTTTTAGGTGGTTTTGGTGTAAATTGTTCTTTAATATACTTATCAAAAAGAATGTCAAGCATTTGCAAAGTAATGTTTAACCGTTCAATTGTGTTTGGGTAAGGATGTTTATACATATTATTAAATAATTTTCGTACTTCAATCCACTCATCCTCAATTTTTAATTCTTCCGGTAAACATTTTCTTGCTTGCATAAGTAGAAGATTTCTTACATCAAACGATATTGTTTCAGTTGTATCATTTTGACTTAAATACTTCTTATAGTTTTCAGTTAAGTTATTAGCTAAAAGTTCTCTTAACGAATCAATACCTGCTTTAAAAGAGCCTTTATACTGTTTAACAATACGATATTCAACATAAGGGTCTTCTACTATATTAGAACAATCTTTTAAGAGTTTGAGAAATATTTTTTCATATTTTTTTGACCATTCTTCAAATTCTTTACTACAACCGGAAAAGTCCAACAATGACATATCTCTTTTTTTAAATACTTCCTTTAATATTTTAAAGTTAGTAAAAAGAATATGACCACATTCGTGTGCTTGAAGTCCTACACAAAGAGCAAAACGCTCTTTTCTGTTGTAGCCTTCAAACATACTGTTAATTGGATTAATCACCGTAATTAAGCCGTTTGTGCAAGCTGCATCGGCATTTTTAGAATCATCAAGAACGAACTGTGTAAATACAGGTTTAATAGACTTGTATTTACTTGTAACATTCCTACTTAATTTAGTAAAGTAGTTGTTCACTGATTTTAACTTCCAAAATTCTTCTTCAGAAAAGGAATTCATTAAAAGCTTTTTAGCAGAAATTATTTCTTTAACAGAAAGTTTCATAGTTTCCTCCTGCCACATTAAAATGTAGCCTCAATTAAAGAATAGATTTCATCTTGGATTTCTTCCGGTTCATTATCACCTATTGCCTGAACAATAGTTGAATATGATGCCTTGAGCCAACCGTCAGGTTCATCCTTATATAACGGACAATTCTCGTGGTTGTTAATCCAAGCCTCACATTGACGAAGTGATACGCTGTCACTTACATCATTGTTTTCGATAAGACTTCTTATAGAGCCATTACCTTTGTTGAAAACAAGATTAACTATTTTTCTGATTGTTTTCTTATCATTATATCCTGTTTTAGCAATAAGCTGTTCGACAATTTCATCATTTGACGGCATTTCCATACGATAAGATAAAGCAAAACGGTTTTTAGTTGATTTTGCAATATCCGATGATTCAACAAATTCTTCACCTGCCGGATTGTAAGTACATACAAGTAAGCAATCAGGATGGATAGCTTTTGTAATGCCATCAACATCTTGGAACATTGCACTTTCATCAAGAATAGGATTAAGTCTTGTTTCAACGCCTTGATTTGAAATTGATGAAAGTTCTTGAAGTTCACATACATAACCTTTTTCAAGAGCAAGGCTTAAAGGAGAACGATTGTATGTAATGTTCTCACCTACTCCCGAAATTGTACCAAACAAAGATTGTTCATCACTGTCTGTATCAACTTTAAAGCATACATACGGTAAACCAAGTCTTTTTGCAAGTAACCTTGCCGCAGTAGTCTTACCTGTACCGGTTTCACCATAAAGACGTATACCTCTTACTCTATCAGGAGCAGCCTTTTTATTGTAATAAGTCTCAGCAATAATAGTTTCAATCTGTTCGGTTGTGTGATAACTTTCACAAATTTGATTATTTTCGTCCAGCATAATCTTTTCTTCAGATGAAAAAAATCTTTCAGGTGAAAGTGTATAATCTTTTTCTTCCAAAATTATTGTTTTAGGAGTAATAAAAGAACCCTCTTCAATGTTTTCAGGCAAATTGCTTTCATCAAAAGCAATATCCATAAATTGATCAATGTTTTTGTCAAATTTTCTTGAATTCACAAACGGTGAATCATCATAGATTGTATAAACGTCATCAATAACAAATGGCATTGTTTCATAAAGTTCATAATCAAAATCATATGAATAGCTAAAAACGCCTTTAAGTGGATTTATGTCTTCTCCATTTATTGGGTTTGATGTATACAAATCATTTCTACAACAACATATTAGATCAAGATATTCTTCAACATCATTTTGTCGAAGATCGACAGATGAAAAGAAAGCCTTTTCTTTTGAATAGTCAAGCATAACAGTGCTTGCACAACCATTTTTTTGAATTTCAATACATGCAAGTTTTCCTGCATCAGTTTCGCAAATGGCCACTAACATTTTTGCTTTTACCATAATTCTACCTCCGTGTCTAATAAGACATAATTATGTTTTTAGATTTTCTTGATAACAAAAAAGAGAGGAAAAAGTCCTCTCTTTTTTTGCTGTCATTATTAAGTTTTAATTGTGTTCCATATAGGTACTTCCTTTTTAGAATGGAAGATCGTCATCATCAACAACTTCCTCAAAATCTGAGTTGTCAGCAGATGAATAACTTGGAACTGGCTGTTGTGCAGCAGGCTGTTCACCTGAATTAGCAGTTTCTCTTTTACTACCTGTAAAATAGAATTTTTCAAGATTTACATTCCAAGTGTTATGCTTTTCACCGTTCTTTTCGTATGTACTGGTTTGAATATTACCTTCAATTGCAACCATTGAACCCTTTGTAAAGAGCTTTACAACATTTTCAGCAGTTGTGCCATAAGCAGTAACAGGAATAAAGTCAGCGGTTCTTTCCTTGTCCTTACCATTATAACGGTCAATAGCAATTCTAAACTGTACATAAGATGTATCGTTTTTTGTTTTCTTCAATTCCGGTGTTGCTGTAATTCTACCCATACCCATAAACTTGTTCATAATAAATTCCTTTCTCCGTTGCCTACGGACTCAAATGTGCCGGCTAAGTTATTTTAAATTATTATTTGTTTTTTGCACATAAGAGTTTTTTGAAAATGAAATCTGAACATAAAATCATTTTCGGATTAATAAGATTATTTAATTTACAAATAAAAAAAGCCAGTTGTTGCAAAATGCAATAACTGACTTAATTTTAATAATTAATTAACTTAAATAATACTTACTATACACATAGTAACGCATAATATTTTGTTTGTCAAGTATTTGAATCAATCTTGTTTTCTTTGCTTTCAGACTCATTATAGACACTTCGTTTGAAACATAAAAAGTTCTCGTTTGAATACTTTTTATCGTCATTTTTCTTAAAAGCTAAATAATATGTATAGCCTATTTTTATCTTTTGGTTTTTCTTGAACAATCCGCCTGTATCCTCATTGGCAATTGATAAAAATATTAAATCATTATATTGTTCTGAATTAATTGGTTCAAATTCATAAATCTTGTTTACGCCAAAATTTAATACATCTTGTTTCTTATTCGTACATACCGATTCAATTACGACAATATTGTTATTTTTTAACAATTTATAATTGAAATATAATTTGAATAACAAGAATGCAATAATACAAGCAAACGGAATAATAACAAGAGCATTTTTAAAAATAATAACACATAATGCCGCAAATAAAACACAAAAAGCAGCTAAGTACAAAATTTTATTGCCTCTTTCCTTCATTAAATCAAGAGTTATATCGTCAGCATTAATTTTATTTTTTTTATTTTGTATATTATTGTATTCTTTTTCAAATTCTTCTAAAAATTCTGATTTTCTCATAATTCTTCACCTTTTATTTGAACAATTTGGTCCATAAGTGCACTTTCACCGTCACGTGGAATGTAACTATCAGCAACTAAATTGCCGTCTTTATCATTATATAAGTATAAATACAATTCAACTAATTTATCTGAAAAATCAGATTCTGCTTTTGTTTTTTTGTTACCATCAAAGCTAACATATTCGTAAGGCAAACAAATATAATAGAAATTATCAATATTAAATTTGTTTTTAGGCACACCATATCTCATCATAACCTGACGTGAGGTCAAACCTGTTTTTGTTAAGGCTTTTTCACCACATACTGAAACAGCGTGAGTACCGGTCCATACACTTTTTGTATCTTCACTATCTACTGTATAAACATAACTTTTATCAAATTTGATTTTTAAAGTAGTATTTTCTTGAAGTTGCCAAGTGCCGTATACAGATAAATCAGGAGGTAAATTATATACAACTGTTTCTACTTCTGATGTGCTCTCTTGACTACTTGTAATAACATCTGTAACATTTGACGTAACAGTTTCTGTCGTTACTGTTGTGTTTTCTCCAATTTGTTTACGTGTTGATAATGAGTTAGCAATAACCAAACTCAATGATAAGACAATACATATAACAACAATAATAAAGACTTTAAATTTAGAATTTTTATCAATAACTTTGTAATCGTTATTCTTTCCATTCTCTGTATCATCGTTTTTATCATCGTCATTTGTATCATCAGGATAATTTTCTTCTTGATAATCATCTAAATCTTCATTGTTTGTATTTTTATCAACAAACGAATTTTCGTTTTCATAATCGTTATAAGAATAATTTTTATTTCGATTAACTTTTTTCAATTATATTACCCTCCTTAAAAGAATAAATTATCTGTATTATTAATTATATCATTTATATTTGTTTCAAGTTTTCCCTCTTTACTAACAAGCGCATAAAAACCATTTGGTTTGTCAAAATAGTATTCTGTTCCTTTTGAAGTGTTGTGTTCATAAAAGTAGCAAGCAACATAATATGTGTTTTTGCTACCTAAAACAGATTGTTCATTTTTGCTTGTAGAATACAATTTACAATTACCTGATAAAACAGATTGATTAGATTTGTTAATTAATATGTATTTACCGTTATTAATCGTCAAAGTATAATCTTTGTTTTCACAATTCAATGATTCAACCTTAACAGAATCTCTTTGATTACTTGAATTAAAACTTTCTTTTGTATTAATTTGTGTTATACCGATAATTGTACCCAAGAATACAACTACTGCAATAACAATAATTATAATCTTTTTCAACTGCTATTTTCTTCCCTTCGGTTTAGTGTCAATATATCTGTCTCGCTTCCAATTAACATAACCTTTTTCGTTAATTGTTCCTTTAAATACTGCTCCGTACTTATTGCCACTTTGAGAAGTTAAATTTTTAACCGATATTTCGCCTTTATTTAAAAATTCCTTTGCCATTGCAGTAGATATTTTCTTTTTCATATAGCTAAAATATTTGTCTTCTTTAAATAAAACAAATTTACAATTTGTGTTTGTGCATTTAAACAATTTATCGGTATCTACAACAGGGCTTTTGCACAAAGGACATTCGCCTATTACTTCACCGTTGTAAGTCGGTACTTCATTATAATTAAGAATATCATTTGTAGCAATAAGTTCTTCTTTGATTCGTTCCTTGTTATCTTCAAGGGTTAATAATTTCTTTGAAACTTTTTTAATAATCATATTAAGCTCAACAGTTTTTTTGGCATTTAGAGCATCAATACCCAATCTGTCTAAAGTTTCAATTAAAAATTTACCTTTTGAAGTAATTGTATAGCCTTTTTTGCTTTCAGTAAAATATCCGTATTGAATTGCCTTTGTAGTAGTCGTTTCCATAGTTGCACCTTGTGTTCCGATTGTAACACCGGAATCAACAGCAGCATAGAATTCATCGTCTTCATCTTCACCGCCATTTTTTATATTCTTACTAAACGGATGTTCAAGATAGTAAATAAGTCTTGATGTATTTGCTTTAGGAGGTGCTTTTGTAGTACGAGTTGCTTTTTCAAATGTGCAATTAACTGCTGAACCAATTTCATATTTATTTAATGCTGAAACATCTGTAAATTTTCTTGGTTCAAATAATAAAAAGCCCGGTTTGTTAATAACGCTACCTGCAATATCAAAAACATATCCTGAATTTTCAAAAATAAATTTAGTTTCAGTAACCTCTGCATCTTCACAGAAGTTTGATATTGTTCTCTTATAAACTAATGAATATGCAGCTTTTTCTACATCTGTAAATTCCTCTAAATCAGATTTAGAAGGTATTTTTTCTGTTATTACAATTGCTGTGTGACCGCCTTCGCCCAAACCTCCACATTTTTTATCACTGAATACAGAAGCTTTAGTATGAAATTTCACAGGCAATCCCATTTTTTCTAAAATGCCTATTACAACTTCCATCTGAGGTGCTTCTTTTTCTTGCATATACTCGCAATTGGTTCGAGGATACGTAATATATGCCTTCAAATAAAGCTTTTCTAATGCCGCACTTGCAGCTTTCATAGAAATCTTAAATTTTGTATTAAGGTCCGAAAGTAATTTTGAAGTATTATATAATTTCTTTGGTTTTAATGTTTTATTACTGATTTTCTTTTCAGTTACGATTGTTTTATTGGCATTTAATTTATCGACTAAGTTGTTTGCCAACGCTTCGTCCTTTTCAGCAAACTGAATATCTTTTGAAGCAATAGATATTCCTTCGACATTCATATTAATGCCCCAAGAATTAGTAGGTACAAAATTTTCTATTGCTTTATCAGAATCATAAACAAATCTCACAATGGGAACTAATACCCTGCCAACTTGTAATGTTTCGTGTGTAGCAAGTGAAAGCATAGTAGTTAGATTAATACCATTAAGCCAATCAGTCTGCTGTCTTGCTAAAGCTTCAAAATATAATCCATTATAATTATTTGAATTTTCAGGATTTCTAAATGCTTGTGATAAAACAGACGGAACAAGATTACGGCAATCAATTCTTTTAGTCGGTAATGTATTACCTACATATGAAAGAATTTCACGAATAAGTAATTCACCTTCAGCATCAGGATCGCCAAAATTATATAAAACAGTATATTTACCACTATGAATTAAATTACTGATTAATTCAAGCTGTCCTCTTTCCCAACCACTTTTAGGTTTATATTTGAAAGTATCCGGAACATAAGGCAAATAATCCCTCAATTGTACCCAAGATTTATAATCTTGTATTTGAAGATAATCATTAACATCATATAAAGTAAGTAAATGACCTCTTGCGGCTACAATTGTTACACCTTCAGATTCATAATATAAATTTGGAATTTTTGTTTTATTATGTTTATTATCATAATACTTTGTTTCAAAATGATTTTTTAAACCGTCTTTAAGTGCTTTGGCTTGTTCGGTTTTTTCGCACACAACAAGTATATTTTCACTCATATTTATGCTCCTTTATATATAAAATAGTATTTTCATATATAATATCGCGCATATTTTTTTAAAATTTTCAAATCAATGTTTTTATTACACTTAACTGATTTTTGCAATTTATTATACATCTGTCTTTTTGTATACATTTTCATTGTTTTAGACTTAAATGTGTTAAAATAACATATACATTTTCATATACATTTTATCGTAAAATAACGTAAAATAATGTAAATTTCAAACATTTGTATTGCAAACTTTAAAACATAAAAAAACCCCGAAAGCCTTATAAATAAAGGCATTTCGAGGTTTTTTGCTTGGTGGCTCATCGGGGAATCGAACCCCGGACACCTTGATTAAAAGTCAAAATAAAAAATGCCTATAATCGGCGTGGTTAAGCCATTTTTGTGTTTCGGGCATATACATTTACCTATACATAAAAAAATAGCAAGATTCTCAACGTGTAGAAATTTTATATATAGTATCTAATTTTTCCTTATAACTATCTGAAAGATTAAATAAATAATTATGTTCCAAATCAGTGTATATATTTACGGTTGTTTGAATATCTGCGTGCCCTAAATATTGTTTTGCTGTTACAACATTAACATCTTGCAAAAATAATAGTGTTGCAAAAGTGTGCCTAAGATAATGTGGAGTAAAACGTTCAATTCTCATCGGTAAACCATTTGGATCATATTTATTAACATCTTGGTGTTCATAACCATATTTTACGTTTAAATCGACTAAATAACTATTCCACATTTTATTAAAAGACGATTTAGTGTGCATTTTTCCACTTGTATTACTACAAACCAATTGTGATAATAGGTTACTTTTTTTCTTATAATCTATTAAATATGATGTCAATATAGGAGGAATTGGTACAATTCTTGTAGCATTTGATGTTTTTCCACCACTTTTTACAATCGGTTTGTTATCTATATATTCAACAGATTTATTGACATAAATAATTTTATTAGACAAATCAATATCAGACCAAAGTAAAGGAATTAATTCGCCTCTTCTCAAACCTGAAAACATCATAATCATTGCTGCTGATTGACACCTGTGAGGAGTATTTATAATTCTATCTTGTTCAATTTCAGTTAAAGCTCTACGTTTATTAACAGTTGCATTTTTTGGTATTCTAACATTTTTAAAAAAATTAGTAACACCTGATATATTATTAGCTATCGCATAGTTAAATATATCAGTTCCAACTTTTTTTATATTTTCAAGACTTGCTTTTGCCATAGGCTTATTAGTATTAGGATTGTTTTTTGCAAGTTCATTAATTACCTGTTGAAAGTCAGACAAATTGATATTTTTTAGTTCTATAAATTCAAAATATCTATTAAGGTGCTTAATAGCACTCTTATATTGGGTTATAGTACCATTTCCAATACCACTTGGAATCTTATATTCGTTAAGCCATTTATCAGCCCAAACGCCAAATAAAGCGTTCGTGTAGACATCTTTACCAGATGCTAACTCAATTTTCATTTTTAAAACTTTCCGTTTAAGCTCTTTTGAACTACTTGCACTAATATATTTACGTATAACCTTTCCGTTTACAGTTCCACAATAAACAGTAGTGTTATATTTTTTAGAATTAGGCATTCAAATCTTCCTTTCAGTTTTTTCGTATTATAGCGCTCAATTATTCTCATTTCAACAAAAGTTTCGCATAATGGAAATATATCTATTGATTGTCTATTAATGCTTTTATATAGTCTTTATCAAAAAACCATTTTCTTCCAATTTTTGTTCCTTTAATTTCCTTAGTATATATCCAATTTTTTACTGTAGCATCTGTAACATCAAAAATCAAAGCAACAGTATGTATATCAAGAGCAACCGGAAGTTTATCCCAATTACTAATAATACCCTTTTTACTTTTCAAAGCAGTTCACCTCCTTTAACCTTTCAATTATTTATCGTGAAAATTTAATTAATATTTGAAAAAATTCAATTAATTAACAAACAATTAACATTTTAAAACAAAAAAAAGAGGACCAAAAAATGGTCCTCATAAATAACACTTAACATTAGAACAATTGTAAAACAGCATTAACAGCTTGAGTTGTTGCAGTTGATTTGTTAGCTTTTAAGCCTGATGTCAAAGCATCTCTCAATGCGTAAATAACCGTTTGAACCCATTCACAAAGATATTTAAAAACAATTTTTGTGAAGTCTAAAATATAGCTCCACAAGTCTGCTGCCGATATTCCCATAATAATTGCAATAAGTATTAAAATAAAGAGAATTAAAAGACCTGAATGATTACGCATAACAATGTATCTCCTTTCACCTATAAAGGCAGTGCTGTTTTACAGTTTAATTAAAACAAAAAGTGGAGCAATATTGCTATTGCTCCACTTAACTGTTATAAATTAAAAACTATAAATTAATTACATATATAATATAACGCATATTGTAAATATTGTCAACGCCTTATATTATTTAACTTTAACAGTTTTTGTTTTTGAATATTTGCTAATAACCTTTGTGCCTTTAACACTTTTATATGTAGCTAATTGAACATAGTATTTCTTGCCCTTCTTAAGACCTGAAATACTCTTTTTTGTCTTTTTATTTCCTGATACATACATAGTTTTAGCTTTTTTCATCTTTGAGTTTGTTGAATACTTAACAACATATCCCGAAGTGTTAGATTTTTGCTTTTTCCACTTAACAGTAAAGCCTTTTTTCTTAGCTGTAATTTTTGAAACAGATGTACCCTTTGGAGCAATATAATAAGATAATTTAACTGTTTTGTAATTATATGCACTTCCAAAAGACACAGTTACCGTATATTTACCAATTGATTTTTTATTACCACTTATAGAAGTAACATAGGCTGTATTTGATATTCTGTTTCCTTCTGAATCATAAGCAATTACAACAGGGGTTTGAACTTTGCCATTATAAGTGAATTTTTTCTGACTGAGTTTTACACTTTTAAGTGATGCAACATTATAATCCCTGTCGGAATAATCACAATATAAACATTCAATATAATTATACGAACTATATTCAATTGTTTTTAGTGTGTGGCTGTGAGGAGCAATTGTCAATGCAATTGTCTGTTCGGCATAGCCGCACTCAGCGTTTGCATAAGAAGCAAGATTATAAAGTGAATCATAAAGTTCAATATAATAAGTCTGGCCTGCAGTTAATTGACAAGCTGTTTTTGTTTCAAGTGTATATTCACTGGTAACAGCAGATTTAATGCTTTTACCGTAAGAATCTTTTACGTTAATAATTACACCCGGTGTTTTACCTTCTTTGTAAGTTGAGTTTTCATAGCCTGTTGCAGAAAATTCATAATATCCTGTTTTGTTCGGAACAAATGAAAAATATTTTTCATTTAAAGTCACAAAATCTTTATAAGTACCGTCAGGATAGCCGTACTTGAATGTTGTATTTGTAGTACCGATGCCTATGCTTTCTGCTGTTTTAACAGTATTATAACTTGATGCAAAAGCAGTTACTGTTGTTGTAGATAAAGCCATAATGGCAGCCAATACAACCGAAAGTATTTTAGTAAATCGTTTCATCACTTGTTTTCCTCCGTACTGGCATTTGATTCATCTGTGGTTGTTGGTTGGTTTTCATTATTGTTGTTTAAATTCAAGATATTAAAATTTGAATTTTTTATAATTTGATTTGAGTATTCATTAAGAATTGCCATATTAAATTGTTTACCGATTAAACCGGCAGAAGGACGAGCCACTGTAATATAGCCTTCATTACCATTTTTTCGGGTGAAATATTCTCTTGGATATTGAATATTCACTTCTCCACGATTTTCGTTAACATGAATGTTTCTGATTACGATTCCACCATATTCAATGGTTGCAATACCCCTAAGTGGGTTATTTCGTCTTGGTCTGACTAAGCTGACGTTACATTCAAACGGAAGTAATACTTCCACATTTTCTTTTGAATCTGCTGATTGAGCAGAAATCTTAATATAATCTTTCATAATAAAATAATCCTTTCATAATTAATTTTTTTCTTAGTTTTCTTTGACAATTTGAGCTAATTTTTTACGATCTGTTGTCACTAATTTTGTCTCAAATTGTGATGCAATGAAATCAATTGTAAATGTGTTGGAATTTGAGGCAAGTAATATTTGACCTCTTTCAAACATTTCAATATCTTTTCGTTCCTTGTTAGACAAGTTTAATATTTTTTGGACTAATTGAGCTTGTTCGGATTCAAGCCCTAAAATCATTTTTGTTTGGCTATTAGAAATTATAGCTTTACCATACTCACCACCATTTGCTGAGAAGAAATCTTCAATATCTTGTGAAACTGCAATTGCAGCGCCACCGTAACCTCTGATAATTTTAAAAATTTCAACAACAAATTTGGCAGCCAATGGACTGCTTTTCATTAATTTCCAAGTTTCATCAATTGCGATTACTTTCTTTTTTGTTAAATCTTCTTTTGCCTTATCCCATATGTAATCAAGAGCAATAAACATTCCGATTGGTAACAATTCTTCTGTTAAGGCAGATAAATCAAACACAATAAATTGATTAGTTAAATCTACATTTGTTTGACCGTTAAATGCGGATGCCGAGCCAGTAACATATCTTTGAAGAATATCAGCAATTCTTTCACACTTAGGGTTTTCTCTTAAAACTTCATATAAATCGCCTAAAATTGGCATCTTTTTATAAACTTCAATTTTTTTCAATTTGCCGTTTGGTTCTCTTACCGTTTTAAAGTGATCAATAAGAGAATCATTGTTTTTTGTAATTCCAAATTTTTCATAAGTTTTTAGAATTGCATCATCAAGAAGTTGTTTTTCTTGAAGTGTGATATCAGTAACAATTAGAGAGAAGAACGTTAGTAAATTATCAACCTTTTTATTTAAAATGATTTCGTCATCCTCATAAATTCCAAGTGCTTTTTTACTTTCGTTATCTTGTCTTCTTATTTCCATAATATTAATGCAATCTTTTGAACCTGATGATAATTTTATAAATTCACCATTTACTGCTTTTGCAAGACGTAAAAATTCATGGCTCTTTAACGGCATTATAATTGAAGTTTGAATACCTTTCATTCTAAAGCGTTTGAGCATAAGAGATAAAGTGAATGTTTTTCCGACACCGGGCTTTCCTAAAATTGCCAAATTTGCATTTTTGTATTTGTCCGTATTAAATAAATCAAGAACGCAAAGTGAATTGTTATCATTGTTTACACCCATCAAAATACCGTCATTATCTGATACCTCGTAAGAAGTAAACGGATAAAACGCAGCTAAGCCTTCAGTTGTAATATTTCTTTTACTTTTTTCAAAGATTTCTTTTTCAACATGATTCAACGGTAAAAAACTTTTTAAAGCTTTATCTTGCATGTAATTAAATTCAAAAAGTTGAACGTTAATTGTATCAAGCATATCTTTAATCAGTGAGTATTTGTTATACATTGAATCATAAGTATCTGCTGAAATCGTAATAAGTGTATTGATATAATACAAACTGTCTCCTGATGATAACATACTAAGTATATAGTTACCGGACATAACTGAATCTTTTATATTATGATAATTTTCACTATTAGGATTCATATGATTTAATCTTACATCGTTTACTCCGTTAGAACGTCTTATATTGTTTTTCATTCTTCGGGTATCCATTTTTGATGCAAAAATATCTACATCAACGCCTTCACAAACGTTAATTAAAGGGGATAACCATGACGGAACGATATGTAATGGGTATTGATCTGATGGAATATAAAGAAAGCAATGATACACTCCGTCTATGACAACATAGGTATCAAATATTTCAATTTTATCGGGTGCAATTATTGTAGAAAACGGTGTTTTTTCTTTTTCAATTTTTTCTTCATCAAAATCGAAAAATTCATTTGCATCGTCCACTATTTCATCCCATTTTTGATACATATCGTCAATTGACTTGTGTTTGTTTAAAGTTTTATAACACAGTTCCAACATAAAATAATCATCATTTTTATGTGTAATAACTGTATTACCACACGAATATAAAAATTTTCGTATTTTTTCTTTGGCCGAATTAAGGTAATATAGAATATCGTCTTCATCTTTGGCAATATAATTATCTGTTTGTAAGTATTCGATAATAATATAGAAGTGCCTTTCAACGCCCTCACGATTGCCTAAACGCCTTACTAAGGCTGTTTCGTCATTATGTATATAACGAATAGCTTCTTTATCAGGAAGTTCCTCAAAATCCCTGTCAGAACGTTCTATAATCTTATTGATGTCTGTTTTAACTGCAACACTTTTGAATTGAAATTTAAGTGGTGCAATTTTTATCCAACGCTTAAAATATTCTATAACGTTTTCCTGTTCTTCACCGGTTTTAAACTTAAAGTTGATAGGTTCAATTTCAACTGCTGTCAAATACCTATCATCTTTAGTTTTAACAATACCGGAAAAGCATTTATCAATATTGATAAACGAATCTTCTATATAGCTTACTTCGGTCTTTTTTGTTTCTTTAGGCATAACAGACCTCCATCAAACTATGTTTTTTGATTTCAAAATTATCATGACGATTGTATAGACTATCATAATCCCAAAAATAATAACAAAGAGTTTTGTTGAACCCATATTAAGAGCATCTTTAATATTATTCTTTTTGTCTAAACGCTCATCATTTGTTTTCTTGTCTTCTGACTTTCTCATATCTTGAATTTTTCTCCTTTCGTAATATTAAGAGAAATATCTCTCATATAATTTATCGCGCAAGAAATTTTTATTCATAAAAATGAAAAAAGCAGCCGATTTGGCTGCTTTTTATCACTTTTCTTCTGTATCATTTTTTCTTTTGTATAAATGTTTTTTTACATAAACTTTAGGGCTTGTTTTAAATCGGATAACATAAAGTAAATACTCTGATAAAGAACATTTATTTATACCGGTCACACCAAGAATGCCTAAAGGTCCTCCGATTAATGCTCCTACAATAACTTTGATTTTTATAGGAACTGCATCATTAGGTATAAGCCATAAAATACCAAAAACGATGCCAACTAATATTGCCGCCTCAGCAATATTTCTGTAAGGTATTCCGTTAGGTGTAACATTAGTTTCTTTGAAATTTTTAGGAATTATATAATCTAATTCCTTATCTTCATCTTTTCTTGCCATATTTTCTCCTTATTATTTTCCTGCGTAAGTTTTTGACACTCCAATATATTTACTCGGACATAGAACATTACCTGATGAATTGCTATTACCACTATTTTTACGTAATTCAATATGAAGATGTGGTCCACTTGAATTACCTCTATTTCCTGATAATCCAATTTTTTGACCTTTCATAACAACGTCTCCAACTTTTACATTAACTTTAGATAAGTGAGCATATAACGTCCAATATGTTCCTTTGGTAGTTGGATGCTTTATTTTGATATACGTACCATAGCTACAGTAGTATTTTCCATTAGGTGCTTTACCACCACTGTGATAACTACGACCACATCTGCCATTACAAGTTATAATACCTGTTGCTACTACAATTCCACCGTCCATAGCATAAACATTAGTGCCAACGCCACACGAAACATCATTTCCTCCATGCCAATGTCCGTTTGAATATTCAAGATTCGGGCATGAGTAAGTAACATTTTTTGTAGGTTTACCTAAATATCCTGTTGTAAGTGCGTTAGAATTAGTAAGAGGGCCAATAGGAATATGTTCTTGACCGTCAATATTGTCTGTTTCTGCTCTTGCATCAACTTGAACAAGATTAATTGCGTTATTTAATGAACTTGCACTTTGTTTTTCACTTTTAGAAACATAGGAAGCTGATGATTTGCTTTGTATTGAAAGATCTTTTAAATCTTCGATACCATTTTCGGATTCTTTTCCGGTTGCCAGTTTGTAAGCAATATCAGCAACGCAAGCAAATGATTTTCCTGAATAAGACTCATCATCGGCATTATCGGTAACAGCATCATTATTGCTTGATGAACCGTCAGAAGGTGGAGCTTTACCATCAGGAGTCACACTAATTATTGAACCTGAAAACTGTGATAAAGCAGCATAGCTTCCGGCATTTTTTACTTTTTTAGGTATCTTACTGCCTTCAACATAAAATTCTACAACGCTGTTAAAACTATCCTTATGCCACAAATGATATTTACTATCAGTATCTTTATCGGCTTTTGTATCACACCTAATAATTTTAAATGTTTTACCGGTGGAAGTTTTCACAATGAATTTGCTTCCTATGCCATAATTTTTATATACACCTTTTGAAAAGTAAGTTCCAACAGCAGCACAGTAATACTCCCCTACCATACGAATACCTGTTTCTTTATCGGTTGTAGTTTTATATTTTACACCTTTATATGTACCACTGTTTAATACTGCGTATTGTGGACCACCCTTCCAAGTGACCGCTGTGTAATATGCATAAGTTTTACCTTTATCTTTTTTATCAGTAGGAAGAATATATTTTTTAGAATCAGCAGCATAAGCATTTATATTCAAAGAGGAAAATGGAATTATAAAAGCCATTAATATTGATAAAATAATTATAAAATTTCTTTTTTTCAATAAAAAATCCCTCCTTTACTATTCTTCAAACAATTCACAAGCAATTGTGTAATAAGAATCAACAGTTGAAATATCATCATCAGACAGATTAAAAAGTTCATTTATAACCGTTTTGTCTGATGCATTAACTGTATTAATCGTGACGTTTAAAACTTCTGCTGTTCTCTGAACCGTATCTCCGTTAAGGTAAAGTTCAATATTTTCTTTTGTGGCTTTATATTTTGCGTTAACAAGTTTTTTTCTGTTATCTTTAAGGAATTTTTTCAGTCCTTTAGTGCTTACCTCGTTCCACCTGTCCTCTTCTTTATTTTCACCTTGTGGCTCATCATAATCTTTTCCGTCATCTTCGTCATTATAACTGCCAACATCATTTTTTTGATGATATACAGAATAGGCTAATGTGAGATATAAAGTATCCATTGAATTTTCTTCATTACTGTATGCATCATTAATTCTGACGATACGAGTTACAGGATTAATATCTGTAGGTGCACCAACCGTATAAATAAAGAGAAGATTGTTTGTACTTTTTTCTCTTTGAATAATATAATATTCATTCGGTGTTGATGTTCCGTTGCCTTGCTTTAATCTATAACCATTGTTTTTTACAAAATCATCGTCAAAATAGCCTGCATTAAAATATTTAGTGAAATCAGGAATATATCCGTCCTTAATATTCTTTAAAATATCATTATAGCAATCATTTTCAGCCTTACTCATTTGCTTGTATATTGTTTTTTCAGCTTCATTAAATGTTAATTCTACTTTTTTGTTATCCATCCATTCATCAATATTGTTAAAAACCAACGATGGACCCGAATTAAATAAAGTGATGAACAAAATTATTAAAGCTAACGATACAGCAATAACAACGGTAATTATTTCTTTACCATAGTTTATAGCAACATCTTTAACTGCACCGGCATAGTTTTGTGAAGCAACTTTAGCACCGACTTTAGCGGTGGTTTTAGCAGCCTTACCGGTTTGGTAGGCTGCATTTGCCAATTTACCGCCTTCACCTTTTGACATATAATCAGGTTGTTCATTTGCCATTGAAAAACCTCCTTACATACTTTTTGTCTTCATTTGAGCAAATTTTGTTGCTGTTGCCTCGGATTTACCAAGACTGATAGCTTTATTGTATGCTTGGTCATATGTAGAGGTTTTTAATGCCGACATAGCTGATGGTGACGATTGTGCAGAATTATAAATTCTATTTTGAGCAATCAAAGAAGCTCCCTGTGGGCTTATACCACTATTAATAGCGTTCTGACGAACAGAAGTATATGCAGTTGCATTATATTGTGGTGTTCTGTCAGGATTAATTTTGCTTGCATCATTAGAAATTTTAGCAGTCTGAATTGAATCATTTATTGACATACCGGCACTTCTTGCTTCCTTAAAGCTTCCTATATCCTCAGAACTAAGTCCTGTACTAACAAATTCGGCTGCTTGTGAAGAATCCATACCTGAATTAATTGCGGCTTTATAGTCATCATAATCGTCAGCAGAAAGACCTGTTTTAGCGAATTCCATAGCTTTGCTTGCAGTCATTCCATCATCTTTAGATGCTTCATTAAAGGCATCAATAAAATCATCATTTCCGGCAGCAGACATTGTATCAATCATATCCTGATCAGCTTTTGACAATGATTTATAATCTTTATCGTCAATAGCGTTTGAAAGATCTCCACGTGATTTAAGTTCATTTTCGGCATCACGTGCACTATATCCACTGTTTTTAAGATCATCAATTTTTTTAATTGAATCAGCATCTTTGTTGTGTTTTAAAGTATCAAATTGTTTATCTCTGTTTTGAGCCTTATCTTGAGCCATTTGTTCTGCTTTAGCAGCATTTTCTTTTGCCATTCCTTCTTGACGTAATTCGGTACGTTCCATTCTTTGAGCAGACTGCTTATGAAGTGAGTTTGTTTTGGCTGCTCTAACGCCTAAAGCAGCAGCACTACCGATACTCATAGCTGTTCCCATAACACCGCCTATACCGTCTTTAATAGAATCGCCCATACCGTTAATGCCAAATAATTGTCCTATGTTAATTGAAATTTTTTTACCGACATTTATAATCGAACATAATATTGGCAAAAGCAAAACAAGATAATAATAACTATTTTCTTCTGTTTTGACCTCACTTACAGCAACAGTACAAACAGCTTGGGCTAACTTCAACACAATAACATTAAATATTATACAAGTGAAATTTTTTAGCAGCATTTTTAACCACATAAACATAATGCTTGATGATTGTTTTGATGTAAATGTGCCAGCAGCTAACGGTGCAGCGTTAATCCACAATGACGTTTGAATAAGCATTTCAATATGATACATAAGGAACTTAACACAAACAACACATAAATATACTACCAATACAAGAATTATTAATAGTATTGCTACTACTGATGAAGTTATAGTGCCAAGTGCTTGAGCTGGAAATAGAGCAGCAAATGTGCCAACTTTAATTTTATCACCCAAAGTAACTTCTTCAGAATTGTTTAGATCAATATTCAATTTATCGGTTGCGGCTTCTAAAGACATTTTGCTCGTATCAATATTCACCACTTCATTAAAAGCAGCATTAAATATCGGAGCAATGTAATCATCAATCAGTTGCTTTAAGAATACAATCAATAAAATTGAAATTGTAAATCTTACAATTAACATTAATATAGATTCAGCCGGCAACGAAGTTCTATTAAGAAATGGAAAAAAGAATTGAAATATACCAATCATTAACAATAAAATTGCAATGCCCCAACCTAATGGTATAAAAACATTATTATATAATTTTTTCATAGTGTCAGGAACAAGTACATTTAAAATATCTGCATTAGCACCAAGACCGGTAATAAGTGATAAAATAAAATCAATAACTTGTAAACAAGCCTTCAATATTATATTAAGTACAGAACTCATTGCCTTATTTACAAGTCCACTTATGTTTAAAGAATAAGGAGCAAATTGAATTGTGTTAATTAAGTTATACATATTTTTCTCCTTTATTTATATACTCACCCTACAAGTGTAAGGTGAGTATATTTTTTTATTACCAAGGAAGTGAACCTAATCCACCGCCAGCACCCTCGGTAAGTGCTTTAATTTGTGAAATTATTAATCCTAATAAGTTAACTGCAATAAATGCAAAGATAATTCCTTTCAACCAATCATACGACATTTCTTTTTTTTGTGGATTACGGTTGAAAAATAATGTAAGGAAACATAAACCACCACAAATAAGTGCAATTGGATTTGCTACAGTAAGTAATAAAGAATAGAAATTCTTACCAATTGTTTGAAGAGCAGTAGCTAAGGGATTATCAGCAAAAGCAGTATAAGAACTTAAACCGGCTGTTACAGCAATAGCTGTTGTTACCATAGCAGAATTTTTGCTTTGAACAAAATCTCTAATCTTTTGAGTATTAAGTTTTTCCATAATATGATATCTCCTTTCCCTGAACACAGGATAAGCTGAGGTATAACACCTTTTACAGTGACAAATAAGAGATTCTTTAGCTAAACAAGAAAAATATAAAATAATTAGTTAAGATAATCCCCTCTAATATATTTATCGCGCAAGAAATTTTTATTTTTAGAAATAAAAAAAACAAGCCCTTCCAATTAAGGAAAGGCTTGCTTTTTAACATAATTAACGCAATAATTGTTGTTTGATTTTAAGACATTGTTTAGCTGAAATATTATTAAGAATCAAATAATTTAAACCGTTAATGATTTCAGCATTATTATTTTCGTTAAGTAAACAGAAGATATCACCTTGCTTTAAGTCTAAAGCCAAATTTTTGCACTTTTTGATTCTATTCTTACCTTTTCTAAAAAGGTAGTAAAGCTGGATACTTGTAACTTCATTTTCGTACTGTTCATCTAACATTTTTTCAAATTCTGTCATTAGAATTCCTCCTCCGGTGCAATTTCTTGAATATCAATGCTCTTTTTTGAAACGCGGTCTGTATATTCATCAATAACTTCCTTCATTTCTGGATGAGCCTTGAACAATTTGTTTTTATTGAACCTGCTGCTTGGTTTGTCAAAAATAGTAAAGCGATAACTTTTACCTTTGTAATTAGCAATAGCAACATCGGTATCAACATTTTGAGTAACTTCGGATTCAAGAATATTGATTTCTTTATCAATTTCTCTTTTCTTTTTGTCTAACTCAGCTTTTTTTGCTTTAAGACTAACAATATCGTGAATCTTTTTAGCATAAACTCTGCCGATTGTTGTTTCCCCTTCAATGAATTCTTTATCGAGAACATCTTCAAGGAAATCCTTTCCTGATTCAATAGGTCTTGTTTCAGTCATAACGCAATTCCAGAAATTTTCATGAAGTTCAATAATATTATTTATGTATTCATTATCTCTGGCTATAAAACGTATTCCTGACTTGTTGAAACATTCACCGTCAAAAACAATAATTGCAAATTCTGCATTGCCGTCAACATACATATAATGTTGTACTTGGTCAATATAATTTGCCGGTGCAAATTCACCGCATTTTGCTTTACCAAATTTGTCGTTGACCATAAATGATTTAACCGTTTTAAGTTCAAGAATACCTGTTTTGGTGGTATCATCTTCAAAAACGAATTCAATTTTGCCATCAAAATCTGCAAACATAGGTTCTTTTATTAAAAGATACATATCATTATCCTCAATAATATGCATTTCTTTTATTTTTTCGCCAAACTGTTCTTCAAGATATTCCTTGTAAAACTCGTCAAAATATTTTTTAAACTGAGATTTAATAAATTCTTCAGCCCAATGTCCTCTGTCAAGGATGTACTGACGGTCTTCTGAATTACCATTGTTTTGATTATTTTCAATGGCTGCACAAAGTTCATCAATCATTTCATCTGTTAATGATGATTTTGTATAAAACCAGTTTCTTTTCACTTTATAAAGTGCAATTTTATTAGCACCTTCAAAGTGTGCATTTCCTGTAAGAATACCTGTTTCTGAACCGCCGTCTCCAAACAAAGCACGGAAAAAATTCCATACTCTTGGTCTGAGGATAGTAATATTGCACATAGTGCAACATCTTTTACCGTGATTCATTGCGTTAATGTATTGTTCCTTAAATGCCGGGAACAACATTTTGATTTGTTTCTTATCTTCGTTGTCAAATTTGAATTCAATTGATTTAGTCATTTTACATAACTCCTTTAAAATATTTTTTTAATGTATTTTTAAATCCTTTTTGTTTGTTTTGAACCGGTAACGTCACAAATGATTTATCGGTTTCAATTGTTAAAAACAGTTTTGGATTTGAAAAATTTGTATTACAAATTGCATATAATGTGCAAATTGCATTTTCTGTTATAATATCAATCTGTGTTTCAGGACTGATATTCAACTCTTTGTAATCTTTCATCGTTAAATTGTTTTCAAGAAAAAATGAAAGATAATTGCTATTAATACTTACGGCTAATGGAATAATTTTCTTCATCAATTATATCCTCCGTAATTTCTTCATGGTAGTTGAAATTATCGGCTGTTGCATCATAAGCGGCAAAGCAAAAAATTGCTGATGCTAAGCCACCAAAAATGCAACCAAACTGAACACAATATCCAACTACACAATCTGTTTCAATACAAAAGCCAATCATAGTAATAACAACGGCTATGTAACCTAAAAATTTTAAAATTTTCATAATTTTTTACCTCTTTTTTAATTAATTTATTTTGTTTTTTTGAAAATTTTTTTAAAAATTTTGTTTAATTTGTTTCTTTTTTTCTAATATCTACCTCCTGCTTTACCCAAAAGCAAACAATACACCGGGTTTATTTTTTTATATGTATTGTTTTTAAGAAAAAAGAAAGACCAAATAGTAGAAATAACTAATTGGTCTATTCGTTAGCATTGTTAAATGCTAATTATTTAGTTTTTTTAAGATAAGAATTTTTTAAGCAAATTTGCTTAAAAAATTAATCATCATCTTTCAATTGTTTCTTAAAAATGCGTGAATCTGAAACTTCTGCATTTATATATTGAAGATAGCTTTTCAATTCAGGATGAACATCTTTAATTCTTTTAAGTGCAGCCACTTTAGCGTATTCGGCTTCACTTTGTTTCAATCCAACAATTTTAGCAACTTCTTTCATCGGCACGCCGTTGACAATATTGAGAAAAATAATTGTTGCTTCTGATTTGTTTACCGATTCCATAATCATTTGAAAAACATCTCTTTTCATGATTTGATTTTCTACATTAATATCAGAAACAGCATCATAATCGTCACTATTACAAACAAACATTGTATCTGTTCGTGGTGCAAGAACATCATGACTTGAGCTATCACGAGCACGAGTGTTTCCAAAAGAACGTCCACCGTTATAGCTTCGTCTGTTAAGGTCACTCATTCTTCCATCACAATATCTTGAACAAAAATTGATAAAATGTCCTTCTTTTGGTTCATATTTATCAATAGCCATAAAAAGTGCCAAAGAAAGCGTTTGTTCGTAATCTTCACTTTCAGCAAAGGGAGTCCAACTATCTTGAACATATTTGTTCTTCTTATTAAGTAATCTTGTGCGTATTAATACCTGACCTAAAATTTGGCTGAAAACTTCATCACTTTTTGATTCTTTATAATTAGCTACTAAATCATCTAATTCATTGTTAGAAATCCTACCACCAATTTTTTGTTCATTAATACTGTCTACAAAAAATGTTTCGGCTCGTCCTTTGTAATTTTCAAGATTTTTTATTGAATCTTTTTTAAAATTTTGTGTATTCCGTTCAACTTTTTTGCTGTTGTCACTGTCAATAAAGAAAGTTGTTACTTCATCGCCAGTTTTTTCTATTACTTCCATAATAGAATTCCTCCTAAAATAAAAATAAAAATAAAAAAAAGCGCCCATTCAACAAAATAAGAGTTAAATGGACGCAAAAAAAGCCAGTGCAAAACAGATACACTGGTTTAATTTAACAATATATAATTTAAAATTAAAAAATTACTATAGTTATAGTAACGCAATTAAATTAAAAAGTCAAATATTTGCAGTGTAAAAAATAAAAAGACGTCCAAATTTTAGTTTTCATTGTATATTTCGCAAATATTTCGATTTTTCATAAAAATTATCTATACAATATTGATTGCTTGTATAATTATTCAAAGAAAATTTACAAATAAATAAAAAAAGACCACTAAAAAGTGGCCTTTTTGCTATAATTCACTTTATTGAGTTTATAAAGCAAAGGTATAAAAACGATTCCATTTTTTTACCCTTTCTACGATTTTTAAACATTTCTCTACGAAAATAATTGAGAATCATTTCAGGTGATTTTCCATCATTTTCAAGTTTCTGTTTTTGCTTTTGCAATTTTTCAATCGTTATTGTCATAAAAATCCCTCCTTTGATTTTTATGTTTAAATTATTTTAATTTTCTAAACACTTTGTCATCTATTGACTTGAATTCGTTAGAATTATAACAAGAGCAAATATTAAACCAAGTGCCGGTGCAAACTCCACTGTTAACTTTAAAATTATTGCAAGTTTGGCAATTTTCTTTTTTATCGTTCAACATTTAACTCCTTTAATTTTGCTTCTGCTTCTTCTTTTGTAAGAAATACAGTTTTTCCAAAATGTACATCAACAAGTCTTTTACAAATACTTTGAGATTCAAAACATTCAATCACCATAACGACTCTTGTACCTGTAATTTCGTATCTTTTTAGCCTATGATGTACCATCGGGTAATCAATTAAGAATAATTCTGTACCAATTTCACAAGGCAACTCAACAAGCCTGTCGCTTTGCAACAGTTCAATAGTTTCTGCTAATGCTTGTTCGTAGTGCCATAAACCTTGATATTGGCTTTGTCCTAACTCATTGTATAGGTTTTTAAGCCATTTAATACTTTCTTCGCAAGTCATATTTATCCTCCTAATTTTTCTCCTTTACTTGAATCATCAACATAACACCAAGATTGAGGTGCTGTTTGAACACGGCACTCTTCGCACGGACATTCTTCACAGCTTTTTGGTTTTGCAAATCCCAAATCTGAATATTCACATTCACGATTGTATTTTCTAAATTCAGTAATTCTCTTGGGCTTATCATAAAGCACCAAATCTGAAATATGCCAACCGTATAATGTTTTGCCTTTGCCATAATCAAGCAAATCTTTTTGAGTTAAACAAGCACTTTTACAATCATCAGGTGAAATAGAATAAAACGATTCACTATTTTTGTTATAAGTAAATTCGTTTATACTATCAGAGATATAAGAATATTCACTTATTCTGTCACAAGTGAATTCACCGATAACTTTACCATTTAAAAAATTATCAGCAATATAACAATCATCATATACCATCATTTCAATACTATCACCATATTTGATTTTACCATCTGGCAATCTGTACAATTCGTCATCATTAAGCACATGACATCCACAAATCGTCTGATGTTTTTTGCTTGCCTTTGTGCAATATATGAGACACTTAAATGGAACTTTAAGATTAGGTTTAGTTTTTCTCATTTCAATCTTTTTTTCTTCATTTGCAATAAAATTGCACCACTTTGGCTTAACTGAAATCATTACTGCTTTATTTTCCATGATAAAAATACTTCCTTTCATTCAAATTGAATTTTAAACCTTTACCACACTTTGAGCAGTAATTTTCGCCTATTTGGACTTCAAATCCGCATTCAGGACAACTGCCAAACCATGCAGTATTTTCTGAGCCGCCGGTTTCTTCAGAATAAAGATTTATAACATCTGTCGGTGTTAATCTTTCAAAAGCACTTTGTACTATTGCACAAGCAATATCTTGTTTTTCAGTAAGTTTAGTACCATTTTTCTGAATAATATTTGTGACGATTTTTGATGCTTCTTCAAGAGACATTCTCTTTAATAAGGTTTCAAGTTTCATAAAATTTCCTTTGTATAGACCTTCTTGAAGTTCGGTTTCATCATCCACATTATCATTAAATGATTCTGAATGAGTTGTTAGAGTGTGAGCATCAACCGATAGTCCTAACTTTTTTAGCTCAGTGCAACATTTTTGTAAAGCAAAAGCAGGGATTCCTACCATTGCCACATTTTTATCAGGTGCTTTTGCATCTATTTCTTTGTAAACAATAGTTAAATCACATTGTTCAGAAACAATATGTGCAGTTCTTCCCCAAAATTCATAGAAATCGCCGATTTTTATAGCAATTAAAGAATTTGGTGAAAATTTTTCATATTTAGAATACTCATTCCAAATACGTGTATTAATTTTGACTTGCTTAGTTTTATAATTCATAAAAATCCTTTCTATGCAAGGTGACTAAAAGTCACCCTGCATTATTAATTATTAAATTACCATAAGAAGAAGTTGTTTACCGTTCACATTTTGTTTATTTGCATTAACATGTGAAATGACTTTTCCTGTCTCTTTATCGGCAATAAGTAAATGATTATTTACATTGTTACCGTAAATAACATACTTGTCATTTTGGAAAACAATGTGAGTTTGATCATTTTCTTTGTTAAGGGTATCAACGTTAACTTCACAATTTTTGTTATGAATATCAGTTGTTCCTTTTATTTCGCTGATAATGTGCATTAAAAAGTCATTTACGTCTGATCCTTCACCTTCAGGAGTTTTATCAAAGATTTTTCCTTTGAAATTCATTTCTGCAAGATGGTCACAAACGAACTCTTTTGCCTTATCCCCTGCTTTATCATTGTCAAAGCAAAGAACAATACCGGTATAATTACCTTCTTCAATTGCTCTGAGAACACTTTTGGTTTTGTTCACTCCGTTTGTAGACAAATAGTCAAAATGCTTGTAATCTTTATTCTGCATTTCCAATAGAGTCATAAATGAAAGTAAATCAATAACTGCTTCACCTACAATAAGAGTTTTTGAATTATTGTTTACTTTCCAGCAATATGTGCAATCAGAACCTTCAATTTCAAATCTTCTTTTATGGCTTTCAACATTATTATCTGTTCTGCATCTCTGAGCGTAAATCATTTTTCCCTTAACATAAGACGCAAAAATTGCATTTCTCTTATATCGTTCTTGATAAACATTACCTTTAAATGCAAGCCATTTGAGAACATTAATTGAAATTTTTCTTTTGCCGCATAAATACTTTATTATGTACCTATTGTTTTCTTCAAAAGTCTTGAAACGGTTTTCTTTGTATGGTGCTTTAAACGGCTTTTTTTCAACTTTTCTTCGTACCGGAAGAGAAGATATAGGTGTATTGCCTAAATACTTCCTTAGAACGTCACAAGCTTCTTTAAAGCTAATATGTTCAAAGTTACATACGAAGTCAATAATGTCGCCTTGTTCATCACAAGAATTACGGAAATATTTGTTTTCTTCAACACTCACCATAATGCTGTCATGTTCTCTAAAGGACCAATATCTTGAACGAGCCTTATATGGAGTAAGTCCATATACTGTTTCGCCGTAATCAAGAATCGGAATTCTTTTAAGAATTTGAAGGTCATCCTTGTATTTCTTTTTTGACATATCTTTGCTCCTTATAGCATTTTAATTTTTTCAACAAAGAATTTTGGATCGTGAGCAAAAAACTTAATTGCTGAACAATATTCCTTAAATGAAATATCAAACGGTGCATCAATTTTTGGCATTCTGTCATTATCAATACACCATTTAAGACTTGACATTAATTCATCCTTGTTCTTCATCTTTTGCTCTTTATCCTCTTTTGTAGGAAGAATCATATTAATGATTTCTGCGGTCATTCTTCCTTTATTGTTCTGCCATTTAATAGGAAAAGGAATATTGAAAAAAGCCTTGATTTGTTCATCAGTAGCATTTTCAATTGAAAACGGAATTGTTTCCTTCTTCTTTGCAGGTCTTCCCCTCTTTGCTGTTGTCTTTGTTGTTTTTTCTTCAACAGGTGCAGCAGGTTTTTCTTCCTTTGAACTATTATTCTCAGGCTCTGCTTCATCATTGTTGTCATCTTTTTGACGAGTTTGGTAAAGTGATAATCCGACACCAAAAAGTGCCAAATTCTTGACGAGACAGCGCATAATGGCAGTGTTTACATCCATTGATGTAAGTTCTCCTTTAGAAATATCGACACCATATTCATTAAGAATAGGACGGTGCATACGCCTTTTCGTGCCATCAATCTCAACTTCTGTTTCAACCCAACAGTTACCCATATCATCACAATGATACAGATAACCGTTTTCGTCATGGATTACTTCAAATGAACACTGCTCAGAGTTTTCCATGGCCATTTGCCAAGCCGTAGCCCAAGGTAATGTTATTAATCCTTCATTACCATAAGGTACTGTCTTGCCTTTTGTGTCAAGTTTTAATAATTTTTTGAATTCTGCCATTTTAATCTACCTCCTAATTAATAGCATAATTGTTTTTAAAATAGTGATTATAAAAATAATCTAATGTTGCGTAATTTGGTTCATCTTGATTTTTATTATCAGTGCAGAAATACAAAAGAAGTTCAGACGTGGGAATTGTTGAAATATCAACAATTTGACTTTCTGTAATATTTTGTTTTTGAAAAAGTATTTTTATTTTCTTTATAAATTTCTCTGCTTCTGATTTTGACTCAAAAGTATAAGCAAACGTGTAGCACACATAATCTTTATAAATTACAGTGTTATCGTTTAATAACAGGATATATCTGTCAAAATGACCATTTTTCCAATTTATTGCCTTTTGCATTTCTCTAAATGAGTAAACGACATCATTTAAAGAAAATTGAATATGAGGATATAATTTGGAATTATAATCAGCCATTTTCTTTGCACTTTCATAATCATCAAATAAAGTTGCACCAAAATCTTTTTCTCCGACTTGAAAATTATTGTTAGTATCAAGTTCAAGTAAGTTGTGTCTGTAATCATCAAAGTCATCAGAAAAAATTTTCTTAACTTCAAATGTTTGCTTAACAGAGCATTTGTGAACACGGTCTACCTTAACGTAATAAACAATATCTCCTTTTGCATATCTTGGCTTAGGTTTATTAACCAAATTAAGCCAACTGTCTAATGTAATTTGCTCTTCCATAAAAACCTCCTATTTATATATCGTGAAATTTTTTAAAAAATCTCATTAATTTCAGAAATTTTTAGGTTTAAGCCTTACAATTTGTTCAAGATAAGATGAAAGTAACCAATCATAATGGTCCAAACCGGCTTTATAGAGTTTATATCCGTTCCAAGTACCATTAGTACCATTGATACCGTTCATAAACTTAACACCAATACCGCCAGCATTAACAACATCATTTAGTGATTGGGTGAAATCTTCAATCATAACAAAATTGTTATTGATTTTAAGACCGTTTTTCTTTGCATATTCCATTTTGTTTTGCCCGTAAGGAACAAGAATTATATTCTCAACAAACGGAAGATGTTTTTTACACCACTTAATCTTATCTTCTTTTGGATAAGGAACTTCGGTAAAATAAGCTGATATAACTACCGGTTCAATTAAACCTTCGTCAAACGAATACTTAATATTACTGATAAGACCTTCTTCCGGTTCAAGATTTGCATAATAGTCTTTTTCAAACAGCGCATCGAAGGGAGTTCCAAGCTGCCATTTTGCAACCGTTCCATCCAAATCAATACCCAAGACTATCTTTTTTCTTAAACCTTTTTTAATGCCACTCATAAGCAAATACCTCCTTTTAAATTTTATTTTTTTTGCTTTTTTTAGGCATAAAAAAAGGCACTTCAACTCATAAAGAATTAAAGTGCTTAAAATAAACAATATTAAATTTAAAAAAAGCCAATAAATGTGCAAACACTTACTGACTTAATAAAATATATAATTAAATAATATTGATTACTATACACATAGTAACGCAATTAGAATTTAATGTCAAGGGTTTGCAGCAGGTTGCAAACTAAAAAAAGAGCACCACAAAAATGATGCTCTTTTAGTAATAATTAATTAAATTTAGTAATAAAAATCAATGTAAGCAGCAATTGTTTTGCCGTTATCATCTTTTTTTACATAAACACGATAACTGCCGTCGCCTTCACCGGATGAGGTATAGAAACCTTTGTAATTGCTGCCGTTTTTAACATAAGCACAATTATCAATAACTTTAAAATCATTATCGGTTTCACTACCAAAAGTCAAGTCACAAAAATGTGACCATTCGTCATCTGTGAAATCAGGCTTGTTTTCAAAGAAACCTGCTAAACCTGCATCTACACAAATTGTACCAATACAATCAAAGCCAGTACCAATTTGGCTGTGTAAATTTTCAATATCTTCAAGATTTTTGAAAATCTCAGCATTGTAGATTCCACACATAGAAACGCCAAATCTTTCGGTAGCATTATATACACATATATACTTCCCCGGCTTAATTGTTAAATTTTCATAGCAATAATCTTTACTATTATCATAGCAAGGATCAGTTACTTTGATATTTGGTCCAAATTTTAATATTCCAGCACTTAACATATTTATACCTCCGTTGTCGTATTACCATTGATTACTTGAGTTACTCTGCAAGATTTTACACACCAGCCTGTTTTGCTTGAAACAAGATCAACTATACCTTCATAATTATTTTCACAATATTGTTCAGCATAATCAAATTTAATTGGTTCAATCTCAACTTCGTCAGACAAGTCACATTCATCATCTTCGTCAATGTAATAATCAATGTCAACCGCTTTAAAGATAACATCTTGTTTAGGCAATTTATCAACAAATTCGGATAATTGCCTAATCATATCATCAATTTCTTTTGCATCCTTAACAAGCGTTTCTACATCAGGAACACCTGAAAGACCGCTATTTTTGGCTTCAAGAAGCATTGTAACATGTTCTTCTGTATCAAAGCATTCATAATATGAACCAAGGTCATCAATAATTTCTTGAATTTGTTCACACGGTAATTTGCTTGCATCAAAATCAATAGAAAAACTTATATCTTCACCGGCAGGTGAACTTCCAGTAAATTCAAGATAGCTTTTTTTTAAATTTGAATAGTCTGCATATTTAGATACATACCATTCCAAATCATCGTTACTCTCAATTGCATTAATCAGCTCATCAACGGTAGCGATAGGATCGACGGTAGTGATAGGCTTGATTTCATTATCTTCATTGTCATTGCAATCGCTTTCAGAAAATTCACAATTATCTTCGTCAATAGAATCTGAGTCTCCAACATACTCTAATGGAGTATCAATATCAATTTCGTCAATATGTTCTTTTGCATACTCAATTGCATCTTCCAGAGACATATCAGCCGGTACTTCGATGGAACTATTATATGTAGCCATGCAACTACAAGTAACATTTAAAGTCTTAGTTTTCATAATAAAAAATCCCCTTAATTTTGTTTTTGCCACTTTAATACAGTGTCAACTTTAATACTTTTTTCAATAAGATATGTAAGCATTTCTTTAGCAGCTTGTTTACTTTCTTCTCCCCTATCGTATCTAAAAGGGTCTAAAAGAAAATAATATAACATACCTGCATATTGATTACCTTTTAGATTTGGTAACTTGCTTGCCCCATATCTATTATGATTACGATACTGAAGTTCAATTGCATATAACATTGAATCAACAGGTGTTTTAATACCCAATTGATTAATAAGGTCATACCAATCTTGGACCTCAGAATTAACATTGTTTCTTCTGATTTCCTCAATATTGTAATCTTTCGGACAATATTTTTTCAAAATAAATTCCTCCTAAAAATTAAAGAGCCAAATGTCATTAACAATTGACTCTTTGTTTTAATATTATTAAATTTCAATAATGTTTAAGTGTTCACCTTTTAAATTAAAAATTCTTCGGTGCTCACTTAAAGCTTTCTTTTTGCTGTACCCCAAATATCTCATAGACATTCTACTTAATAAATCTTCTTGGTCATTTTCAGTAGTGATTCTATAAGTAGTGATTCTATAACCGCCTTGAATTTTTGAAATGATACAATCAATCATAATTTTTTCCTTTCTTGGCTTTTTAGAATATTATCCTTAATATACTTTTCAGCAAAATCAATAAAGTCTTGAAATCCACCAATTGAATATCCGCCGGGAATATCATAGTTTTCTTCAAGGAAGAAATCGTAACTGCTTTCCGGTGTTATTTTATATTCACCGGTAGTCATATCATAGCTGAAATAATCTTCACCATTAGGACTTTCTAAATGACCACTTTTATCGTAATATTTGTACCATATCCAGCCTTCAGGAAGTGTTTTTGATTGAACTTTTCTCAATGCTATAAATGGAACATTCTCAAAATAAGCAATCAATTCCCACAACTCATTTGTGCAAAATTCTGTTGTATCAACATCATTTTTTGATGTATAAACAACATAATCAACGCCTTCATCAACATTATTCATAACAACCATAATTTCGTCAAAATCAATGCTCTTTATGAACGGTTTAAGGTGAATAATTATATAAGGTGGTTTAAAATTATCTGCTGGTACGACCTCTTTGAAATAAACATAAAAAGTATTAAGAAAATAATCATCAATTATACTTTCAAGAAATTCACCGATTTGAATATTGTATTCAGCCATTTCAGAAAGGTCGGACGTCCAGTCCAACCAACCTGCTGCAATTAAACTTTTGCGAGTAACATTATTAGTAAACTCGCCGTTTTTATATTTTGCAATCCACTCACGAAGAGTAATTTGCTTTTTTTCTTGCATTACCATAATGCAATCCTCCTAATTAAATTATTACAAAGATAGTATCATTTTCTGTATCATGCTCAAATTTGCAAGATTTAACATTGCTCCAATCAATAGGTTCATCGTAATCAGGATTAGACAATATATCGTTCCAACTTCTATTTTCTTCCTCCTCACGAATATAAACATATTGATTTATTGCAACTTGTTTCTGTTCTGGGGTTAATTCATCCCAAGTCAAATACTTTTTCATAAAATCCTCCAAATTGAACTAATGTTTTTCAAGACTATATTTAATCTTGTTTTGTTTTAAAATGTTTTCAATGATATTGACGATTTGTGTATCATCACCAATATCAATTACATCATCAGTAACAAAATCTTCTTTATCAATATAAGAAGAAAGTAAATTCATTACTGACTGTCTGTTTTTTAAATCAATACAAAGTAACATAATGTTCACCCTTCCTTAAATTTCATCGTTTTGCTCATTGACAATATCAATGATTTTTTCAAAATCCTTCGGTAACGGTTTCCATACATAATTCATTAGATTAAGCTCAGTTAATGTATTACCGGTATCATCACCGACTATCTTTTTAGTGAACTTATCACGATAATAAAACCAGTCACCCTTACAAATTAAATCTAAATGAAAAAAATTATTGTTATTGAATTTTAAGGAAATTGAATAATAAGCAAGCATTCCAAAAGGGCCATACAACTTATAGTTGTTTGAATTTAAACCAAAGAACATTGCTAATAGTCCTGCAAGTTCTTCAATATGTTTGTCCGGTCTTTTGGAATTAATAATTTTTTGCATTGATTTATTGATTGGTTCATCAAAACATTTTGCCAAAGGAGTAATCCTTTTTATGAACACTCTTGTGCAAACATTTGAATCACCGTCAATGTTATTAAGGGTAACAAGTATTTTCTTTTGATAATTATTGACTTGATTTTCAAGAACCGTAGCAAGTGTATTAACTCGTACATTGTAATCTTCAATACCAAGTTCTTTACTATCGCCTGAAATAGATATTACCTGATTCTTTTTCAGTAACATGTTATTTATACCTCCAAAGTGATTTCTTGTTGTTCTTTCAGCTCTCTTAATTTGCACTGAACCTTTTCTGATGAATCATAAAAAGCTTTCATAAATGCATTTAATTCCCAAAAGTAGCCATTACATTTGTTAGATACAGGCTTAACAACAATAGAATCAAATCCTTGATTTCCATACCATTCCACTTTAGCAGTAAAATAGATGCCTTTTAACACTATCGTGCTTCTTGCCTGTGGATAACCATAGTAATAAGAAGTACATTTTGCCTTGATTTTATATTTGCTCATAGATTTAGCCTCCGTATTTTTCAAGTGTGCCAACAGTTACTTCACTTTCAGCCATAAAAGGTAAAATTTCCTCATACGATACATCAGGAAGTAATTCACACAAAGCAAAAAACCTTTCATCCTTTGTATGAGTAAAATCATCTGATGCAATTTTTGAAATAACTTTGAAAATCATATCTGCAAAAGGAGAGCATACAGCGCAAACATATTTTTGAAGTAAGTATTTTTGTAAAGCATTTACTCGAATGCCGTTTGTAAATTTGTAATCATCAATGTGAAGATAACCAAGACGATTATACAGTTCTCCTGACTTTAACTCAGGTTCACTTCCATCCAATGTTTTTTCTGCATCAGATATGAACCATTCTCTTGAATCAAAGTCACTACCGTTTAAATCAATGATTCCATTATTACAAAGGTCATTGATTATTTCATCAGCCTCATCACTATTGTCAGCTTTGACAATGACATTACGGCTGAGTTTTTCCTCAATTTTTACTTTATAAAACTTTGACATTATATAATCCTCCTAAATTAATGAATTTCAATTTCGTAGCCAAGATTTTTAGCTTTTTCTTTTTCAATAACAATTTTCTTTTTAGTAGAATGTTTATCACATTCTACTGACAAAAGTCTTACATCATTATTAAAAGTCTGTTCCCATATTGACAAGCCATCATCAAGAAGGTCATCCAATTCATTGACTAAAAGTCTTGTGCCTGATTTACTTTTGAATTTCATATTTTTTCCTCCAATATTTCTTATCAAGCTACACTGTGTATAACTTAATTTTATTATTCTTGTTTGTATTCATGCCCCATAACATAGTCATATAAAGGCTCTTTAGATGTATTAGCAACTTTTTCTATGTCAGCTATATCTATCCTTGGTGTATCAGGAATAGAGCTTTCAAAATAATCCTTATGATTAAGGCTTGATAAACTTACAAGTTTTCTTTCCACATCAATCTGTGTTACTGCATAAATTAATCTTCGCTCATAATCAGATAAACACTTATCCGGCTTAATTCGGACCGTATCATAGAGTTTTACATCTTTAATATCCATAAAGTTACCCTTTCTTATTGCAATTATTTAAAAATTCACACCATACAGGGTGGAATTCATTGTAATTGTTTGCTTCATCAAAAACTGTATTAATAACATTAAAATCATTTTCTGATGAAACGCCGTCAATGGTACAAAAAATATTAAATACAATATTTTGACAGCATACTTTTAACAGTTCATTGCCTTTAAGAGTATCTTTCTTAACACTGTACCAATATTCAGAATCTGTAGTTGGATTGTATGTGAAATGTTTCATATTATCCGGGCAAACGATAGTTTTAATTGTACCGTATGCTTTTTTAGCATAAGCAATCAAAACATCCAATTCGTTTGTTTTCTCGTTGTATGAAGGTTGAATATCAACCAAATACCGAAACAATTCATTTATATTCTTGAATTTTGGTACACTTAACTTAACTTTTATTGATTTCTTTCCGGTTTTATAACTCATAATGAAGTTATCCTTTCTTATATGTTGATTGTTAATAAACTAAAGCATAAACGCCATTACCCTTGTTAATGTAATCCGAACTATGTTCATAAACAGTAGCTCGAATACGCTCACGGTAATGAGTATTTTTCTTAGCTTTAGGGTGTTCCTTTAACATATCGGCTATATCTGATAACTTAGCTTGACCACCCATATACTCAATAACAGAGCGTATAAGATGATTCCAAGTTAATCCAATATAATCTTTTTCTAATATGCTAAATTCATTATTTTTAACCCAGCTAACAGGTACTATGATAGGATTATCTTTGTGATAAACTAACATATACTCAGTTACAACAGGGATAAAAGGTTTCTTGTAGGTTCTTGTATCAGAAACGCAGTTAAATTGTCCCTTAACGATAAAGGACTCAAATTCGCCCATACGCATCAAATCTTTCTGCATTGAGTGAAAACCACCCCTGTCTCGTTCACGAATATCGCCTACAAGAATAGCCAAACGACCATCATTACGAAGTGCAGTAAAGAGTTTTCTTACGACAAGGTTCATCTTGTCACAAAATTCTTCATAACTATCGCAACGAGATAAATCGTCCGGATGTGGTTTACCCCACATATTGCCGCTGTATTTGATAATTGCATCATACGGTGGATGCCAAAAAATCAAATCTGCCGAATCTTCAACATCATCTTTAAGTGCATTCCAGTTACCTTTTCCCCTATTTGGGTTTGGATTAAGGTCATAAAGAACCGACTCAATACCGCATTTATCTGCAACTGCACCGGAAGTACCGCTACCTGACATTGGATCAAGTAATTTAAAATTACTTATATCTTTGCCATAATATTTCTTTGTATCAAGAACATATTTTAAGATAGCTTCTACAACCTTTGGCGAACAGTTGCCACGGTATTTGTTTGACCCTTCATTTCCTCGTTCCGGGAATGCCATAAATGATGTTAAATCTTTTCCAACCCTTCTTGTTAAGTCTTCTGTACCAAGTTGAGCAGCAATTATACGCCAATTTGGTCCGAATTCTTTTTCAAGAAGCTGTTGTGCTTTTTGAATTTCAGTCATAGTTACCTCCAAATTGTTTTTATAAACACAAACGATATGAAATCTGATAAATTGAGTTTTCAGTTTCAAACATTACATAAAAATGTGCTTTATCGTTTCGTATAATATCAACAACCTTTGAGGTTTTAACAACCTGACAAGTTTGAGAGTTACAAAATACAACACATTGACCGACAACCGGTTCGTGTATGTATGATGCTTCAATAATAATAACTTTTTTCTTGTTAGGATTTAATGGTTCTGCCATGATAAAATTCCTCCTAAATTTGTATTTTGATTCATAAAACTACCTCCTGTCGTTATCTACGACTAATAATTAACTGCTTCTTGACGATTGATAAAGAAATGAATGCCTTTAGAACATTCATTAAAACGATTTTTGTCATATTTAGGCTCTTCAACTATTTGACCTGTTTTATACTGAAACGATGGGTCGTATGTACTATGAACAACATCAATATTAGCTTTTGAACCGTCTACGTTTTGAATTTCTAAAACTTTTGCCTTATTGCAACGGCATTTTCTACTTGTGGCTGAACTTCTAAGAGCATCCACTGGAATTTCAAGCTTTACAATGTAGTCTTTATCTGCATATATGGCTTTCTTAAAACCAATAAATGAACCTTCTTCCGGACAAGCCATTGGAATAATGTACATCATATTTTTTGTGTCTGAAAGGTTTGCATTACTAAGGTTTGCACCACGAAGGTTTGCATTACTAAGGTTTGCACCACGAAGGTTTGCATTACGAAGGTTTGCATGACGAAGGTTTGCATTACAAAGGTTTGCATCGCAAAGGTTTGCATCACAGAGGTTTGCACAATGAATGTCTGCATCACAGAGGTTTGCATAACGAAGATTTGCATAACGAAGATTTGCATAACTAAGGTCTGCATAACGAAGGTTTGCATCACTAAGGTTTGCACGACTAAAGTTTGCACAACTAAGGTCTACATCACTAAGGTTTGCGTAATTAAGGTTTGCATAACTAAGGTTTGCATAATTAATATCTGCATCACTAAGGTCTGCATTACTAAGGTTTGCATGACTGAGGTTTGTAACACTAAGGTTTGCATCACTAAGGTCTGCATTACGAAGGACTGCACCACTAAGGACTGCATCACTAAGGTCTGCATCACTAAGGTCTGCGCCACAAAGGTTTGCACCACAAAAGTCTGCACGACTAAGGTCTGCACCTCGAAGGTTTGCATCACTAAGGTCTTGATTAAAAAAATCGGCTTTCATATTATTCCAGCCGTCAACATCTTTATTTAACCAGTGTTTATGATTTTCTATAATTTTGTTTATTT